TTATTTTATTCTTACGTTTAATTCTAGTGATTGTTCTTCTTGAGGTACTTCGTCGCGGCTAGGCTTCACAACCTTCGCGGTACCTACTAAAGAAGTAGATCGTTTGCTGGCGTTATTCAGGGCAGCGCTTACTAGGTAGTTCACAGTCTTCTCTAGACCTTCTAGATTGACTATAACCTTTACAGGGGTTACCAAATACTCTTGGGTCCCAAAGACACCTTCACAGTCTTTACACTCAAAGAGGTCATTCTTGCGCCAGAACTTTCTGAACTGCCACCAATTGACGCGAGTCTCCGTCTTTTTGCACTCTGGACAAGTAACCCGACAACCCGTCCGTTCTCGCCATAGCTCGAATACCGTGTTATGCATGATCGACCTCGATAACTCTAGCGGCTATCTCGATCCGTTGCGGGCCGGGAGAGTCTGAGGCTAATGCCCGTTTATCTACCGAGGCGCGGCCTGTACCATTTGACGATCTTTTTGTAACATTAGTTACCGCCTTTTTGGCTAGGTCCATAATGCCTTTCTCTATAGATTCTAGGTTAAGTTTAACCTTAGTTTCTATTGGCTCGTAGCGTGTGAACCTAGTAACGTCCTCTTCACAGTCCTTACACTGTATGCTAATAGTGTATCGACGAGTGTCCTGAACTCTATTGTACGTTCTTTGGAATTTTCTGTCCCAAGGCATGTTTATTTCAGTGTGGACCGGTTCTGCGACTGGGTAGGTTTGACTACTTTCGCATTCCGGGCAGTTCACAACGGCGTGGTAGGTAAGCACCCATACGCTCATTCTTGAGTTCTCCATGGATTATTTTCTCCTTATATTCTTCTTTTGAGTTTATATAGTGCCCAGCATCAAGCTTATCCAGATCGCCCACAGTCCACTCCGTAAAGTGGTTTCGGGGCACTGAATAAATTATCATGTTGCAGGGAAATTGGTGGAAGTCTATATCTGTCCGTGACGGGATCGCCAAGGAGTGTGGATGGCTATGTACCCACCCATAAAGATTATCTTCCATAATAAGATCAGCAAGCTTCATCCAGTCTTCTGGAGATGCTTCTATCAGGGATACTGGTCGCTTGCTAACATTATCAAATGGAATGAGTTCAAACTCATTCGTAATAAAACAACCGCGCTCTACGGTCGGATCTAAGATCAAGTACTTTTGAGCGCGGTCGAGTGCTTCGGTTAGGCTGATGCCCCACCTTTGATGGTTGCCATCAATAGAACATCGTCGCCTTTGAAGATCTGCTTAAACGCAGCATCATCCAGCTCTTTAACGTCCTGGTAAATAGCGGTTTGCTTGCCGCCCTTAGTTACACGGACCCACTTACCGCCCGATGCGCTAATTTCTTCTCCGTCGTTGTTGACGTAGCTTCCACCACCGACTTCTGCACGAATACGGTCCTTTATGTTGGACTTCGTACCTGTTACGCTATCGTAACCTTTCTTACCCATGATGTTGATTGCGAACATACCTTTTGGTAATACTTCTTTGGCTTTTCTACCCATTTTCTTGTTCCTTGTTTTTTGTTCCAAAATTAACGATTTTATCGAAGTGATTCATTAAGCTTTCCTCATGGGTAGATATAAATACCTGTAACCCTAGATTCTTCGCTAATGACTTAATACTATAAAGCAGTGTACCTAGTTTCCCTACGTTCTTGGAATCAAGGTACACGCTCGGTTCGTCTAGGACTAAGAGCCCTACACGTTGTGCAAACATTGCATACGTGGCCAGCCGAAAGGCTACGGCCAATACGACCTTCTCTCCACCAGACATCTCTGCACAGTGGGGATAGGGGTCGTCAATAGGTATTTCCGGATCATGATAGTAGTAATTAAATGACATACTACTATAGTTTGGAACTACACTGAAGAGACTGTCAAACTTCGATAGGAAGTCATTAACAGCCACAGTAATCTCATCGAGTAGATTATTTATTATTATACTGGGTCCTTTATTATAATGGAACCAGTCCCGTACATTCTCAAGCACCTCACGTTTAGCAAGCACATCACTCTGTGACTCACGTTTCGTTTCAATACTTTCGATTGTACCTTTTAGAGTAGCTATATTATTAGTAAGCTGGGTAACTTCACCTGTGAGGGTTGCTACCTTAACTTCTATACCACGTACTCTTTGTTGTTCAGCAAGTACCTCAGCGAGTTGCTGGTCTAAGGACATAGGCGTAATGCCTGCAGATCGCATAAGCTCTTGAGCTTCTGAAATCAACTTAGCCAGCTTATCTGATGATACCTGTCTTGATTCTTTGTTAAGTCTTACCGACTCCCTTAGTTTAATAACGTTTGCTACGTGGCGCTTGGCTTGATCAAGCTCCGACTCTATGAATGACATCTTAGCGATGGTATCCATATAGATTGCATAGTCGTAGTTAGTGTCGCTAGACTCCCATTCCTTAAGTTGGTTGTTAAACCCGTTAAGGCGTTCTGTACTTAGCGCTAACTCTCTTTCAAGGTTCCGTCGATGGGTTAACTCATTTTGAATTACACTATCGTCGGCAGCAACAGACTTCTCGGCTATCTGACTATGTATTGCCGTACTTTGTTCAGCTACATGTCTTTTAACCATCTCAGGGTCTGCGATACCTTGACCACAAAGACTACAGGAGTCCATATCCGCCGCTTCCTCGCTTGTTAGAGCTTCGGATAGCTTTGTATACATACGTCCAGTACCAGCGAGCTTAGAGGCTTCTTCTTGTAAAGATTTAACCTTAACAAGTTCTGCGTTAAGTTCCTGCTCACTTCTAACCCCTTGCAGGGCTGCGGTTGTCTTAGTTACTGAATCCTGTGAGTTTGTGATGCTATTTTTAATAGCTTCGACAGTATCGACGGCTTTCTTAGCTGCTTCAAGCTTTTGTTTAGTTTCCCGAAACTCCTCTAACTGCTTTGTGGCAGTATCGGAGTCATAGGCTTTCTTCTCAAGCTCTACTAAGTTAACTTCTTCTAGAGCAAGTGTACGTTCACGGTTATCAACATCTGCCTTAAGGGATAGCGAATCTCTTTGCAGCACCTGCATCTTTCGTAGGTCTTCAGCTTGCTTTTCTAAGTTGTTCTCCTTAGGAAGTTCCTTCTTAGCTTCTTCGAGAGTAGCAGTCTTAGTCTTAAGCTCTTCTTCAAGATCTGTTAGCTGAAACTCTGCATCTCGTATCTGTCCGTCGTAATCTTGTACAGGAGGTAGGCTTTTTAACACATCACCCATTTTAGTGTGAATGTTATTCACCTGACCTATACCACATAGCTTCTGCCACGCAAGTTTACGTACTCTTGGGTCAGTGAACAGAATAGAGTCTAGCTCATCCTGTCCTACGAATACAGCCTGTCTGGCTACTTCTTTCTCCATACCCAGCTGTTCTGAGACCGCGTTATTAACGTTAGTAGTTCCCTCACACTCCATACCGTCGTAGCTAAACGAGGCATCGGTCTTCTTATGAGTAAAGGTCCTACATATTTCTCCTGGTTTACCTTTATGGGTAAAGTGAATCTTAACGAAGCCACTTTCCTCACCCCACCGTATATACGGTAGTCTTTTGGTTACAGGATGTTTAGTTTCTCCGGAGTCTGTTCCTATAAAGCCATAACGTATAGCTTTCAAGAAGTTAGACTTACCAGTACCATTTTCACCTATTAACCCTACAAGCTGCCCATCGAAGTCAGCATCAATAGTAGGGTGTTGGCGATAATTCTTCGCTTCAAGCCTTGTTACTATCATCTAGAAATCCTTGACATATTAGGGTTGTTGACTGAGGATTACTCAGCATTGACGTTATCATCTGATGCTCGTCGGACTCTGGTGTATAGTATTTCTCTATAGCCTCCACTACTCCGGACGTTGTTTCAGATCGTTCCCACACAGGAACCTGCATAGCGTTGGCGAGTTTATCTTGACCTTCTGTATCGTCATCCTTAAACGGCATGATCCTCATCATAACGTTTAGATCGTGAGAAAGGTTATGAACTATCTTCATACCGTCAAGGATATCCGTAGACACCCTAGCGATAACTAGATGGTTCTTATATTCCTTGGACACTTCTTTGATCATCTGTGTGATGTCATCTTGTGTGCCTAGGATATACTCTTTTATCTTTCTTACGGGGATTTCTCTTTTGGTTAACTTGGGAAGTGCAATGCCTTCTTCAATGTCAGCCTCTACCCAATACTTCTCGCGACGTTCGCCTAGGGCGGTCATCTCGCAAGAGCCTGGGTAGCAGAATAGTACTTCATTGAAGACACCTTCAGAGTAATCATGTATATCACCCATGGCAACATACCGAGTACCCATCATAGCAACTTGTTCAGATATCCACTCGGCAGTAAGGTCTACTCCTGCGAAACCACACATCTCAGCTAATGCCTGATGTATGATTAAGACGTCGACAGCCTGCCCTTGTGTTATGAACGAGTCGACTGCTGCTGTAAGCCTTTCCTTGAATTGGTTAGGCCTGCAATTATTTATGCCGTAGAAGGATATACCATCTATGGTGATAACTTCGTGTTCGTGGAATAGTTCTACCCCACATACCGCCAGCCATGATACATCTACGTTATCGTGGTTACCGTCGATACCTATTACGCGGATGCGAGCTTTCTTAGCCTCGTCCACTAGCCTTGCGAGATGTAGTAAGTCTGCCGCACTCTTTTGAGTGGAGACGTCAAACATATCGCCAGGTATTATAATGACATCGCATTTATTAGCGATGGCCTTATTAAAGCAAGCGGTCACAGCTTTACGAGAGTCTTCTTCTCGTGCTTTCAAGCCATACTGACGCTTACCTAGGTGGCCATCACCTAGATGTGCTATTTTCATATTTATATCCTTGGGTTAATCCATAATGAAGAAAGGAGCGCCTGGTAGCATCACTAAGACGACAGCAGCACACATCAATCCTACTAAGAATAAGAAAGCTGCCATCATGGTAAATATTACCAATACGAAAGCAGCTATTAGGGGGGAAAGTAGGCACAGTAATAAACACAGACCTACTTTGGTTAAGACAGACTTAATACAAGCGGAATATATCCGTGTAGAAAGCTGCTTCTTGTTTTCGTTGTTCACTTGTTGCATCCTTACCATAAATCTTCGCTATATAATTCATCACCTGGTCCAGTACGTCTTTGTAGCTGTCCGGTCTTCTCTGCAAGTTTTAGAGATTCCCTGCGGTCTAGAAAATTCATATGATTATCTATGAACCCGTCTGGACTCTCGCTGAGTACAGGCTTGCCTGTGCGTTTATAGGCCGCTTGTATACAATGCGAATGACGCATACCTGCATACAGCACGCCTTCAACTATCATGGCGGCTGCTACAATGTACGTTACAGGATATTTAAAATCATAACAGCTGTCGTCGGCCCAAATAATTTCTTCATGCATTACTTCTTCCTACCTTTCTTGCGTTTAGCCTTTATTGCTTTACGCTTCGATTTATTGTTAATTTTATTTTTATTTTCTTTAGACTCTGTTAGCAGTCCTCGTTTTCGGAGGGCATTTAACTTGGCCTCTTTAAAGGTACAAGGGCCTTCTCCACGACCGCAGCCGCAGAGGAGACATTTGGGACCGCACTTTTTAATCATCTTCTTTTATCTCAAGTATTAATTCGTTAGTTTGTTCACAAGTCCAGACAGACGTAAGTCTAAACTCCTTCCCCTTACTGTCTCGCATAACTAAACCAAGAGGCTTCTTATTGCGGTCTGTGGTGTAGTCTGGGTGACATAGCTCTATTATTAAGTCACGAACATTCATTTTCCTCCTTGAGCTCCGGGGGTAATTCTTCCACAAGTCGTGCCGGAACCCTTATAGGTACTCTAACCTCATTTAATAGAGTGTACCAGGCAATTGGTTCATGCGGCGCCTGTTTACGAGGCACAAGTACTTCGTAGTCACGACCTTTTAGGATAGTATGAGGTTCGCTGCTAACCAGCGAACGAACCTTACTCATACTAACTTTACCTTCACACAATTACCTTGTGCATACTCTGTATGGTCTTGGATCTCATCCAGCATGTTGATGACCCCTTGTAGGACATCAATACGTTCCCTAGATAACTTCTTCTCGACCATCATACCGAAGATTGTTAGACGTTGCTTGTTTAACAATTCCTTGTCGATCGTCATTATGGTTTCTTTAGACATTAGTAACTTACACTCCGTAACATGCTCACCAAGCTCCTTAGCCATCTCGTAAACGTGGTCAAGGTTTAGGCTGACTCGTTGGGCTTTATTATTAATACCCTCTGCGTATCCGGTGAGGTAACGCATCTTTTCGTTACCTATAGTCATCGCTATGGCCACATGCCCATCTTTCAGGTGTGGGGCGATTTCAGCTAAAACATCAAAGTCCTCTTCTTCACAATCCTCGCCTGTGTACACCACAGAGCAAAAGTCCCCACCATCGTTTGTAGATAGTAACCCAAACAGGTTCTCACCCTGGGTAATTAGTTCCACCTCCGGGAAGTCGTCGACAGCCTCCTTAAATGCTTTAACGTCTTTCACTTCGAAGTAATTTGCGTACCAGTTAGCCATTAGCTGTACCTCACTGTAGTAGGTGCTTTATACGTAAACGGTGTTGCGCATTTATCGCAGCACCCCGCATCGCCTTTAGGCTCCGGGATTACGTTCCCTTTAAAACACTCTGGGCATAATACTTCTTTATTCTTACTCACGGTCATCTCCTTTATTATAATTGTAAAAAAGGCGGGAAGCCTAAGCCTCCCACCAATAACTTAGCTAAGCTCGTCGAGCATTTCTTTAAGCTCGTCAAGGTCCTTACCTTTGAGCTCATCATTTTCCTTATCAGCCATGATACCAAGTATCTTAGCTTTCTTAATCTTAGTTGCGGCAGCTTTCTGTGCAGCATCTCTAGCAGCTAGCTTGTCTGCAATGACATCTTTAACGATATCAAGGCTAAGCTTGAAGACAGAAGTAGCGTCCGTCTTGACTGGCTTAATGAAGCTTTCTTCTTTAGACTCTTTAGTCTTCTTGCTATAAGTTCTAGCAATGATGTCCAGCTCCTCAAGAGGTAAGTTAAACAAGTCCTCTGTGGTGACTAGCCCGCGTGCTGACTCGAACCGTAACTTTATTCTTGCTGCTCTTTTGTATAATTTACTCATGGTACTTCCTTTATTTATTATTGTTAATGTAGTTTAATGCATATTTTTCGAACACGGCCCATAGCGCACCTTCTTCTTGAGGTGCACCTATAGTTGGGCACATTAGGATACAGTGCTCTACGTGCTTAACAGAGAAGAGTGCATGGCATACTTCGTGTAGCACGGTGCTGGTGAGTTCACCGGCCTCAAAACACAGGTCGGTAATCATTATCTTACCACCACCCAAGGCAGAGAACCCAAGAGTTCTTGGGCATGGAGCTACGGTCTGACTTACAATCTCCAAACCTACCACAGGGAGCTCTGGGAACTTCCTGGCTATTTTATCTAGCAAACGCCGTACTTCACTAAGCTTGCTTAGATAACCAGTAGGCACGTCGGCCATGTCGATCTGCTCTCTAGGCTCCCTACCGCTACGTGTAGCGTATTGCACTAGAAGCGAACTTTTATAGTTCTCTTCATAGCGCCGCTCACTCTGAAGTAGGCATGGTTACTTACTGTAGAGGAGAACCCAATACCACTTAACTGGTTGTCGGATTCTTTTACTTTGAGCTTACTACCGAGAACTTCGAACACTTTACGGTGTTCATGCAACTCTTCCTTCAAGAACTCGTTGAAGAAACCACGAGCGCTTGAGCCCGAGTTACAGTTTTCCATAATAAAGAACCAGTGTTTGTTACCAGTCTTATTACCATCCCAGTGGTTAGGAGAGTGCATTACCATAGTCACCTTGTTAAATGACTCGGTAGTAATTCCCCACACCTCTTTACTGGCGCTCTCTACATCCAAGGACTTAACGATCTTTACACCGTCAGCATGGGTATAGTCAAACTCAACACAGGTAACTTTCTTCTTACCACCGACTGCCTGTTTATAAGACATCGGATAGATCGTACCTTTGAATTCAAGTTCAAAGTCGAACCCGGCCTCGTTGGTATTAGATCCACTGTAATTATGGACTAGGACTTTATAACGCCCTTCTTTAATATCCTTACTCTTCTGCCATGTGATGTTTTCTACTGCAGGCTTTTGTAAAGTACCACCACTTGTGTTGTCCACATCGAGACGACCTTTACCACATCGAGATACCATAGAAGAGAAGCTTATTAAGTTACCACAAGGCTCTATCAAATGTAGATCCAAGTCATTCCTAGAATACCACATCAAAGAACAGCGCAGGTCACCAGTGACGTTACCACCAGCAGCCTTAACATGTTCCTTCATAGAGTCTGCCACTTCGCCGTTATATCCCCATGAGAAGTTATTATCCCATTTGAACATATGTTTAGCTTCAGCATCTTCTGGAGCAACTAAGCTCATTAAGTTGCCTGAGTGACGATTCTCTACAAGCATTTCGATGCCAGTAGCTTTAGGGACTACATTGTTGATAAAATCTTCAATGCTAATCTCCTCCACCTTTTCGAGGCTCTTTGGCTTATCCTGTATAGTATCGGCCAGTTCCTCGAAAACACCTTTCATGGCAGGCTTCACAGATCTATCTGCATAGATGACGTTATTGATCGTAATATCATCTGTTACAGCATAGCGACGTTGTAGTGCGGACTCATATCCAAGCTCTACTACAGTCTTCTGTGCTTTGTCGATCATACCTTTAGTAATCAAGGCTGTTGGGCGCTTATAGTTTGACGGAGCTACCTTTGCCTCGAAACTCTTAACAGCACTTGTCAGGTCTGCACCTTCGGATAGGTCAATTAACAAAGATCCAATAACTTGGTTACGAATCTTACTGGCACCACCCATAGCAACAGACTTCAACCAAACATACCGATCCTTGTCACCGACAACTGCGTCATACTCGTTCTTTAACCTTATGAAGGTATCAACAGTGCGCTTATGCTCTTCACCACGATACAGAGAGTTCTGCTCGATTAGTTCAAGAACAATTTCAGCAGACTCTAGAGTTAGCTCTGCAAGGCTTCTTTTAAGAACGTCGAAGTTAGACCTCTTATCGCCTAAGTATGTTGGAGTCTTATCTGCCTTAAGGAAGTAGTCCTCTGTCGTACAATAGAAGTGTCTCCACGTGACAGTCTGGCTTGTTGTCTCATCTAGTACCACACTCTTGTCCTGACCAGCTGTACGCTCCCAGTTACGGAAGACGTTTTCAATAGGTCGGGACTTTACATAGTTAGACATAGCTTTTGCTACGACACCATAAGGTCCTTCTAGGTTAACATCCCAGATACTATCAAGACTTCCGTCTTCATTAATCTTAACAACACCGCCTACTCGTCGAATGAAGCTTTTGCAGCAGACACAATCATGTTCTGTGCGTTCTTTAAATATAGGGTTAGATCCTTCAGGGAACGCCTGTAGATATGTTTCCCATACAGCTTGCTTATCATAGGTGACCGTAAATAATTCCGGATTACCTTGTGACATCTTTTTAAACTGTGCATCGACAGCCTTCTTAATTATTCCGAAGTCGAGTCCGGCATCTATTACTGTTGACATGATATGTCCTTTTTATTTTATGTTTATTTTAAGATTCCGCTGGTACGAATTGGAGAGCCCATTCGTCGTACTCAGCAGGGTCGAACCCACCACCTTGGTAAGTTTTATATGCTATTAGTTTGTACTCCTTGTCAGCCTCTAGCCCAGACGTAACTGGGTATTCTTCATTGGCCATGCTTTCGGATAAAAACTCCTCTGTCCCACCACACTTTTCACAGCCAGGGCAGGACTTTCTTTTCAAAGGAACCATACGGACTGTGTCTACGAGTTCGCCCTTGCTATTCATGAAATAGTTATTGCGACACTTATAGATTAAGCCTTTGCAGGTTACCTTTTGACCTTCTTCAACATCCGTTGCTACCAGCCAGTTCTTACTCATGTTGTGTCCTTTAGGGTTGAAGCCGGCACTAAGGCCGGCCTGTTACTAGTCAAGCTTAGTAAGCTGCTGTTTAGCTGCAGGTTTCTTCTTGGCCCTAGTCTTTTTAGGCTTAGGAGCTGGTATGGTCATTTCATAAATGGAATCCACCAACTTACCAGCACCATCTACAAAGACCTGGGTAACCAAGCGCTTCTCCATCTCCTCGACGGTAGCTCCCTCACACTCGTACACGTCTTGTTTAACCTCGCCGTGTTCGTTTGATAGTGTGAGGGTTATAGTAGCCTTAAGCACTTACAGTAGCCATGAACTTGTCGGTAACATCTCTGTTAACCGATACACCGTTGAATCCACCGATGTGGTGGGTAGCAACTGCTGTATATGCATTAAGAGTTCCCCAAAGGTTTCTCGTGTGAGAAGTTTGAGATCTGTCCATACGGCTAGTGACACCCTTATGCGCCAACTCATCAAGAACATGTGAATCGTAGCTTGGGCGCCAGCTCTTACCTAGAGAATCTCTCATGGAAAGAAAACCGCTCATACGATCCTTCTGTTTGTAGGCCTGCTCAAGGGTAGTGTTGAGAAGTCTGTCAACCTTAGCACCGATGGTTCCGAACTTCTCAGCCTGCTGCATGAGCAACTCTGAGGCGTCCTTAAGGTCGGCTTCCAAAGAAGTGTCCTCTGATTCATGGTGTCTGAAGTTGAACCCGCCCAAGAAGTTGCTTGGTCGGAACTGGTTGCTACAGGCCATGCTCATCATAAAGAATTGTAAAGCAACGCCATATGAACCATCATAGCTATTAACCGCTTCTACACCAAGCATGAGCTTAGTGCCTTCACCTTCTTCAACGTCGATGTTGACTTCTGGTATGAAAAAGCGCTGTGCGAATTTCTTACCATCCCATTCCTGGTCTGACACTTTAGACTGTCCATACTTAGGAAGAGCTTCCCAGTCCATACCTGTACGGGTTAATACATCCTGTGTAATCTGGTTAACGCGAGAGTTCGGAACTAAACGGTAACCTGGTCCGTGGATTGCTCCTTTAGTATTAATAGGAACCATATCACCGCTGTCTGTGTCCCGAAGGCGTACTACGAATTTATCAGGTAGGCCTACTGCTTCTAGTGAGTTCATGTCTACGTCGCAGAATGGGTCTACGTTAATCATATTGTTTGTTAGCATGTCTATTTTCTCCAATAGCTAAATTTAAGTTATTTTATTTATTTATTAAGGTAAAAAAGAGAAGCGATAACTCTCTTGTATATATGTACAAGAAAGTTATCGCTTCATCTGCGTGGGGGTTGCTAGGCTAGTGCGAGGGAAGGGCGACCTTTTGGACGCTGCTTATTATTTCCCCCTAAGCATTTGCTTAACGCCTCGACAAATACGAGGTCGTCCACTGTAACCACCTCGTGGTCATCAATAGTAGGCATCCTACTATTAAGACTTTTAAAAGCAAGTACCGAATCTGGAACTCGCTTCATTATCATAGTTAAAAGCGTCTCAGACTTATCTGACAGCTCATAATCTAGTCGGGTGGCTTGATACAATGCCACTCCTTGTTTCGTTACCCGATGTTTTAATATCAAGGCTTCTTGGATATTGGCCTGCTCCATTAGAGTCTTACTGGCCTCTATATCCGCATCGATCTGTTCTTGCATGACTATATTATGCCTGGCTACAAGATGTCGTTTTCTTTTACGACGGTCTGCATAAACCATTCCGGCTATAGAGCCTAATAGAAGAGCTTCTGCGATCATACGCCGCTCCTTTCGTTTTTGTTTGTTTCGTATTTATAAATTAATCAAGGGAAGAGATTCTCTTGATTCGCTCGTATTCTACCTTGGTCTGTGCTACGCGCTGCTGCTGTCTGAGTAGTTCTTTAGAAGCCTGCTTCCATTCCGAAACTTTATCGTCCCTTCTTTTAACAGTTTTCCTATAACTAATCTCTGACGAGCCTGCAGCTATGACAGATCCGAAGAATACGACCCCGGCAAATACGGTAACCATTTTCCTGGTCGACCGTGCGTTAGGCGGTCATCTCGCTTTGCTGAGAGAATATTATTTGTTTGGTACCGTTTACAGGTACCTTGGCTTGATTCAATATCTTGACCTCTTGCTAATTTGGCTGTGTACCTATAGTACTCAGCGGATTTATTTATTGTAGCCATAAAAAAAAGCCTCCTTTGTTATGTTCATTACGTTAGTATAAAGTACTTAGTGTAATGAGAATAACAAAGGAGGCTTTGAAACACTTTAAGTTAGACGCTACGAGATATCTAACTGGTGTATAGTTATTATAACATATTTAAGGTCGTTATTTAGCCGATTCTTTTGCGTCTGGAACAGCCTTTTTCTTGGCGTCTTCTGGGGCTGGTGTGTCTTTTATCTCTTTTATCTCTTGGCGAGAGGCTACTACGTGTATAATCGCCATAGCCTCTTTGACTGTCTTATAAGGTATCTCGCCCATATAGGCGGCTAGCGTCTGGATCTGCTGTTCTGTAATTGTGTATGTTTTCATTCGTATGTCCTTTTCGTATTATGCCGTAATTTCTTTAATTACGTTACGTAAAGGACTACCCTTTTTTATAAATTTTGCAAATGAAAGTGCTGGATACTTGCGGAGAATTTCTTTAGGATTACCACCTGTAAGGATAATAACCCGGTCTGCGCTTGCTTCTAGATGTTCGGCCAATAAGGCTATGTTGAAGCTATGCTGAAACTCGAAGTCGGTTACTATAATGTCGGGCTTATTTCTCCCTATCTCGAATGCAGCACCAGGGATAGACGTGGCTGAAACACACACCATCCCTTGCTTTTCGACCAGAGCTTGTATAGTTTTGCAGATGCTTTCGTCATCGTCAAAGACTGCTACAGTCTGGGTGCTACTTTTAGTATTAATGGTTTTTTTAGACATAGTGCTATCCTTAGTTAATGTGTGCATTTATCTCTCGCGGCCTATCTTCTCTATTTCGCTCATCATGTGTTTGAACTGTATGTCTGCAAGATCTTTACCGATCTTCTTTTCCATAACAGCCCACAGAGGCTTTAGCGCCTCTTTAATTAGCTCTTGGGTATCTTTCGTAGAGGTTCTTTTAAGGTCATCTAATTGTCTTTGTATTGAGTCTAAGGTTTTTCCAAATGCAGTAACTGTGGCGGCTCGGGCTAGGCATTCTTCCAAATGATCTTCTAGCTCCTTCAACCTCTTCATCGCCCCGTCATAGACGCCATTACCATTTAGGTACTCATCATGGTTGTGGACCTTTTTGTCTATTTTTTCTAGCTCTTCGATTACTTCTCTTAACTCTTTTAATACACCGTCTTCAGCACCGACCCCGTTGAGGGCGTCAGTTATCTTACTAACCGTCTTTACTAATCCAGATGAGTCCTCGTCCCCATGCACAGATTTAGACACCTTGTCTATAGTTACAAGGCGTTTCCTAACGTAGCCAAAGTACGTCAATACCAGAGTGGATACTGTGGTTACTGCCGCTGTTATTACGTCGCTATAGTCCATTATTAATCACCATTTAATTTTATTTCGCAGGTCAGGTCATAACATACAGGTTTCTGCTGGTTAGTCCAACCCTATAGCTCCTCCTCTATGACGGGAAAATCTGCTGAAGTCAGCTGGCGGATATCTTGACCGAACGCAGCTATGAAGTTATCTCTGTCTGCTTGTGGGACCTCTAGGTAGTTTAACCTTGATTCGGGAATTCTAGGTACTGCCCATTCTCCCGAAACCATTTCCTGTGGAGCATCTGCCCATTTAGTAGTCTTCTGGTTAGCTTCTGGCGCAGGCTGCCCTTTCACCTGTCCCGCTAATGGGAACCAAGGTGTTGAGTTAATATAGTTCAAACAAGCGACTGCGCCTGCTTCTGTTGCGAATATGTAGTATTCCATTTTATTATTCCTAGTTTTAGTTTTAATTAATAACCGAAGAGACTTCCATCAGTTTTGTAAGGATGACCTACTGGTAGGGAAGTTTGTGTTCCCCACTTCCATGCAAGGTAACCTTCTAGTAGTTGTCTTGTGGCTGTATCGAGAGTCTGATTACCGTAGATAACCTCACCTATGTATCCATCCCAGCCTCGATTGGGAAGTCCACGATCTCCACCTAGTTGTAGGGCGAAGTTAGACAAGCCTTGTAAGTCTCGTCCAACTATAGTCGGACCGACGGTTATCGGGGTAGCTCCGACAGTGCTTAGTGGGTTACCATTTGTGTACAGGCTAGAGTTCCATCTATCAATGTTGATATCTCCTCTGTACTGGATGGTGTATCCCACCCTAGGGAGAGTTTGGCTACCTAACGCTTGACTAAAAGCAGGGGTAGCGAGATAATGGATAACAGTTATAACCCAGTCAAAATCGATAAGGCTATTACCATCCATGTGATTATTTCTCCCTACAAAATGAAGGGCATCTAATCCATTCATAGCACCCGCAACTATCAACGGTTGATCTCCACCAACTGCTTGGACAGCATGCACATTATTTCCACTCTTGTCATCAATCTGACTAACAGATCCACCTGCTTCTGTAATGGTGCTTGCATCAGAAGCGTCGTACCAAGCTTCTGTGACTATCTCTTCCGGTGACCAAAACTTCTCATATCCGAATAGTGTTCCATCAAATCGGTAAGGGTGGTCTGAAGGAAGTTTGGTAACTAGTCCCCACTTCCAAGCGAGGTATCCTTCCATCTTCTGCCTATCTGAAGTAGTCATGGTCCCATTGACAACAACCATTTCAGCAAGTTCAAATGTTTGATGATTAATCGTACCTTGAACAGCTATCTGCATGTTACCTACTGTACTAACTGTGTGGCCTGTGGCATCACTCGCAGAGAGAGTACCATTCTTCCAGATTTCCTGCACCTCTTCGGTATCTGAACCGTAAAAAGACCCCATAATTTCTTCACTGGTTGTAGCCCAACTATTGGTTTGGAGTCGGTTTGGTGGACTAATTCCACCGGTATCAAAGTAACAATTAGTATCATCCCAAACAAGAGCCTGCCATTTGTTACCACCGTTGCTACTACCTGTTAAACTAAAGTTTGTACCAGTTACTAAGGTAGAAGCTGTTTTGAAAACTTGAAACACATGAGCATCAACAACGCTTCCACCGAAAGGGTTGCTTGATGTTTCCATTAACTGAGAGGATGTCTTGTCGAAGGATATGGTATTCAGTCCGTTTATGTTTGTCGAGTTGGTTAAAGGTTGCTTAGATCCCGTTCCTTGTTCCATGTGATTCCCATTACCACTTTTATCATCCCACTGACTAACTTCTCCGCCTGATTCTGTGATGGTGCTTGAATCAACTGCATCATACCAAGCTTCTGTAGTTATATCGGCAGGAGTCCAATATGTAAGAGCATACCCAAATAGTGTTCCGTTAAAACGATAAGGGTGATCTAGTGGTAAAGAAGTTTGTATTCCCCACTTCCAAGCGAGGTAACCTTCTAGTTTTTGGAGAGTCTCTAAGGTGTATGATTTCAAAACAACAACTTCGGCAAATCCTCCATCTAGGAAATCATTCGCTGAATCATACGAACCCACCTTCCATGTATCTACTGTAGCATTTCCTCCACTTGTATCTGTAACAGGCACACCGCCATTAACACTCACCCCAACTGTCGTACCATCTCGATAGCCAGATATTAGTCTTGCTCCTGATGTTATGGCTATTTCGGGGCCAGTAAAAGAAGCTGCGTTGGTATACTGAGCAAGAAGCTCATCTTCAAGACGTAACGACCACCGTGAACTCGCGCCTACTTGGAAGTTAAGCAATCGTTGTCCTTCTGCTTTCAATGGCGAATCCAAGTCTACTACTGCTATCATGATTGTCTGTGCGGAATCAGGCTGTGGCCCCGCTACCATAGACATATCATCATTGCTACCATCAAAGTCGAGGACGTTTAAACCGTTTAATGTGCGTGAGTTGGTTATTGGTTGACTTATGCTAGAAGCTTGAACTGCATGACAATCATTTCCGCTTTTATCATTCCATTGACTAACAGCTCCGGCAGCTTCTGTGATAGTATCTGTATCAGATGCATCAAGCCATAACTCTGTATCTATATACTCAGGAGTCCAAAACGGACTTACTGTCATTTTATTCATTTGTTACTCCGTTATCGTTAATAGCCAAAAAGCGACCCATCAGTTTTATAGGGATGATCTACTGGCAAGGACTCTACTGATCCCCACTTCCAAGCTAAGTAGCCTTCGATCTTTTGTCTTGAATAAGCACTAACATTAGAAGTGATAATAAACTCGCCCATCGCACCGTTAGGACTTGCGTCAGCCGCACGGTTTGTAAATGCGCTTAGTATTGTAGTGGGTGATAGTTTAGTAGTATATACGTCACTTCCTTGCTCTGCTCCATTAGAAAACACATACCGTAAACTATTAGTCTTATCGAATATCGCACACATTATAATTGTGCCAGCGCCATCATACGGACCATCTACAAAGTTTATAATACCACCGCCTAGTCCTGTCGATTTCAGTGCTCCTAAAAACTGAGAAGGGCTACGAGCTTCAAGTTGGAAATCTGTTGTCCCATTCACTGAGAATATGGAATCGAAAGTATTATCTACAGAATCTATTTCACATACCATAAAGAATGCAACGTCACCACTCGAAGGTAGCGTGAAAGACAATTTCTCCAGGAAGTCATCACCATCGTGGTCTAATACATTTAAACCGTTTATAGTACGAGTACCTGTAGTTGGTTGCTTTGAACCTACCGCTTGAACTAAATGTTCAGTACCTGATTTATCGTCTATCTGAGACACCGCACCTGCTGTATCTGTAATAGTAGATATATCCGAAGGGTCATACCATCCTAACTTCTCTACGTGATGCGGAGTCCATATAGGATTCATTGTAGGTCTTGCAAATTCATAAGGATGTCCTACTGGAAGGGTTGTTCCCCATTTCCAAGCTAAGTACCCTTCTAGTAGCTGTCTCGTTGTATCTGTTATATTATCAGAATATACTACCTCGCCCAATCCTCCATCATAAGATATACCACCGACAAAGTTAGACCCTATCCTAACCGCTACCCCACCTCCGACATCTGCAGTAAGGGCGGACGTTCCTTCACTAATTCCATTTCTATATATAGTTGCTACATTCAACACTCTGTCGATTTTCAGTACCAATAGTGTAGGGCCGCTAAGAGATCCTCCACTATATACTATATTAGAGTCTGCTTGCAATGTTACTCCAGCGTCACCGATAGTAAATGATTGACTACCACCACTACTACTCTCCGATAGAACCGAACTACCCGAGTCGTAATCTAGCATTATGGCGACTAAGTAACTTGTCCCATGCTTTGATTGATTGGTTTGGAAAACGTCTGTACCGTCAAACTCAAGTACATTTAACCCGCCTAATGTTCGAGCATCTGTAGTCGGCTGCTTTGATGCCGTACCTTGAGTTAGATCAATTTGCTTGATGCTTTTATCATTCCATTGGCTGACTGCTCCTCCTGAGTCTATAATCGTATTAGGATCTGCAGCATCAAGCCACCATGTTGTCTGGATAGCCTGAGGCGTCCAGAGCTGGTCTACCGTACGTTGGTAGCCAGGAGGTACTGTTAGCAGGTTAGGCATTAGCTAAGTTCCACTGATTTTGTTACACCACTTATATGGTAGTTTATATACGTTAGCCCACCGATCACGCTGAACCAAAAGGTACCCTCTACAGGGACAATCGGAGCTGCTGTAAACGGGACCATTGCCTGAGTTGACCCTTCCTCGCCGTTAGCAGAGAACTGAGAGTTCTTTTCAGGAGTGACTGCATCATCAACTATCTTTGGTGTGGTTACTGATAGATCCGCTAGCTTTGCGGTTGTTACTGCTAGATCTACTATCTCAGGAGTATCTACTTGATCTAGTGTAGCCAAAGCTCCTGCATCACTAACTGTAGACATTAGCTGTGTGCCTGTGTGATTGGCTCGCTGCTCAACTGTGTCTAGCTTAGTTGCTTGAGCTATTGTCATTAAGCCTTTCTGAGCAAGTGTAGCATCTTGAATATCATCAGTACCGTTAGTATGAGAAGCGGCATGGTTTCCAGGAAGTCCCTGGAATTGTGTGATCACCATAGGATCGACATCGACATCGACGGTTCCTACGGCTAATACTCTCCAGCCTGAATTACTATTAAGCGTACCTAACGTCACATAAGCGTATACGCCATTTTTAACTTCTGAGGCGGGATCTCCGTTAAAGTCCTCCGACCTAGTTAAAATAGCAGCTACACCGGCTGTACCTTCTGTAGTAACATCATACATACCTTGGTCAACGTCAGTTAAGTTCGTTGACGAGCCATCTTCGTTTTTGATGTAAATTCTGTCACCTAACACTGTAGCAATTCCATCTATAGTGAGTATACCTACGCTTCCGGCTGTTAAAGTCTTTGTAGCCTTAGTTCCTGCTTTTGTCCAAGTGCCTACACCTACATTGTCTAAGTAGGTATCTGTGGCTACGTGAGCGTTCTCTTTGGCAGGTACTCCCGCTATGTTTGCATCAACATAAACCTTTACGGCAAGTTCTGACGGTACTTTCGATGCGTCAGGGGTTGCAAACGAACTATCGTTTTTAAAGTAACCGTTACCTGTTAAGGATGTGTCTGATTTCAGAGTTGCATCTAAAAGTGCTTGTAGTTGTGTAAGGGTTATGTAACCGTCTTCTGTGACTGCGCCACCAAACTTATCAACGTAGATAATGTCGTCTAACGTCAATAGGGCTGGGTAAGCGCCTCTTCCTTCTAGTGTTCCCATAATAAAAATCCTGTATTATAAATGTTAAATTCCTGAAAATTCGAATTGGCTTCCATCTGCAAAGAGGAACGGAGTACCGTCTGCAAAAAGGAAATCTTGAGGTGCCGGTCCTACTGCGCCTGCTGTTTTATACGTTAGTAGTCCGGTTAGCGGGTCTAGGTATAAAGTCTTAGAAATGGCATCTTGTGGTATAAAGCCATCTTGGGAGTTTATTACGTCGAAGTAATAACCCCCATTAGCAAGTGCATTATCTGAGATGAATCTCGGGCGACACTGAGCTCTATCAAATATTACGGGCATGATAGCCTCCTTTTATAGGTAGGTTAGCCCTGCTCTGCCATCCCAAATGTGATGGAACCCAGCTAGCTGATCACCAGCATCTGCGTCTCCAGCAACTACGACAGCCCACTCAGTGGTTGTCACAGTACCTACAGTAGTAAGCTTCTTAATACGCCACACGGGGTCTGCCAATAAACTTCCAGGAGCTGCTTGTCCAACATATATAACGCCACCGCCTGCCTCGTCTACTAAACTCTTAGTAACTGGTGCATAAGTAGACACTGCTACTGCTCCGTTACCATAATTGTCAATTTCGTCCACACTCGCGGCTCTTGACTTTAATTGTTGCCGACGGTTACCGCTGTTTGATCCGGTACCTTTATAGTCAGCCTTTCTTTTAACACCTGTTATTACATAGGACATAGTTAGTCTCCATTTACGGCAAGCTTATCGCCTACCTTAATATTATTCCGCTCACACCAGCCTGGTCGGGTCTCCAAAGCTACTGCTGCCGTCTTTTCTGGTCGATACACAGGTGGTATACCGCCGTCTACTTTTACCATTCTTTGAACTTCCTGAATCTGTCCGACCTTATCCATATAGATAACGTCAAGATCAAATTTAACTTCAGGCATCCAAAACCCATTGGCTTGCTTAAAAAGCATCCCGTAATCTTCGGGGATAAAATCTATATTACTTAAACCTAGTATAGCATTATGGTCAGTCTCTACAACCTCAGCAACTAAAGGACTGTACCCTCCGGCTTGCTTTTCGAAGCGCATTGGCACCATGGAGTTACCTTCTCTCGGAGTAAAGTTTAGCCATGCTGTACTGTCGGCACTGTTCTTAACTAGCTCCTCAAAGGTAGGTGCGTCATCTGCTACATTCTTAAAGTATTTCGCAAACCCTGGAATACCTTCCAAGGTTATATGCTTCATGGAATCCTTTATCGCCGCTAACCTTTGTTCTCGGGGTCTTCCTTCTGTCTGGTTCCACGCCATCATTAAAGAAGGCCATCTATCTTTATGGAAGAACCTATTCTTAGGGTGTTGGTGCATATGCAGGTTAGTACCATACTGCCTAAAGGTCATCATCTTGTCTTGACCACGTTCTGGCACTGCTATAAGAGAGGGTGTAAAATTTAAGTATTTCAAAGCTTTAAGGTTTATATCTTCCTTAGGGGCTTTAACCCTGTGTAGGCCGGTATCGACTAATACGTCTACATCCTTAGGGTCACCTGACGCAAGTCTTTCATGTATCTTATTTAATCGTCGCTTATTTTGCCACATACCCCAGTTGGTAAGCTTCGGGGTGTCTTCTGTTATTATGTCGTCCCAGTTGCCATGTACTTTTACGTCGTCGCCAGGTTTATACTCACTACCGCCATAGATAGCGCCACCGCCAGCTGCTGCAGCGCCTAACCCTAACATACCTTTTAACTTTGAGAGCTTCATACTAGTGTTACTCCCTCCTGCTCTTGGCTACGCATCGAAGCCCATAGATCCTCAGATACTTTAGGTAGCTTATTAGCTTGGTGTAAAAGAATCTTTAGGTTATCGTTAACAAAGTCTTCTATAATGCCTCTTTGATCTTCGTGCACTATCTCTTGAGCCTCGTCAATCACGTCAGCTCTATCAGGAGCCGCTCCTAGGATTTCATCAAACAATTCTGGGTAGTCGTCGCCGTAGCCGTCTATGTGCAACATCTTCTTTACGTATTGCTTAATGTTATAGCTGAATGGTAGTAAGTCTCTAATGATAGCAACCTCTACTGCAGTCCATGCTATTTCCTCAACCTCTGCTGGGTTGAATACCGAGAAGGAAGGGCTTCCATCGGCGAAAGTATTAACCATGTTAATAAATGCACTAGGGTCTTCAAAGAATACGTCTCCTGTGACTAATACCTGCACGGCAGATAGCCTATCCATTACTTCTGAAGCTGGTGTAGCTCCAAACTCGTCTTTAAGTTCGAGGAATAATGTGGTAGGGTCCCAGAAGAAGGCATCGTCACCAAAGGTGTCTTTAACAATAAAGTAAAGAACAGCCGCCAGGGTTTCTGGCGACTCTAAGGCTTCTTTTACCAAGAATCTTTCTCGGTGAGTTGACATTAGATAACTCCAAAGCTCGCTTCAATTTCCTCTTCAAGCAAACGCTTGTCGGGAGTTGGGAGCGTTGGTAGTATAGCTGCCATCTTTTTAATGTCCAGCTTGCCATCTGTAGAAAGTTCATCAGAAAAGTTATCACCCAAAACGTTGAATGTGTCGGGGTTAAGTTCCGCCATCTTATCAAGCTTAAACGTATGCCTATTAAGCACAAGAGAGCTCTCTAGAATAGCACTGGCTTCTTTGACTGACATAGAATAAATTATTTCTTGCGGAGACAATAGTTTAACATCATACTGGTTGCGCATACCATTGAACCCGTCAAGAGCGTCAATAACCTCGGCTATCTTGTCAAGGCTGCCTATGAACTCTTCATTAGAAGAATTAGCGATAACTTCATTGATCTCTGCAAACTTAACAGAAATCTCTGGGTCACTACTCGTCTTGGCTCTTTCCAGGATCTCTTCCATGAGCTGAGCTCTATTAGGAACAGCAAAGCCTGCTTCTTTCATAAGGATTTCAGAAGGGTCCAGTGAATAGTCACAAGCTTTCTTAAGAATGTTTCTTGCAAGCTTAATACGAGTATCAAGAGGGTACCCGAGTCTATGCTCTTCAAAGTAACGCATAGCTTTAGCTGCGCCTTCTTTGTCAAATACAGGGTAGCTACGTGTACCTGCTCCGTCTACCAAACAGTAGTTGGTCGGATCATCTGTAGCAGATGCAGTTTTAACTTGTGCTGCGTTGAAGGCTTCTTCTACGTCGGCAGATATTCCGTACACAGAAGCTGCTTTCTCGATACGATCTTTAACATAATCACCCATAGCGGAACCATAAGTGGCAGAAGCTTCTTTAAAGTAAGCTGCTGACAGCCATACGTCGGCTTTTGAGTTTATAGGGAACAGTCTCTTAGCGTCGTCTGCGAATAACTCGTCAGATACAGATGCTGCTGCTTCCTTAGTTAGAGGTGTGTGATCACTTACATAAGCTGGTACCTGGTGGGAATTTGCCACTTTGATCCAGCCCCGTTTTGAATTGTCGTTGATGACGTCCATTTGTTTTCTCCTTAGACTTGCTTCGGCGGCTGATCGCCTTTGGCTACATTACCTAATACACCACCAGCGACCATTGCTGGTAGTAAATACTTCAGGAAGTCGTTTGTGACCATTCCGCCACGAGACTTATCTTCCTGCCTTTCTTTCTCAGACTTAGATCTGAGTAAACCTGATAGTAGGGAACCTATACCGGCGACCGCTGCGCCACCCATAGCACCTCTAGACTCTGGTGAGCCTAGTATAGAAGCCATCTGCTCAGAAGCAGTTGGTGGGTTAAATTCGTCCATTGCACGAGTCCCGGCACCCATGGCTTTGATACCTTCTTGCGCCCCGTGCATACCTACGGGTAACAGCTCACCACCAGCTACTGAGCCGGCGAACCCTACTGGGCTTTTCTTCATAAGTTTACCAACACCTTTAGGGCCGAGGCCTCCAAGTGTTCCATAAAGAGCTGCATCAAGTAGTGTACTCATATTCTTAGCTGCTTCGTCATCTTCATAGCCAAATAGCTGTGGTGTGACTTCGTGACCTAGGTAGGCACCTGCTCCGGCACCAAGGGCACCTCGACCAGCTATCGCCCTAATGTCATCGCTTAAAAGTTTTTTAAGTAAGTCAGATTTCATTATATTCTAACTCCTTTAGTAGTTACTCTAGTGGAGAGTAAAGGATACTCTTCAGAGAATTCCTGCTCGCCAGGTGTTTCGATGCCTAAACGCCTGAGTGCCAACAGTCTAGTGTTGTCACTCTCTTGCTCACGTTTACCAGAGCTATACCCAGCAGTACCGGTAAGTAAGCCTGCAAGTAGGGCAGCCAATGCTGTGTCCTTATTACTGGCATCCATAGTTTTAGCACCAAGAGCACCAAGCACAGCACCAAGAGCACCAGTACCTGCCCCTCGTAAAAGACCTGAGGTGGTTGGGTCGCCCTTACCTTGTGTGACTATTGATTTACCAAAGTCTGGAAAGGGGTTGGCTAGTAAAGGTTTCTTTTTCTTCTTACGCGGCGTTGGTGTAGGGGTTTTAACCTGACCCAGCATCGCTATTATATCTCGTTCATTCATTTTAATTCTCCGAGGGTGTGATTCTGGGTATTTAAACCTTCCCTGTATTTAGCGTCAGGTAGTGGCGCGTCTGCTGCGTACTCAACGATAAGGTTGCCGTCTTCAAGGGTTCTTCTATTCTGACCCAGCTTATCTGAAAGTGTTAGACTGTACTTAAAGGTACCTCTACGGAACCGACAAGTAACAGATTGAGGTATACAGACTTTCACACCTCCAACAGAGTCTTCTATTTGTGTTATGTTATCGTTCCACTCTGCGGTATAGAAAGTATTAACATCGTCCTGGCAGTATCTGTCGTCAACGACGGTAAATAATAGTCGTGAGTTTTCCGGGGTAGCTACCTCGCCATTAGGGAAGCAGGCGTCAGTGTCCATGCAGAAATAATCGCCTTGATACAAACTATGTATCCTTTTATGAATCGGCCCACTCTTGGGTGGTATTCCTACTGGTCCTGGCATTTACAATTCTCCGGTTAACTTAACTATAACATAAAATAAATTATTATACTTTCAAACTTACTAAATTAATATTGTTCCTCTGATTAGTATAGTAGCTGTATAAGAGCCTGTCGCTGTGCCTACTGTGGTTACTGAGAAAGTAATATCTTCTCCTGCCGACACTTGTGTCAAACTTGCTAGTGTAAGGTCCTCTCTGTTACCAGCGGTTATTGACGGGGCACCTAACACTACGGCTGCTACGTACTTGGTAGTATCACCTGTAATACCTGCAGATACTTCAGGTGGTATTGTTACTCCTGAAGCATCTTTTATAAGAACCTGCACTTCGTCGATAACAACTCTCTGCCCTGCAGGTACTGTAAATATGGTAGTGTCTGACAGAGACTTAAGATCTACGTCATCTGCAAGGAACCTGTACTCAATAGCTCTAACACCAGACTCTGCAAACGGAACTGGTGCATAAATTATCTCGTCACCACCTAGGTCATACAGAAGAGCGTACTTGTCAGCGATGGCTGTATTATTAACAGTCTTACTCATGATCTGGTTGGCATTGAAAGATTCTGTAGTCTCTAGAGGGATAGCTCTATAAATGATCTCGTCACCACCTAGGTCATAGGCCAATACGTTAGTATCTGCGATTGCTGCATCGTTGACAACCTTACTCTGTATCTGACTTGCGTTGAACTGAGCCACCGACGGATTAAGAGAGCTTGATGCGATAAAAGTATTTGTGCCAAGATTATAAAGAAGAACATCCTGATCCGACATACCAGTAAGGTCTACAGTGATATCCTGTATGCGGTTAGCGTTGAACTGAGCTACTGCCGGATTCAACACGTCTACATATTCAAGGTTCGTAGTTGATAAGTTATACGCCAACACTCTTCCGTCGGCTATGTTGGCGTCATCAACAGTTTTACCTACAATCTTATCAGCGTTGAACTGAGCTACTGTAGGGATTAACGGCGACGCTGGTAAAAACTTATTCTGTGCTAGGTCATACGCCATATACTGTGTGTCAGTGATACCTGCGGCGTCTGCGACTATACCGTCGAAGAATCCTGCATTCCAAACATTGTCCGACGCAACGTTACCACTTAGCTTCTCTGCGTTAAGTCCTGTTACCAATTGGTCAAGGGCATTTGCTCCAAGAATAAAAGGAGTACCTGCTACTGTAGGGTTAAACGTGTGACTGGCCGAGATAGTCCTGTCTACAGTATTATGTACATACTGAGTATGGTCATCATCGCCTATGCCGTTAAGCTCGTCGTGGTCTAAGTTACCTGGAAGAAAGCTCACAGTAAGTACGTCTGAGATATTAGACATAGTTAACGCAGGGTGTGCATTGTCGCCAAAAGTATTAAAAGTTAAAGAAGGGGCAGCATCTGCGTTAATGAGTGATAAACCACCACCAGCATCTGCTAGGGTTGTGTAGAGTGCAGATGCTAAGATGCTTGCAGAAGATATGTTCTCTCCGGTAGCGTCATCAAATACGGCAAGCTCTCCGGCTGCCACCGCACCTACGGCAACATTAAGTTTATTTGCCAAGTCGTTAGCTAATATATCTAAAGCAGCAGAAGCTAGTGATGGTACACTTGACCAGTCGCCTGCGTCGCCAGGAGTGTAGCTGACGAAGGTGGCGTCTATAAAAGGTACAAAAGTGAAACCTGGCGACATTGCTGGGTTTAGGTTCCCATAAGAATAGAAGGTTCCTGTTAGCGCAGTGCTGGCTGTAGTGACATAGCCACCATCTCTACAGTCTACTGTGAAGTCGACAGCACCGTCGCTACTTGTAGCCGCGGCAACTTTAACGCCTTGCGTAACTAGAAGCTCCACGTTACCACCAACAGGTGTATTATTAAAAGTAAAACTGTCAACATTTGCAGGAACGCCTAATGTACTCTGTATAACAACCTTTTCATGTCTAGCTTCTGCAGTAGCTGCTGCTGCGTAGTTGGTTCCAGTAGAACCTAGCAGGCTGAGTACCAGCGTAGTATTTGCCCCAGCCTTAGCAACATCGTCGGCGATTGCCTTATTGATGGTCTGGTAAGGTAGGCTTATAGTTCCGTCGCCTGTAGTGTCGTTACCGTTGATTACGTCGATGTAGTAAAACCCTTGGTCAATTAATACACCGCCAGAAGGAGAACCTGTGTCGACGTTAAAGAGGCTAGAGTCTAGTAACCCGTTTTCGTCAAGCACTGGCACCATGTGCGCATACTTAACGTCATCACCTATAGGACTGTAGCCCTGATCAGGGCTGAAAGCGTTAGATCTATCTTTGCTCATAATGTTCTCACTTCATTGTTTAGCCGGTATTGTAAAGACCCAGCGTTAAAATACTTTTTAAAAGATGCAAGCTTACTTGTAGGTAGGGACTCCATGATACGCAAGAAAACAGATACCTGAGTAGGGGCCACTAATTGTTTACTGCGAGAACCACAACCAGGACACCCTGTCTTAGGTTGTGTTACGATCCCATTGAACTCAGGGAATGCACTCTTAAATTTACTACTCCGTAGGGCGTTTCCTACTAAACCTATACTTATAACCACTACCATTAAAGAGTAACCTCCTCTGTAAACGTATCGTCTAAGTGGTTGTTTAAAAAGTTTAATAGGCCGGTAACATCTTCTTGTATAAGGGTCCAAGTGTCATCTCGTTCCTCTTCAGTCCGGAACCACAGTTCAACGGATGCTACACGGTAATAGGGTATATCTTCGGTAAACTCTGTAGGGGCTGGTGGGTAGTCTTGTAGGTCAACAGGAGATCCTACTTTCATAAATCGGTCAGTCTTCTCATCATCTTCTGCGGAAACCGAAGGAGCTACCTTACGCTGTATGACGAATATCTCCTCCGCTACATCGATGGCGTTGGTGACCTCTACTATCATAGCATAGCCCATGTAAAGTGCTGGGTCGGACTTCCTTACTGTTCTTTTTAACGTTATCGATGCGGGCATTTATAAATTCCTCATAAGCTTTCTTAATTATATATGCTAAACACCGAAACGTCCACCTGAATAAGGTGTTACCACTTACGGTTTGCCTTGTCACTGCAGGTGGCACTTTTCCATTTAGCTTTGATTTTCATTGCGCAGGTGCATAGCGAGCACTGCATGGTCTTTCCGCTCTGCTTCATAGCAGGGCAGCCTATACAAGTATTCCACCTCTTCAAATATACTTCTCTGGAAACATGGCTTTCATCCTTACGGCTATAGTCTTTACATCGATAGTCGAGGTCGCAGGCATACGCACCACCATCATTTCGGATAGGTTTCTTATCTTTAAATGTATAGATAGGTATCAAGTGGTTTGGGGAAGCAACTGCTCCGTCGTAGACGACACTAACGCCCCGATCCCTGCTAACCCACTCCTCTATAATCTCATAGAACTCTGGATCTGCTGTCAGTTCTTCAAGAAGGTCGGCGCCTAATACTCTAACCACAACGGCCTGGTCTGCTGGGAAGTAATTAAATATTTTATCTAAAGCGTTCCGCACCTTTCCAGAGTAGCTAAGGCTGACCACGTTAGTTCCTACAACTTCCGTAGGTATCCCATTTTCGGGTGTGTATAGCTGCATCATAGGCACTACACCAGACTCTAAGAAAGGTCCATCAAGATAACCGTCTAAGGCAGCTACAAAACCACTCTGTAACGTTTCTTGCTCCATTAGCCCCATATTTCGGTAGGAAGTATGTTTGCTTACTAAGTAGACTTCATTCATAACGTAATTACCTGTTCAGTAAATTCTCCATTCAATTGAGAGAATGTCTCCCGCCAGCCGGGCTTCTCCACTTCTGCAAACCAAGACCTTGTTTCCCTAAACTGAGTTTCATTTTCTTTAAACATCTTACTTACCTTTGGGCCGCCCAACCTCATTAGGTCCTCTAACCACTTAGTCTTCTTAGGAAAAACTACAGCCGCCATAAAAAGTTTATTATAGAGGGCGTCTAGTCCATACGCTGGATACGGGTGCTTGGATCGGAATAGGTGGCCTATGTTAACATCTGTTATAACTGCGCAGCCATCACCTATCGCCCAAGACTTTAGGGATATCCAAGGTTCGTCACTGCCATAATACTTCAAGCCGGCTAAACCTCGCAACTCACGGTAGTACTCTACAGAGAAGGCATAGGTCGCCCCAAGAACTAAAGGAACTGGTTCTACGCCTGTTAGTTTGAGCGGTATCCACTTAGCCGCAAGGCTAGTGTGGCTATCCTTGAAAGATGTCGCTAGGTAAGCTCCTGTGCTTCTTTGGTGGGTAACACTTTGGGACTGCTCTATAAACGGATACCACAAGGATACACAAGTTGTGCAGTAAATACGCCTGTCGTTATTTTCTATTTCTTCTACAACTCGTTCTGCCCAATTACTTCTTTTGTCGAACCTCATGTGGGCATCGAAGAGTATACAGTATGGCGTCTTAGCTAAAGACACTCCAAGATCTCTCGCGCCAGCCACTCCTTGTCGAGTATCCGACTTCACATAGTCACAGTTAAATTTGTTGGCAACAACTTTATAGGGCACCCCATCTGTACTGGAGTCGTCTACCAATAAGATATCTACAGTATCCCCTACACTGTCCCGTATGCTTTTAACCGTCCTAAAGACTTCTATACCTTCATTTAAGAAGGTTAGAATACAGGTTAGTTTGTTCATTTAACCAGCCTTTCAGCACCTGCTCTCCAGAAGTTATTCTTGGTGCTTTCTTCTAAGGTAAGTACCTTATCGTCTTCTAAGGAGAGGTTCATACCGCACTCAAAGAGGCAAGGCTCATTACGCCAATCAATCTTCTTCTCGTTAGCTGCTTTTTTAAAGTTGGTTCTTACGGTTTCATTATTGATGCAGTTTGTACACTGTGCCTTGTTAGTCAGAATACCGTTACGTGCACATACCCAATTAGAGTTTGCTTGATTAGTGTTTCTGTGCATAGGCTTGAGGTAGTCGACAACGCCTTGGTAGTCTTGCTTATCAAAAAGTCGGTAAACCTCTTCTGCGTCTTCCCATAGGTCACTTTCGATATCTTCAGGGTAACTTCTCTTTAACTTAGGATCTACGATACCTTTAGCCTTAGACCATACGGTTTTTTTGTTCTTACCCAAGAATCCCGCTAAGTCTTTAATAACTTTCTCAGGAGTAGCAATGAGCTCGTCGTAGTGTAATGGATGAACAGGTATGTCTGGATTCTCTAGGAAAAACTCGGAAGCTGCTCTTGTAGAGTTGATATACATACGCGGGGAATGTATAACCATCTTTTGCTTCATATCCTCATAACCAGGGTTTGATTCAAAAAGCATATCAAGCTGCGTACGTAGCCTTTCTTGGCTTTTAGCTACAGACCTAGGATGTCTTATAAGGTAGACTACCTTCCCAATAAACCTTGGGTCACTAACCCGCAGACCACTGGAGACTATTTTCATGCATAGTTTATCCCCGCCGTCGCTAACATACTTTTTAAGTTGCTCGCGGTCTGGGTAGTTATAGGAAATACCTTGAACGCTGTACTGACACTCGAAGAACCCGTTGGGGTTAAGATCCATAGTTTTCGCTTGTATCTCCAACCTCTTTTCTCTCGTCTGGCCTTTTGCAGCTAAGGCTCTCTCTTGAGACCAAACCATAGCCTGTTCTCTGTTGCTTAGCTTAGCAAGCTCAGCGTCGTAGTCAAAGTCAAGGTTGGGCTTGCCACCACCCATAATGTTTTTTTCACCAAAGATGGAGAGCATGACGTTCATTAATAGACTAGTCCCAGAGCGAGGACAACCGCTTACGATATTCAACATAGTTAGTACCTTTTTTGTTTTCGTATTAGTGTAGTTAGTATAAACAGTTAGTACTTAATTTCCAGCCAATTGTGAAATTATGTACTGGACTTGAAGATGTACTGGCCCAGGTGTTACTACGATGTCGGGTGTACCTCTATCTATAAAAGAATGTACTCCTGTAAAATTTTGTATCTCTCCGGACACAGCCTTCTTGTACATACCTTTAGTGTCACGCATTATACAATCCTTTAAAGGTGTGTCTATAAACACAGAGGTGTAGTACTTGACGTGGTCGCGTATTAGTCTTCGACACTTCTTATGAGGAGCTACTGTACATACTACCGCATTAAACCCTTGGTCGTTTAATAGGGAGGTATAGCTACCTATTCTGCGGGCGTTCTCTATACGGTCCTTCTTAGAAAATCCTAAGTCTTTGCTTATATGTTTTCTTACATAGTCGCCATCTAGGATTATAGTTCTACCTAATGCTTTAGCTAACGAACCACCTATCGTAGTTTTACCGGAGCATGGGTACCCGTAGAGATGTATCGTCACTCCGTGATTATCCATAACTACCAGCCGTTAGGTTGCCAGCTATACGTAATACCGTTTACATCGGTAACTGAGCCGCTCTTTCTACTGGCGTCTAGAGGTACCCCTACGCCGACATTAGTTTTAGTAGGACTGAACCCTGCCGTAACTAAGTTGTTGAAGCTCCCGTTGTAGCCAGTAAAGGATTTAAAGTCAACTCGAAAGATTGAGAAGGTTGGGTCGGCAGGGGCACCGATGACACCCTCTATACCGTTAAACCGTACGCTACCAGCTTGTCTACTAGAGAATGAGCTTAGAAGGGTAGTCCCTCCGAATCTAATAAGGTCGCCGTCGCCACCGCCGGCAGCATTCCATCCAGCAGAATTAACGCCAGATACTGCGGTGGTCGGCGTGTAAGTTAAGTTATAGCCAGTTGCGTTCACTACGCGCTGTTGTCCTGGTGCCCAATCAGTACACCCTAAGAATGTCCTAGTGGCTGGTCCTCCTGTCCAGGACAGTGTTACTAGCATAGACGGATGTCCGAGGTCTGGTAAACAAGGGCTTGCCATAGGTACGGGGTCGACTGTCACAGTAAAGGCCTTCTCGAATTTACGTCCAGTCGCATCAGTCACTTCTATACGTACTGAGTCTGTTAAGGATGTTGAGCCACCAGAGGCACTTAACTCTAGGTTAGCGCCGGTTATTTGGTAATGAGAGTTATCAGTGTCTCCGGTACCAGCTACCAGTGCATACGTAAATGATGCAGTACCACCTGTCGGTGTTAAGTCACCAATCAAAGTAGCTACTGGGTCACCCTCTGTCGGTGTATTAGTCTGGTTAAGGGTTATATCCGTAATCGGTGGTGGCCATAAGTTACCTTCCCCCCAACTTACGGTGATGCCATTCGTGAAAGTGACCGAACCACTTTTATGACTTGGGGCTATAGGGGCACCCGTAACTAGAGCACCCGCTGTCGGGGAGGACGCACTTACTCCTACATTGCCAGAGGATCCTGTAAAAGTTGAATCCTTAAAGATCTGAAGTCTATAATTAGTATGATATACTACGCCGATACTAGCTCCTCCCAATATGGTTTCGTAGAGGGAGGGGGCTGTCCCCGGATAATATTCATTACCGTGTAAATGAAACAGTTGTGGGTCTGGTCCTGCATCTCTACGCCACGTTTCCAGCGATCCAACCACTGCCTGATAGAAGGTGGTATATAATTCTTTAGTTTCCCCATTAGTCCAGGTACACCCTAGGTAACTCTTGGTTACATCAACATCCGTCCAGGACATAGTAACGATCATAGTAGGGTCGCTATTAGGGGTTCCACAGGCTAGTGGTCCTGGAGGTGCCGTAGTAGCGGCGGCCGTAGTGGTCGTGGTCGGAGCAACGGCTATATTAACAGTTAAAGATTGTTCAAACGTATAGCCTTTATCGTCGGTAACTTCTACTCTTATTGCATCAGTTCCGGCTGTTGTGCCGCCAGAGGCACTTAACTCTATATTAGAACCATCAACTTGGTAATGTGTGTTGTCACCATCACCAGCACCTGCTACTAAAGCAAACGTGTAAGGAGCAGTTCCCCCTGTAACTTGGAGGTCACCTACTAAAGTGTCTACTGGGTCACCCGCCTGAGGGGTGTTTGTTTGATTAAGGGATAGCGCTGTGACAGCCGCGTTGATTACTACGTCAAAGAAGCCGTAGCCAAATTCACCAGATACACCATCAACGGCTTTTACCGTTACCTTATAGGTGGCGGCAGTCAAAGGGGCGTTAGCAGATAACTCCAGTACGTCTGGGTTCTCTATTTCAAAGTCCAAGTTATTGGCGTCGTTTCCCGACGCCGTTGGATCTGCTGCTATTGTATATGTTATAGCCATTTACGCTTCCTTTGTCTGCGCTAGGTTAAGACGCGCTTACTGTACCGACGTCTGTTGTAGGACTGTCGTCGTCGAATAGTGGAGATCCTAGAGTCAATATAACTGTCAGAGTTCCTGTTACTGGTTGTACGTTGACTGTGAGTGCTTGCTCAAACGTGTCACCCGCCGCATCAGTAACTTCTACTCTTATTGCGTCAGTTGGGTCTGTCAAGACAGCCGCAGCCTTTACTTCAATATCAGCAACGTTTACTTGATAGTTACCGTTATCTCCATCTCCTGCACCTGCTACTAAAGCAAACGTGAACGGAGCAGTACCGCCAGTAACTTGAAGGTCACCAACAAGAGTACCTGCAGAATCGCCAACGATAGGTACGTTAGTCTGATTCAGTGTTAGGGCTGTGATTCTAGGGTTGATTACTACCGTAAAGAAGCCATAGCCAAACTCACCAGATACGCCATCAACAGCTTTTACTGTAACTTTATAACTACCGCCTGCTAAAGGTGCATTAGAGGACAGCTCCAGTACGTCTGGATTCTCTATGTCAAAGTCTGCGTTATTCGCATCGTTTCCGCCTGCGGTAGGGTCTGCTTCTATTGTATATGTAATGGCCATGTTAATTCCTCTATAGTTTTATTGTTTTTAAGTTATACATACTTACCATCCAGATTCCTGTTGCCACTTCCAGGTTTGTCCGTTAGCAAAAGTCACTTCCTGAAAAGCGGCTGTGTCGATGGTTCCATCTGGTACTAATAAGTTTGGATCGTTACCAGAGGTCACGCCGACGCTATTATCAATAGTACCACCTGTTGTCTGGTTAGTAATGTCTAATTGGTTACTTGCATCTATACGGAAAGATACCCGAGACACATAATCACCTACATAAGGCATTTCGTGATAGTCGTGCATATACAAACCAGGGTTGGCAGGTGTATCACTACCCCACTCGTGCTGGTCTGGCACTGAATACGGAACTGCGTCTGTATAGAGCTCGCCGTAATCGTTAGGACTCCAGTCCTTACCTAAGAAGGAGACTTCCGGTCCTGATACGTAAACTAGTCGTGTGGATGGATTACCATTGGCAGCGTTTATGTCGCCTAAGTTAGTTCCTGCAGATACTTCACCTACGTCCTCACCAGGAGAGGCGTCGTCGTATAGCGGTGAACCTTCTGCTAGTTCAACGGTCATAGATCCTGTTGTTGGGTATACATCAACTGAGAAGGTGTCGTCAAAGGTGGCCATTAGGCTATCGGTAACTTCTACTCGTATACTGTCGGTCGGTTCCGAGATACTAGGTGCCGCGCTTAACTGTAACTGTGATCCTACAATCTTATAACTACCGTTGTCACCATCACCTGCCCCTGCTTTCATTGCATACGTGAACGGGCCTGTACCGCCGGTAGGTGTTAAGTCGCCAACTACTGTACTTTCTGGGTCGCCTTCTGCAGGAGTGTTGGTTTGCCCAAATGATAACCCGGATAAGGCTGTCGTAGTAGTGGTCGTAGTAGTGGTCGTAGTACCAGAGTTGCAATCATCGCAATCAACAAAAGAAGACCCACCATCCGGGGCTGTTGTAACGTCGGGCATAACCTGAGAGGCACCTACCTTCGTGTAGCATTTGTTGCCGTGTTTGATAAATTGACCGTGGTCGTCTTTAAAAAATAAGCTACTCATAAGTTTACCATCCTGTTCCTTGTTCCCACGTCACCGTAACACCGTTAGCGAACGTCACGCTACCGCTGAGCTGTGCAGATTTAAGATCTCCGAGGTATGCCCCGGTTAAACACCCGCTCATGCCTGTGGACGGCGGAGGGAAGGCGGTATTTCCACCAAAAGGGCCGTCTAGGAATGAGTTACCGAAAGGGTAAAACGCGCCTGGCCCTGGTGAGAACGCAGAGAGGCTATCATAAACGTAACCATCAATAGCTGCTGTACCATGGTTCAATTCTCCAACGCCGTTATATTCATTCTTAAGTTGCCAGAAAAATCCTCCGAAGAAATCTACGAAACCTGACATGTTAAATGCGTCACTGTCTGCACCCTTTCTCCAATATTCACCTTCTTCACCTAGGCAACCACCCATGGTGTTCTGGTACCGGTCATAGGTATCGGCATTTAAGACGCGCTGCTGGCCTGACTCCCAGTCATTACATCCCATGTAATCACGAGTAGCTGGGCCACCTGTCCAAGTCATAGTGACTAGCATAGTTGGGTGACCATTGTCAGTACCACAAGCCGCCGCCATAGGAGGTGCGGTTGTCGCGGTTGTCGTGGTTGTCGTGGTTGTGGTTGTCGTCGTCGTGGTTGTGGTTGTTGTCGAGGCAGGGCACTCTTCATACTCGTAGCTGTTTGTATTACAGTTTGCTGCACATTCAGACGCACTATCGAAAGGTCCTGCTGAGATTGGTGATCCTGGAACTAGTGCTGCACCGATAACGCATTGCTTCGGAGCACCGGTACCGATCTGTACGCAATAGTACTTCTCATCGATGATGATAGGCGGTGTAGTAGTAGTTGTCGTGGTAGTAGTAGTTGTCGTGGTACTGTTATCCGGCCAATCACTACAGGGTTCACACGCTAGAACCCACGTAGTAGAACCGTTAGATATATTTTCGTCAGGGTCTGGACATCCTAGGCCTTCGTGCATAATTACCGCGTTGTTATTCTCGTCTACACTGTCACCATCTACAATACGGTAAGCACAGCTACCATCGCCGGACAGGTCGTAAACCTCAACATAGAGGTCTGGGATTGTCTTCCCTGTCTCTTTGTCACACACGTAATATTTGTCACACCGACACTGACAGGTTTCTGGCGGGATATACGGGCCATAGGGGCCCTCACCTGGCTCTGTAGTTGGTGGTGGGTAGTCCGGATCTGTCGTCGTAGTGCTTGGACAGCAATCCTCATTGTACGACTGAGCCCCAGCGCAGGGAATCGCGTCGTTCCCAGCTATCCTGAAATCTTTAAGGAGCCCGCAAACATACTCAAGTTCTGTCCTCTCCACAGTTAAATTACCTTCCAGATCACAGGTAATATTGGTGACGACCGAAATAGTCTCTGTTTTCATTTTTCCTAGGTCGCTAAACGTACCTTCGTCGGGACAATAACCTACACCATTACAGCAGTTCTGGCCGGGTGGTATATTTGGGTCTGTAGGGCTTATAGGTATTGTAGGGTCCTCTGGTAAAGGAACTAGCATGTCGAATACTACATCGTATTCACATGGAACGTCATCAGACGCTTCTATAGTAAACTCCTCGATGGTAGGGATATCTACTGCACCGGTCTCTTGGATATTATGTTCAACTTTAAATGTTATACCGTCTATACAAGGTATAAACATCTCACCCACTAGCCGAATACAGCAGGGGTCGTTTATAATGTTACCTTGGTCATCGATACATTTTTCCCAATCAAAGAACCATCCAAGCGGACCTTCATCAATTTTGATGTCAACTTGACCAACTATAGCGGCACAGCCTCCGACAGCACCTACACAAGGTACTTGTATATCTAACTGTATATCAAGCTTAAACTCTGGAGCACAGCAGTCGTCCGGTGCTACGTTAACGATAGCTGCATCAAAGGTTATTGAAGGTAGAGGCCCGCCACAAGCAATACTTGCATTCGAGTTATCAGTAAGACCCATACGTTCAGGGAAACATGGGCAGACTGGGGGAACTATAAAATCTACAGTCTCAAAGTCGGTGCAGGTGGGTAGTAAGTCAGGATCTTCAAAGACGACTTCATCACACAATGGGAAAGATGTAGGTATTATGTTAATATCTACATCAGGGCCATCACAATCGGGGCCATACTCAAAAGGTTGTCGTGCCATAATTTATCCGTTAACCGTGATTCATCCAATATTCATTGTAGTCTTTAACATACCGTGATAAGGCACTTTCTTCGCCATACCAGCGTACAAATTTATATGTATAATACGCCCTAAACTTAGTCATACCATTCTTTATGTTAACTTCACGCATAGTATCATCTGCCCACCTTCTAACTTTTTCAAACTCTTCATAATAAGGTTCTGGGAATGCTACATAGTTACTTACGTCTATAAGTAAGTCTTCTCGCAGCATTTGATAAAATATGTCGTGAGGTAGTGAAGCAATAACAAAAGCCACGGTGTCCACAGTAGGCCCACTAGGCCCGTCCCAGTAGTATCCAGGGAAAACTGTAATCTTTCCATTCTTATATAGTTTAGCTAGGCATTGACCATCAGACTCTCTAATAATCTCCGCCCTATATCCAACTACTCTAGTTTGGAAGGTCATCTTTTTTAAAGATAGGTAATTTCCGCACACCAAGCGCTTTGGCCACTTATTGTGGTCTACCCTTCTAATGTCTTCATCAAGCTGATACATCGGTTTTCCCATCGTTGGCTCCTTAAGAATCTGTTACTATCGTTTTAACGGTACCATCACCGAATATTACTTTAAGGTCGCCGTCGGCGGTGTCGACGTATATCTGCGCTAGACCAACAACGACCCCTGGAGCGGTTATACCGTCAGTTAGTGACATCTTCGCAGTATCTCTAGTTCCGTCTGTTAATACGTACTGAGTATGGTCGTCATCCCCTAACCCCCCAAGTTCACTGTGGTTCGCAGGAGCGCTTGCTGTAAACTGATCTACAAACGGAGTAGCTACCTCTGTGAACGCTGCGTCATCTTTTTTGATAATAATCTTACCAACAACGAAAGCGTGGTCCTCAAAGTGCGGCGGTAAGTTTGACGGAACAGTCGCAGCTTGGGCTTCATTTAACTTGTAGTCACCCCGCCCGAAGACTACATAGTTGTGGCCATCTAACCCTTTAAATTCCCAGTGAACCCCGTAACGCTTATTTGTTAAAGATTGTAACACGCCTGTGCCGTCATCGAACTGGGTGTTATTAATCTGAGTCTGTGTCAGAATCTCTGTCCAGCCACCTACACCGTCTTGATAGAATGCTGCAAAGGTATCTCCTCCGGAAGTATCGACGGCATTTACTAGTATTCGATCAAGACCTTGCCATACTACACCTGCAGTTAACGCATAGTTTCTTGTTCCGGTTTCAGAGATAATTATACCAGTAACTCTCGCAACTGAGGCGGTTTCTTGAACACGTCGCAAAAGGACGCTTGCATGGTTCCCTAGAGTTACTGCTAAACCATTAGTAATATGTACCACCGCACCTATCCGATATACCGTACCTAAGTATACGTTGGTATTATAGTCAGATCTTTTAGTAATGGTCGCAACTACCTGAGGCGTGCCTGCGTTATATTCTACATATAAATAGTTTAAGGAGTTGTCTGTCAACGCCAAGGCTGCAACAGCTGCTGTTGTTCCGTAGAGTACTTGTCCTACGTCGGTATCTGCCGCTCGAATACGGAACTCAAGTTGAGCCACGTCTACGGCACCAGCGCCTGCATCTGTTATTGAATCAGCACCGGCTATTAGACCGACACCAGAAAGTAGGTTACTTGCATCCTCTAATGTGCCGTAAGTTGGTGAAGCTATCTTTGGCATCGATACAGAGTCTGCCAGCAACCCGACAGACAAGCTGAGGGCTCCTAGAGAATTTAAACTAGCCACCTCAGCGTTAGAAGCATTCTTAATAGATAGCTTATTAACACCAGCGTCATCACCTAGCGTTACGTCTAAGTCATTGCCTGCACCAGGCCCTATTCCTATGATACCTGCCAAGACGCCTGCGTCTGTTAAAGTTGCCGAGCCGCTTTTGATGTCCTTACCTGAAGTGGTGGAGAATCTTGTTAGCGCGTTGACTGTGGAACTACCTGGGCCTGAAACGTCTCCGCCTAGCCCAAATTCTGTTCCTGCATCATTTTTGTAATAAAGTTTAGAATCACCGGACTTAGCGTACAGTGCTATGAACCCAGAGGCAGGTGTTGGCGCTGCAGCCCCTTCTGCTATTAGAAAGTTATTTAAGATAGTTAAGTCGTTGATGCCACTTAGGTTTCCAGCGTCGTCCAGTATAGCCGCACTGTCTTGTAACAGTTTGCCGGTAGCTAAATCGAATCTTGCCAACGCATTATCCGTAGAAGATGCTGGTCCGGAGGCGTCTCCACCTACCTCTGTTAGGTCAAAAACGCTAGAGTTATTTCCGTAGTAAAGTTTATCATCTGCAAGATTAACGAACAGGCAACCTATACCTGCTGGTGGTGTGGCTGGTGGATTCATCGCATCCATACATAAATCTGCAGACATGCTTAGAGAGCTTATGCCTGTAAGTCTTCCAGTATCACTTAGTAGCGCCACACTGTCTTGTAGTAATTCTCCGGTAGCTAAATCGAATCTTGCTAAGGCGGTATCTGTAGAAGACCCTGGGCCGACAACATTTCCGATTGGGCCTGTGTCGAGGACATTAAATTCTGTGCCGCCGTCATTTTTATAATAAAGTCCTGAGTCAGAGGACTTTGTGTAAAGAACCCCGTAGCCTGACGCTGGTGTAGATGGGGAGGCACCTTCTTGCATAGCAAGAAAACCATTAAGAGTTAACTCATTTATACCAGTGATGTTACCAGAGGCATCGACTAGGACAACGCTGTTCTTAAGAATCTTTCCAGACACGTTATCATATAGTGCAATAGCACTTACCGTAGCAGACCCAGGACCTTGGACAGTACCCAACTCTATGGTCTGTAACCTAGACTCAGCATCTGCCGAGTTTTGATTAACTATGTTTTTAATATCATTAAGGTCTTGAGGTAGTACCAACCCTTCGTCGGTAGCTCCGTCATTGTCGACCTTTGTATTATATGTTATAAGTCCTTGTGCCATTGTTCAGCTCCTATTCATTGTCGCAAAGTTCTACAGGAAGTTCTGCCGGTAGTGGTTCTGGTTCGCACGGCGGTTCTTCTGGAGGCAGCCTTCCTGGGTCATCATTAGGATCTTGACACTTAGGCGTACCATTACGGATCGATGTTTTAATTTTAACTTTAAAGTTACTTGGGTCGTTTATTACAGTCATATATTTACCCGCTTCAAATAAGAAGTTACCTAGCCAGTCCGGGTGCTTTCCATTTATAAAGTATATACCACAACTACAGTCTACTAGGTCATATATAGGATCACAAGGTTCTCCGGCTCCAGCACCTTTAGCGGCGTTGAACGTCAGAGAGTCTGTACCGTCGGAGCTAATCTTTGAGTTGTAACCATTTATGAAAGTTATGGCTCCCTCTCCTACATCCGGCAGTATTATCTCATTATCATTTATATCTATGTTTTTAGCTATCAGCTTAGTTAGCGCATGGTTGTATGGGCTAGCTACCAGAGATGGCTCTATCTCGGCGTTAAACGTGTATATGTTCCCATGGTATGTGGCGTTGGCTAAAATGATATCAACACCCGGCCCGAAGATAGGGGTTACTCTTATAGTAGAGAAGCTTCCCGACTGAACCACATATTCTGTGTTGAATGGGTATGCAGCGCCAGAAGGTATAGTTACTGCAGCAGGAGTCACCCCGTTAACTAAGAACGTTGCAGTCAAACTTGCGCCACCAACAGCAACGTCTAGCGTCCTAAGAATAATAGTAGCACCCGCACTCCCATAGAAGGATGCAGTGAACGCAACTAAAAAGTCGTTAGGCAATGTTAGGGCGTCTGTCGTGTCTTTACGAGAAGCATCCTCTTTAAACGGGTAGCTTCTAAATCTATTAAGGTTTTCCCAGTTAAGTATCATATCATCACCCTTTCATACTGAATCTAAGTGCACCTAAGCTTCTAGGCGGCAGTAGGTTAGCTAATTCTTCAAAGTTTTCTGAAGAGGCGACACCAGTTATAGAAACTACTGGACCTGGGTATTCTAACGCCTTTATATCTATAACAGGCGATAGTGCATTGAAAAAGAAATAACCTCCATGGTCGCATGGCGGTATAGGTGACCCAGGATCTAATGCAGGAGGGCATGGCTCCCATACTGGAGGCTCTGGCGGCTCTACACAAGGATCGCTGTCTTCTATAGGAAATAGGCCATCTGGAGTAATTATGTTTGCCTTAGCTGTACAGATGTCCTGTGGTCGGTCATATATAGATATTATGTCGGCAACGTTATCGTTCTGCGTTGCAAGTAGTACGCAGTTGCCATATACAACAATGTTTTTTATTATAGGGGATAAAAGGTTAGGATCACCAGGTGTTCCTACGATATCCACTTTTATCGTACCATCGTTATTGGTAGTCAAGACAACACCATCAGTACCTACAAGGGTAACCTCTCCAGTAAGAACTGTGCCGTCTTCAAGCTTTAATCCTCGTACACCTTGTTGATTTTGGGCATAAACTACTGCCACTGCAAGCAATCCAGTATCGGCAGTAAAGGCATAATCGGCGTCTAGGTTTGCTGCGGCAGGTCCTTCAATAAGGCAACCTATGTATCTGCCTATCTCGTCATAGAACTCATGCTTACCGGAGCCGAAGATGGAAGAGGATATACCTTTAACAGAACCGTCCTCGCTGTCTGCCACCGTTATAGTGTTGGCCGTATAGTTGACCTCTGAGATGTATAGGCTGCCTACAAGGTTTATTGGGTAGAAGAAACCATCCGTAAATACTCTATTAGGGAACTCTATCCCATTTGTAGAGATTGTAGTAACACTCTCGGAGAATGGGTGTGCTCTATCTTTGTTGGAAGACTGCCACTCTTGGTACATTGATTCTGCTGGCATTACTCCACCTCGATAAAAATATTACCATTACTGTCTGGACCGACTCCGTTAATTCTTCTCAAAGGTGCAGGACCACAGCCGTCCGGGCTTATGGCATTATCACATGGACCTAAGAACTCTCGCCTAGCTGCAGGCTTTAAAGATATACTAACTACATTATTACCTTCATGCGTTATGTCTATCGGACCCTTAGGTATTAGCGATATAATATCGGTAAGAGGTTCTTCTGAATCCCCCGCTACAGATAGGGAAGTGATGGGTAACGCAGAAAACTTTCTAGCGGCTTTAGGATCTAGTCCAGACTGTGCTGCACTACTAAACCTGAAGCTACCTGTGGTGTCATTTATATCGATACCGAAAACTATGTAACCAGAGGCACTTATAGAGTTAGCCTTAAGAGGAAGGCCTTTTCTTATAGCGACTGGCTTAGTGAAACTCTCAGACACTAGCACCGCTCCATCTAAAGATATAGACACAGTAACTAGTGCTGGCCCAATAACTAAACTGGATAAGTACGGGCCGTCTCCTGCTGGTACGGTGTCATTGTAAACCACAGCCAAGTCTGCAATAAGAGATGTTGGGAGTATGTCTCCATCATTGTCCTTTGTAGAAACGTGACTAGCGACAGGGTACTTCCTGTGTTCATTAGTATTATACCATTCTGTGTTCATTTCCATTGTAGCACCTTCGTAGCTAATACTTCGTCACCCTCATCAGCAACAAAGCTAATCGTGACGTTCTCAGATGGGTCGGTTTCTACAGGCATCCTAAGAACGATAAGAACCTGTGCTGTCGTACAGTAACACAGTGGTTTAAAGAAAGCCCTAACCTCTGCTTCATTAATGTGCGGCCCTGTAATTATAGGGTCTGGCGCATCTTCTTCTCTGTCTGCGCACTTCCTTGGAGACTCTTTTTCACTCTCAAGTACGGCTTTAAGAACCTCTTCTGTATTATCGGGTAGCGTTATTATGAACCTACCAGCAACACTCGGGCCTTGATTGATTACGCTCACACTGATTGTGTGCTTATTGCGGTCAGCAATGAAACTCTTAACAGCCACACCACTAACGTAGACTTTCCTTATGTTAGGTAGTAGCTCATCATTCCATAGCAGTACGTGGGTATTATATAAATCGATAGCAGCGTAGAGTCTAATCCTAAGTGCCTCCAGTTCTTCCCACTGGCCGTCCATGACAGTTACTGGCCCGGCATAGTCTGCACAATCGCAGCACGGGTCGCAATCATTATGTATAGCAATAGAATTAGAGTTGGGCATAGCTATAAACCTATGGCAGTCATCAGCCTGTGCTATATTGACCGCGCCATCAGCGTTTGCTTTGACTACATCGTTTAAGGAAGTCAGGTACGTAGGAGAGACTTGAGCTTCCGGAGGCACCTTACCTTCTCCCAGACCGGGGCCTGCAATTATTGTCAGCTCTGTAGTATCTTCATCATCACCAGTTGCAGCATTGATCTCAATATTGTAACCTTCCTTTATAGTGATAATACCGTCATCATTGACGTCGGTTATAGCATCTACGTTAAGTTGGGTTATCGGGTTGGTCTTAATAGGTGTAGTTGATTCTAAAAGAATAACGTCACCAACATCGAATGAGATAGTCATAAGGTCTGGGAACGTTAGTAATCCCGGACCTACTGTCATAGCCCCTGTAATATCCAGCAAATCTGGGTCAATCAAGTCTTGGAAAAGAACTAAGGCTTGGTACTCCACTAATGACGAGAGATCAAAGGAAGCCTCGAATACATCGACAGAGCTGGTGTCCGTGAATCTTAGCGTCATCTCTGTACCAGATCTTGCTATGTACGTGAGACTTAGGTATTCTGGATCGCTGTTAACAAACATAAAGAAGTCTACGATGGCATCACGAGGGATCTCACCAGCAGCCCAAGAGTCAGTAGACGATTTCTCATCTCCTGTCAAACCTCGGGAGGTTTCTTTAAATGGGTAGGCTATCAACCCGTTGCCTGTTAAATACTCTTCGTTTATCATAGTGAGCTTAGTACGTTCTGGAAAAACTCCGTTTGTCTACCTTGTAACTCTTGGGACAGGTTATCAAGTCTAGAGAGGCTATCTCTCAATGTAGACAATGACGTCGTTAAGAATTCCAACTCCGTACAGCCACAACAAGGCTGCGCACAAGTATCTGCAAGATTAACTGCAAAGTTTGATGCGTCTGGGGTTATTACTAAACACTGCTCCGTAGAGATTAAATTTAGATTGCCAGTTTCGTCTCCACCCACTCCGTTAATAGTTCTTATCGGGTCAGGTATAGAGAATCCGTTAAGGCAATCTCCACAGTCTTCTATATAGTCTTCGTTACCAATAGCATTGATTCTTACAAGACCTGCTGAAGGGTTTTCTAAAGTTACGTTTGTTCCTGACACCAGAGTCACTATACCGGTTAATAAGTCGGATACAGACCCATCGGCCTTTTCTATCTTTATACCCCTAAGCTTACGAAGGTCAGGTCGGATAGCAGAAAGCTCAAAGGCTGTAGCTTCTACTTCATAGTTATAAACACCTTCTGGAAGTTTTATAGCAAGATCCGTAAGGTCTCCTACAACAACTCTACCTCTGGCATCCGTGTATGTACCAGCGCCTACTATCTCGTAGCCGTCATTCTCTTTATGAGAAGTTACAGGTACTGAGAACGTTCCTACGTTATTCTCGTTTTGATTAGCAAGAACACCTGTAATCTGTGTTCCTGATATCATTAAAGTTTTAAGGTAGAACGTGTCTGTGGTAGCAACGGGTACGACGAAGGCCATATCAACTATAAGGTCGTTAGGGATAACATGCGTACCATCGGAGCGCGAGGTATCTTCCTTAAAAGGGTAAGCTCTTAAGGAGTTCTCATTTAGCCATTCAAGTACGTTACTCATTAGACAGTGCCTACGTCAGTTAATTTCCAGTCAAGATTAAGGAAACCGATCTCATCAGTATACTCATAATCAGTTCCCGCTACAGGGCTTGAGCCGATGTTTGTCACAGGAGAAGTTCTTGACACTTTGATTGTGACAATGTCTCCAGCAGTAACATGTGCTATGTCTCCGCCTGGGAAAGGAATCTGTGAGAGACCTCCAGGAAGAACTACCTGCCCTGGTATCGGAGAGATAGATGGATCGCTTGTAACGAGAAGTGGGTCATATGCTGTGTAGTCTGAGCCGTCGGCACCTAAGACGATGTCGGCATCGACTTCTCCTGTAAGTATTCCGGAAGCTCCTGCATCTACAAGGTTTCTACCTACAAAGGCAAAGACTCCATTACCATTAACGTTGGTAAGGTCAGGAACTACGTTATAGCTGATGTTAAGGCCGGCGTACTTTCTACCGTTATTAACACCGCCTGCTGCAACATCGGCTAGGCCAAACGTTGTGAGGTACATGCTTACTTTATAGTTACTGGTCAAATAGTCGGGAACCCGGAACTGCATCGTAAAGCCTGTCTCTACATTGTTAACAGACTGACTGTCCCATGCGAGTAGCTTTAAGAATGTGAATAACCTGTCTCTAAGTCTTTCGTACTTAGCGTTCAACAGGCTTACGTCGTGGAACTGCCCTCGGTTAGAACCTTCTATGATAGCGGAAACTCTAACAATACCTTGCCCAGGGGCAGAAGTATCTCCTTCTATAAGGATATTAGGACCTGCTACTAGTTTCTCAACTACAGGGCCAGTTAGGAAGTTACCTTCCGCATCTACACCTTTAACAGTCTTAAATCCGCCTAAGTTACCTTCTAAGATAGAGAAGTTGAACGCAGCCTTGATTAAAAGGTCGCCTGTAGACGCAGGTAGTCCTGTGTGGCAGTCAACGATAGTTAGGGGCGCACCTTCTTCTACTTTTATAGAATTAACGATACCAGCAGCATTTAGAGCCATTTTGGTCATATAAATAGCAACATCGGCGTCAAAGCGGGCGTCAGGGGTAACTTCAAACTGTATATCCCTATTCCAAGGCGTTCCGCCGAAAGTATCGGCAAACCAGTATAAAGTAGCAACATCTGGGGTATATAGGCCTTTTCCAGCCTCAAATTCACCACGTTGGCTCATAGTTAGGCCATTAAGCTCCATAACTACAGAACTAACTGGCGATGGTGGGTAATAGGCCGTTAAAGACTTATCCATGTCGATAGCGTACTCAAATAAGCTTTGAGGCACTCTATCTTCCAAAGAAAAGTCCCAAGTCTCGGCTAGAGCTAACGCAGACGTTGCTGCGGCACCAGCGGAGGTAAATAGCGGGATATATAGGAACAAGCCATCCGCTATTGGGATAAAGCTGTTGCCTGACACTGCAGAGAGTGTAGCTAGTGAAGTACCTGCACTATCGAATACCTCGACATCAGGAAAAGGGCCACCTGTATCGACATCACCTGCTACAGTCACTTCTAAAGAGAATGTAGGAGCTGTCTCGTTGGCGGTGTTATCGTAATTGTACCCGAAGATAGCAAATGGAAGATCACCAGTAGTGCTGACACCTTCGGAATAGTGCATACGAGGAAGCCAACCTTTGGCGTCATCTGGTAATGTAAGTGTCCATGTACGTTCTGCTGCGGTAGCTGTCAAAGGTGGAACCCACGGCTGTGACGGCACTGCTGGCATACTTAATGGATCTAAGTCTGCATGTAGCACAAACTGGAAACCAAAGCTACCAAAGCTAACGGGTCTATACAGTGAAGTAATTCTTACCCCAGTGTTTGCACCGTACTTAGGATCAGCCTGGCCTGCTAGTCCGTCATCAGACCCGTCATCGGTAGACCACTTGAGAACCATGTCATCAAAGTCAGTACCTTCTAGAACCAAAGTGTACACAGGAGCTACACCAGACTCATCGGCGGTATAACCACCTAGAATGAAACAACCTAAGTCATTAGGAGTATCTGTCTGGAATGGTGCGATACCATGTGCATCATCAACGTCAACACCTGTTCGTACATGACGGCCAGCCACATTGTCGGATAAGACAAATTTAAAATGTGAGTGGGCCTGCCATAAATCTTTATACTGAGGTGCTAACATGATAGTCGCAGATATAGAGGTGTCTGCGGTATCATCTATAATAAAGCCAACATAGACTGCCGGGCCTTTCGGTGTAGCAGTAAGTTTACCTTCTTCGCTAGTCGAGAGGTAATATGGTCCTGGTCGGAAGCTTTCGCCGCTTTCAAGAAGTGTGTTAACATCAACATTAGAAGGCAGGTCTAGTTTACCATATAAGGCAACTGTTCCTTTACCTGCACCAGAGATGCTGGTCAGGATACCTACAGCAAATGCAGAATCTTCTGCCATCTGATAAGGTGTTAAGAAATTTTGTGACGAAGCGGCAATCGCCTTAGAGAAGGTGTTACCCTGCTCTACAAATACAAAATCGTACACTACGGGAGGTACTTCAGTGTTTAAGTCTACGTCTGTTATTCTTACAGACTCAAAGGCCTGCTGCCCTGCTAAGTTCTCTAGTTGTTGTCTAAGGAACTCTGTGCGCTCTTTAAGGGCTAATATAGGTCGATTGAGGATATCCTCTTCGACGTCTTCTTCATTTTTATAACCATCTACGGCTGGAAATGTAGGCATGTCGTTACTCCATTATCTAAATATTAAGTCCCAAAATACTGCCAAGTCTGACTGCTGCTGCACCAGTAAGCCACTGGTTCCTGCATCAAGCTGTGCTCTGGCCAGCGGAACGTATGTTGGGGTAGTTGAACCAAGCTTCTTAACGGCTGAGATAAGGACTACCTGAAAAAATCTATCATCGGGGTTCTGTGGTGGCTGTGTTGCATAAGAGCCTCCGGAGAACACAAGGTTAGCTGTAGGGTCACTGATAGCGTTGAGAGTCACTACGTTATGATTGTAACGAGTAGCATCGCCGTCGACCCGGAAAGAGGGGCAGCTACTTATAGGGCTTAGGATCATATTACCACCTAAGGCAGCAACGTCGGAAGCAATGCTATCCCAGGTATGCTGTCTAGTGGCTGAAGGGTTTGCCATCGCGCCGGCTTGTGGTCCGTAGATGAAGCCTAGCTGATTTGGAACAAAGGTAGTATCTCCGCCGATTAGCTTAGCTAATACGTCTGCTCCATTAAATGTGAAAATGTTTTTACCATTGTAGGCCGGGTCTTTGTCTACGACCTTATTCTTAACCCATGAAGCTTTTATACGCCCCTGAGTTCCTAAGTATGATTCCTTTAGCTGCATCGTCTTATCCATTTAGTTTTTAAGTTAGCGTCTCTGTACGTCAGGTTCGTGTCACTACTAACAGCACCGTGTATGTTACCTTCATCCTCTACAATAAAAGCATCATAATAATTTATAACATCCTGACTACTATCGCTTAAGTCATAAGGTAGCTCAGTAATAGCCAGTCTTCCAATCAGTAATAGTAATGTATGAGCAGGTACTATACTCTTCAACCTCGTTAATGCTCGTAAAGAAGTTATACTACTTGGTAGGGAATTGAAGTTTATAGTAACAATTGAGGCATTGGCTTTTAGGAAGTTATCCATGTAATACTTTAATGGATTAATAGAGCCAACAACGCTACCTACATTACCAGCAGGTCCTGTTATGAACTCTGCAAATACTTCGGCTAGGTCTGTGCTGTTAGCCTCTGCTCTATCCCATATCTCCTGCCAGAAGATGTCTGACTTACCAAAGTTAGCTTGGAGGTCAAACCTTATCTTCCAATTACCATTTTCATCAAGACCTTCATAGGTTATAGGGCTGTCTGCCCAATCCACGATGATACCGGAGTCTGCAGAGTAGTTACCGGCTACGCCTTTAGGTAGGTGCAGTGATGGTACATCTGCTACAAAGCTTGATAACGTGATCTTGTCATTTGGTGGGTAGACGAACTTAGTTGTATCCAGGTTCCAATAAACCTTGAGTGCGTCCGTAAGGTAGTCACCTTTAAGAAGAACTGCTCCTGGTATTATATGTGGCATGATCGTGTCTGGAAGCTCTACTAAGTAGGAATGCTTGTCTGTAACGACGTAACTCTCACCATCCTGACCTCCGACGATAGTTTCAACAACTTCACCGTCTTCGTTAATACTTGGTACGTTAATCAAGGTGGCTAAGGCTCTCTTAACCACTTGGATGTCAAAGCCTACAAATTGTAAATCCCACAGAGCGTTTATTTGCTTACGGTATATTTCTGGGTCCTTATCATACCTACCAAGAGGGTAGCCATAATGAGTGTGGGTAAAGTCATCATCTACCAAGGCATTAGAGCCCCACAGAAGAATCTCGTAGTCTTTAGTGCCGTTAGCACCACTAACCTCTCTCACCATATACCTATCAGACTTGAACGGGTCTTTAGTCTTATCAATGAATAAAACGCTACCTTCTACATAGAAGTCTTTACCTGAAACAAGTGTAGCTTCTGCGCTAAATAATTTATTGCTTATAGAGTCGATACCCTTGTCGAAAGGAACATTTGTGTTGATGACATAAGATAGTGTGTCCTTAAGGGCTGCGTTACCACCCACCTTAAATATGTCACCGCCAGTATAATCTCCGTCTAGTTGTGGTCCGATACCTACTACTGGCTGCTGACCTATCTTAAGCGCAACGCCTGTGTTAACTTCGGAAGCCTTGATGACGATAGGTATAAACATCTCCCTATGGTACGCTGGCATGTTTTGCCTGTCTAGGCATAGCACTGTCTCTACGAAATCAAGGTAGGTTTGAGCAGCTGCTAATCCATTACCATTGCTAAACTTAGCTAACAGTTCTGAATCAGCATACAAACGTGTCCAGTAATCTCCTAAGAGATTGAACAGCGTCGTGCCATAAGGCTGTGCATTATCTGAAGGAACTGATTTCATTTATTAAGACTCCGTTGTGGTAATGAATATATCCCGTATGTCCGCGCTGAACATAGCAGTCGTACCGTTTAACAAATATTCCGGAACCGATACATCACTAATATCTAGAGTAGGCCCTGCAATAGGTATGATGTTATTAGCAGCGTCTACAGTCACGGCGGACAGCTCTAGGCTTTTAACGGTAACGATAGGAAAGGTGTGTAACACACTATCAATCTGTGATGGTGTGACAATCTCTCCAAATGTTTTAGAATTAATGTAGTCCACAACCGCCTGTCTTATCGCAGTCGTGTCCAGAGTCTCTCCTGGGGATTCATTGAGTGTAGCTGTTAACGATACCATCACTGGTACGAAAGAACGTACTACATGATCGGCTTTCAAGTTTCTAACTACTTCACTGTCTACATAGGACTGTATCTCTCTAATAAGCTTAGCAACGTATGCTTCGACCTTAAGAGTCAAGGTATCTGGCCATACTGACTGACCGTCTTCGACTATGGCTGGTATATCGGTAACGACTAGAGTCACAGTCTGATAGGCGCTATATGCCGTTTCTACAGAAAGGTTATTAACGTCAAAGTCGTGGTAGCTGCTATCCATACCGGCAGAACCTCTGCTGAATGTAAATGGGTAAGAACCGATTACAGGTAGCTGGTCTGTTAAAGGGGTTGCCGGGGTAATAACATCTGGTGACGTTACAGATCTTATAAATTGTATACCTGCTGCAACATCTGGTGTAAGTGTTACGCTATAAACACCATCTGAAACTTTAGTAGCCGTAGCTAGTATTGTGAGAGTCTCTGGAGCTGTAGATGGTCTTACATAGATATCAACCTTGCCACCCATAGCAGATCCGAAGATATTATGTTTGTCTCTAAGTTGGGCTTCGAAACCAAAGCCTACTGCAGATACCTCCCTGACAGACGGGAATTGTCCTTGAAGAACTGAGCCTATCGACTGTTGCGACTCCATGGACTTCTGCCCTAGGGCTGTCGGTACTCGGGCCAAGAGTTCATCAATAGACTCTTGATCAGCTCCGCCTGTGAAGTTGTTATATGACTCTTGACTGGTAAGCCCTACTACGAGAGCTTCTGTCACTGTCATGGCTATGCCAGAACTTATATTAGTGTTAGAACCTGTGGTGGTGGCGACTACAGGTATTATAACATAGAAGCTCCCCAACAGTGCGTCAGTAGTGTGTGCTGTTATTAATAACTCGTCTAGTCCGGCAGTAAATACTGCAGAGGGTCTAGCTCTGTAGGCTTGAGTAGTAGCATACGCAACCCCGCCTGAAGTAGTAAAGGTGTATCCCTCTGGAACAATAAACCGCTCTTCGTTAGGTACTGTAACAATTACCAACCCAGACGCAGGTGATCCATCTCGTCGGACTACATTGATGTTAGAAAGTATTCCAGCAATTACATCATCATCTGCTAAGTCTGGGTTCTCACTAACCGCTAGTAAAGACTGACTGTTACGCAGGTCTTCGTTAAGTTTCTCATTATAAGCGTTAAGTAGAGACGATTGTCTCACTAATAAATCACGCAGGGCAGTACCTACTCTTAAGTCTACTGAGGGGTTATATTCCCTTATAGCTGCGATGAGTTTAGCTTCTGCAGCATCGAAGTCATCTTGATTGACGTCGCTTAAATTTCTATCTATTGCCATATCAGGCCTCCTTAAATAGCAGGGAGAACGTATACATAATCGTCTCCAGCCAAACTTGTTAATCTAACCTTAAGGTAAATTCGTCCTTGGAATTTATCGACTTCAAAGTCAATGAGGGTTGCAGTTTGTATACGCTCATCATCTGGAGGCGTGTCACCAAAAGCTGGATCAACGTCGTCTAGCCGCATCTGCCTCGTTGTTTGAAAGTTAGCTATGTTAAAAAAATGTGTTAAGTTCGCGCCATTGGCTATCTGCCCTGTCGTCGCTGGTTCTATAAAGTCAGAACCCTGCCCTGCTGAGAAGCCTACAGAACCTTTTTGTGTGAGGAATAAGGTAGCATACCGCTGTGCAAGTTTCTGGATACCAGTGATTCTCCTAGAAAGGTTATTGTCTCTAACAGAAAGACTTAGCTCCCTAACCCCTACAGTTCCGTCTGCGGTCTGTAAAGATTCTAGATCTACGGTTCTTCCACTATAGTCTGTCGTAATAGCAACGGGCATTAGCCACCTCCGAGAGCCTGCTCAGCCCATGCTTCTAATCTTTCTAAAATAACTACAGCTTCCTTACGCTCGTTTACAGCATACCTTTGAAAATTTATGCTGGCAAACTCTTTATCTTCTGTATCGTGTACAAACTTACGTCGTAAAGATCCTTTGATAGCATTAACAACTTGGAGAGACAGTTCTTGTGCATTATTCTTGGCGAAGTCTCTGCCGCCGCTACCATCGATGGCTTCTGTAATGCTCTTTGCAAGTTTCTCACTAAGGTCATCAGAGTCGGCCACTTCGTTAAGTAACGCAGAATAGCTATCGTAGTCACTAGTAGACCAACGCTTAACAGACTTATTCATAGCTGCGTCGGCATTGTCTTCATGGACTTTCTTTAACCACTTTACTACATCCTTAATCTCAGACACGATCTCTTGCCTCCAGTATCCTATTACTTATATCAGCACTACGCTGACTTACCAGCCCAGGACTCACTCCTAACCTCTTGGCTACGCCTTGGTTATCCAACGCAGGAGCGGCGTTTATACCGGTCTTTAGGTCGTAGATCATCTGGTCTCTTGAGTCTAAGGAATTGTACACAGTATCGACGGCTGCGTCTATACGTCCGTCCCTGCCGCTATCTACTGCAAGGTCTGAAACGTTTGTCTCTGCATCTGTTTTGACCGTGCCTTCATAAACAACGGCTTTAGACATAGCTCTAAGGTTTTTAACTCGATCGGTAGATATTCCTATCTCGTCGGCCAGTTGACCGTCATTAGGCTCTTCGCCTGTTTCCGCTTTGATCTCCTCAACTCTTCTGTTAAGAAGGGCTGCCTGCTGCTGTGCTTGCTCGGGTACGTGGACAGCGTTACCTAGTTCGCGGTTATATCGCTTAAGAGGCTGCATGTTAGTGACGACCCAAGACTTAAGTTTTGCCTTAGACGTGGGGTCATAGTTCTTAACTGCTTTGATTGTAAGTAGTTTAGCACGTTGTCTTAGTAATTGTTTAGGTCCGCTGAACTGTTGGATCTCAGAGTTAACAGCTGGACTCAACGCCTTTATAATTGCAGCCATTGACCTTGGGTTTGGATCTTCTAGCCATGTCGCATACGCATTATCAACTTCACTCATTATTAATCTCCAGATACATTAAATTTAGCTATAGCATTATATAGAAGGTTAGGAATACCTCCTGAGACATCTCCTGCTGTGATCTTAGCAGACGGGTATCCTTCTGGTGGCCTTACATGTGTACCATAGTATTCTGTTCCGGCCTTACTAGAACTTGGTGATACAATATGCTTAATAGCCTTAACATTAAAGTAGAATAACGCTTTACCTGTCTGCCTACTCTTAACTTCTACATTGTCGCCAGTATAGATGCTAGACCACTCAGTTCCGATGTTTAGCTTGGTGCTTATGTTGCAGGTCTTGCCTACTCCGAAGTATTCTCTAAACCTATTCAAGGCCCATACTTTTGCAGCCTTCTCAAAGTCCTCAGCAATATCATCGGTGTCTCCAGTACTGATAGGAGCCTCTATGCTATAATTCTTCCTGTCTGCTGGGTCAAATCTATCGTAGTCCTGTACTGCAAACTCTGGGTAAGATAGTAACCATCCTGGCAAGGAGTCATAAGGTATTGCACCTACTTGGCCTTCTAGTGCTGGGTCAATATAGAACGCGCATGAATCTTTTCTTTTTTCGTTCTCTCCGTCAGGGCCAGGAGCTTCTACGTCCCAAGTAGCTCCATCCTTCTTAGATGGGTATGGTATTACTAAACCAGCAAGCGGTAGGTCGTCTATCGCTGGTAAGGATATCTGAGCTATCTCATCATCATAAATAGTCGCAGTAGCTAATCCCCATGGTACCTCAGGAGAAAGCATTACAGGCTTATCATTAAACCCACCATCCATACCTACTCCGTAAAGTCCTTGTGTAAAAGCCTTTATAGTGTTTAACGGACTGTGGTTACCCTCTGTCGCCTTGAATACCTCATGCCAGATGGCAGTATCGAAGTACTTACTAAGCTTTTCTGTAAGGTCTATCTCTGACCCTTTAAAGAATGGCAGGTCGTCTCCGCCTTTATTATTCCATTCAAGTTTATCGTCTAGAGCAGACACCGCTCTTTTAACTCTTCCTTTAAGCTTTTCCCAATCAGCCTTTTCTATGCCTTTTACAGACAAGACGTCACTACCTACAGTCTCTAGGTATTTTTCTAGAGTCTTAACTACTTTATCTTTAATGTTAGAGCCGCCATCTATCTTAGCTGGTTCTTTGACGTCCTTAGCATTGAAGAGGTTCGTATGGGTGACGTCTGCCATGATAAGTGGATGACTAACTGTTATACTGATAGCATAGCCACCAGAAGCTCCCATCTGAGTACTACCTACTCCAGAGATTATCCACTCCTTAACTTCCATAGTCTGGGTAACACCGTTGAGGTTACCCTCTTGTAACTTAAAGGATACTGGCTGCTCATAGTCATAGATATACTTACTTAAAGATGCTCGCACCTCTTGGATCTCTGCTAGGTCGGGTTTTCTTATGCTGCCTGTGTCAGACCCGCTGACAGGCTTGCCATCGATAACTAAAACAAAGTATGGTATGGCGTTATGCGTGGCAATCATCTCTACAGCAGCTACTGGGTAGTCGTCTCCATCTATAGTTACCGTTATGTTGTCTCCCGCACTTTCTTTAAAGAACTGGAACACATCATCGCTAGCTTCATTGTTCTCAGACCCACTCTGGGAATCCGAGCTATTCTTTGGGGTTCCCGCACTTCCGTTGACAGCCACGCCTGGTACTGCCGACCCACTAGCAAAAAGGCTACGGGCTGTAGCTATAGGAACTACTGGTACTGACCAGCCGTCTATATTAGTATATGGACCAACCTCGTTACGCATATAAGTTAGCGCCTCGTCTGTAACCTCGGAGGTGTCTCCTGAGGCGGACAAGGATAGTTCATACATTTCTTGAAGGTTCTCAACAACAAAATCAGCCATTACGTATTCCTTCCAACTGATAGATATAACCAATGACAGCTACACAGGCTCTGTCCTCATCACGAGTGCTGGAGTCCCATATCTCTTTTAAGTCTTCTAACTGCTTCGTGTAGCCTGGGACTAACTTGAACAGTCCTGACTTACCCGAGCCGGCTAAAGGGCTAGCGCTTAACACTGTTGCTTTTATTTTAGAGGCTAGGTTTACTTTATTGTTATTTATATTCTTACGTCCTAACGGCTTATAGGTAATTCTTTTATCTATAGCCAAGACATATGATTCTCTATCTGCCTGATGTAGTAACCCTAGCCAAGAGTCTACAGTAGGCTCTAGGGTTTGTAAGTTTTCACCATCACCTAACGCCTGCTGCCTGAACCGCTGTAGATACAACGGTATGGTTATCGCACCATAGGTTTCTGGTATGTATATTTCGCTGTTAGGTATCTGTGCATTTAATAAAAGTGTTCTTGCATGATTTATCATTGGTTAGCCTCCGGCAGGTATGCTAATGTTAGCGCAAAACCTTGTAGTCCATACTCTGGCGACTGTGTGGTGGAAGTTAATGATCCCACAAGACCTTGTATAGACTTCTTACCTACTGTTAAGACTGCAAAGTCTAATGACTTAGAAACTCGGGCTTCGTTATACCCATCTATCATAATCTCCCAAGGTCCTTGGCCAGCTCCTGCGCCGCCTCCACCGCCGCCAGCCTCTACACCACCTTCGATGAATCCCATAAAGTTCACAGACATAATACCTACGTCACCTCCGAAGGTGTATGTGTAGATACGGTCATTAAAACATTTAAGGAACTGAGTGTTCTCTTTAAACTCTGTTTTGACTGATGTTACAATCAACGGCCAAGTAGGGTCTTGCTTAGTTATTAAGTTACCGCCTGGTAACGTGAGCAATGCTCCTTTGCTGTTACCACCGTCAAAGGTAAAAGCCATAAAGCAGCCTCTAGGGCTACTCTCGTCTGTTCCAAATATTACTGGCATAATTCCTCCATTACCCGCCGCTGCCACTTTCGACCATAGGTGGGTCGGATGGCTTAACTTCTTCAGGGTTGATTATTTTAACCTTCAGGACACCGCCTTCGCCGTAGGTGTCGAGGTTGGCTTTTTGGCCGTCAGTTACTGCGGCGGCTAGTTCTTGTATACCACTAAGAATCTTTTCTGCATTATTCTTATCTCCAGCAAGACTCTCGCTTGCTTTCATATCGTCAGTAGCGGCGTCTGATATGTCTTTACTCTTGCCCGCCTGTTTACCTACTGCGTTGGAAAGTTTATTCCTGCTGGCGTATGTTTTATGATCTATAAAGCCACGGTCCCCACTTAGGGTTACGTCTCTTAGATACATGTTAGTCATGCGGCCTGCTTCTGCCGATGTCTGTTTTCTAAATATATCCTCTTGTCGAGTGTCTCCACCGAAGTGTTCGCCTATAATACCCTCGATCTTTTGTTGACGTTCTTCTTTATCGTCTATATCCATTATCTCGGCCATCTGGTCCTTTGATATAGCTTTGCGGGCTACAAGACTGTCTAGCTGAGTATAGGCGCCTAGCTTGCCAGACTTTTGAACCTTTTTAAAGTATTTCCTAGCCCGACGCTTGGTGAACCCAGCGTCTGCTACATCGGAAATGTTGTCGGCCCGTGCTTCAGATATACCCACCTTTCCGGACCTAATAGCACCTCTGACGTCTGAGACGCTATCTCCGGAAACCCCTTTGATAGAGACTAAGTCGTCTGCAAGAGTACTATCTATCTCGGCAAGCTTTTCTTTTAGTTGGTCATCTGTTAGGTCGCCTCTTTGATGTTTCTGGCGTTGTATAGTCTTCTCATTCTCGGCTTGGTTCCCAGCGCCTATAGCTAAATCTTTTTTATAGTCAGCTATTTTATTCTCGTCGGTATACTCATCTTCTTCGACACCAGTAATTCTGCGAATTTTACGCATATCATTGAGCCGTCGTTTGGTGCCCATCTCCTGCATCCTAGTGGCTTGTTGTGCGGAACCTCCTAACGCAATATTACGAACACGTTGTGTTGAGTATCCTGCGTTGGCTTTTTGGAATTCGGCAACGTTACCTCCAAACTGATTCTTAATCGCCCCTTCATTCATCCACCCTATAGTATTCTCGAAAAGGACTTTATCTGACATTATCTTATCAACGTCCTTAATAGTACGTCTGGCTATGTCGGAAGCTCCTCGGGTGTTACCGGAGCGTTGGGCCTGTTGGAATATGTTATAGTCCTCTTTACTAACTTCTCCGGACATCATACCGGCTTGCATTAGCTTAGCTAACTGCCCTGCGTCAGAGTCGACGTCTTTAATAAGCGTTCTAGTCATGTTACGTGACATAGCTGCTTGCGTCTTTCCTGGAAGACCTGCTGTTGCATGATCTACTAACGACCCAATAGCATTTGCAGTGACTTCCATATCACCACTAATAGACCCTGTACCATCGTAGGTTAAGTTGACACCGCGAGAGTCTCTAGCTTTATTTAACGATACTAGAGTGTTCTTAATGACCTCTCTAGACTTGACCATGTTCTTAACATCTTTATTAAGAACTCTAGCCTCTGCAGAAATCTGCTGTAGTATTTTACCGGAGGCATCATCGTTAGACCCTAGGCTGGAGCCGAGTAGTTGCTGTGTCTGCTGCTGTAGGGAATTAACGTCACCCTCTCCAAAGACGTTTCTAGCTGCCGCAAGTTTACCTAGTCGCTGACTTACTACGTCTTTATTCTGCTCGTCTGATCTTTTGCTGCCGTCTCGGTTTGTCCAGCTTACCCCGCCTTCGTAACCAAGTTGGCTAACTACATCAGCGACCTCTTCTATCTTAAACCCTCTAGTGAAGCTCTTGTTAACCTTTGTAGCGTCACCACCTACGTATGCTGAGTCTAGTATACTCTTGCCAAAACTTTTAGCCCGCTGTACATGCTGCTGGTGGAATGCCATCTGCTTCTGCCAACTATTAGCACCAGGTGCATTAGTTAAGTCACCACCACCGGCAATGCTGGTAGCTCCTCCAATCATCCTACGAGAGAATTCGTCGAGGTTACCCCCAGTCGCCTGCTTTACAAAATCAAATTGGCTTAAGTAAGAGTTAGCCATGTTATCGTAACCACTTGCAGTACTGGCGATGTTTCCAGCCTCTCCTCCTGTATTACGTAGCGAATTTATTATGTTGATATGACCCACGAGGTCTTCATGGGCCTTTTGATTGCGTTGGCTTCCTCCGTTAACTACAAACATAGTATCGGAAGGGCGCTGCCCCATAACAAAGCCAGGAGACTGAGACATACCCATCATGTTGGTGCCCATCTGGTAGGCTGTGTTAACCATCCAGTTAGAGCTTACGGCGTTAGGGGTATACTGGGTGTTATATGGGGATTGCGCCACAGTTATTCTCCAACCTTCTTATGGTCATAAACAGGTGGAGGTTCGGTAGAGTTGTCTCTCTTATCGAAGGCCACGTTCTCGTGGTAGTCCTTGACGGCTCTTTCTCTTTCCATCTTCTTCATGTCCTCTTTAGTGGCTCCTCCTGTTAAGTAAGGAATCGTTTCTAACAAGCTATAGTAGGCATCTATAGCTACACCCATAGCTTTATCATAATCTATAGTCGGGTGAGTGGCTCCTGCCATCAAACCCGTGTACTTCTGTCCTCGTACTTCACGAAGGATGTCGCTCTCGATAACCTCACATACCGTAGCGTAGAACTTTCCCGAGTGTCTATGTTTTTCGGAATCTCTAGTAGGTATTCCCCGAAGGCGAGCCCGAAGGCCGAGGTTTAACCTTCGGGATTCCAAAAATCCTGATTATTAGCATTCTCTACCATTGTCCAATATTTATACTCAAATTTCAGTATCTCTGCGAAGATAGCTGCTTCAAGTCCTGTTTGCATACCTTGCCAAGCGGTTTCTGCTTCTTCATACCACTTAGGTGCTTCGGCTGCTTTGTCATCCAACATGAACGACTTAAAAGTTGCTTGTGCCAAGAAAGGCCCTTTAGCCTCTGGGTACTCTGTAGCGTTTAACCGCTGTATCTGAAACCTCATAGTAGCTCTTCTGAAAACAGCTGCATAGTCTGAGTCGGATAGGATCTCTCCCATAGTAACTCTTCTTTGAGATTCGTAGATAAGTGCTCTACTTTCGTCAGAGGTTCTGCTTCTTAAGGTGCCGGTAACTTTTCCACCAAATATGGTAAACTCTCTGGTGAATCGTTTGTTATCTATAAGGCAGTTTAGAAACTCGTCACGATCGTCTTCTGTAATCTCTACCTCGTCATAGTTTATAGTAATACCTAAATCGGCACCAGACTTATGTAAGTTCAACCTTGCGGCGTTAGTCGGTGCAGCTTCATCTGATCCTGCGCCCATGATGGGGTCGTCTTTAGCACTGTCTACTACAGGTACTGAGCTACTTAGTTCTGCGTCGCCTTTTTTCTTAGGCTGAGAGAATTCTGCAAAATCTCCACTACCGAGGCTTTCGCCGTCACCTAGCTTCTTGCTAATCTTATCTTTTACACTGTCTGACATAATGGTCTACCTTTTCGTTACTTTGTATTCGTTTAAGGAAGTCTTCTGAAACTGTGGTTCGTTTGTCATAGACTCACGGTTCTTCATCTTTCCATTCTCATCGACGTTTTCTTCGCCGCTGGTTAGGACAATATATACGTTACTGTTAATTTTGTCTTTACCCGGAAATGGCATTGTTCCATTAACTTCAATCTCTTGCCAGGAATCACTAGAGGTGAGGCCGGCATCTGTCAGTGCCATAGGGCTCTTATCTATAAGTATCTGCCATGAAAGTTGATATAGTTCAAAGTCATTGGTAGCATACTCGTCAGAGCTTCTGAACGTGAACTTTATAGGATCACGTTGTCCTTCTTCAAAAGTACTTAACCAAGACCTGCTATCAAAGGAGAAGGCCTTCTCTTGCCTACTGGCTCCTACTAGCTGTGGTGTGGAAACATCGTCACCTGCTTTAGTTAGTGGCACCCAATACTCGCCACCGTCACCGATAGCTGCGCCAGACTCACCACCTAAGAAAGCGTTACCAGATGCAGCTAGAGCTGCTTGTGTGTCAGTTAGCTGTAAGTACGCTCCACCAGTAGCTGCTAGGATGCGGTCGCCAATAGCTCTCACGACGTCACCTACAATACGGACACCTTTAGCGGCACCCTTCACAGCTTCTATGCCAATACCTCTAATACCAGACAAGAGTACTTCCTGCCCCCATAGAAAGATAGAGCTTTCTGCTGCCTTAAGGACAATACCAGAACTATTAACTGCCTCACCGTCAGTTCCGTCTGAAAAGCCATGGCCAGACTGCTCTCCTGCTGACTCTAGTAGTATTCCGCCATTAGAGAAACTATGTAGGTTCTTCTCAGCCTTAAGTCGTACATCCTTATCTGTAGCTGTGATGTCTACGCTATTCTTGGCTTTAATGACAACATCGTCACCGCCTAATATATTTACGTTAGTTCCGGGCATTAAAGTTAAAGCACCTGCTCCACCAAGCTGCATTCCGCCTTTACCATCAAGGACTAGCTGTGTTCCAGCTGCATCCATAATAGTAACAGACCCGTCTGGGTTTATATACACACCAGCTCTAAGTTCTTTCTTATCCTGGAACTCTTCTGTAGACTCCTTACCATTGGATAACGTGTCGTACTTATCCTTAGGAGTTTCTAGGTCATCTGCTTCGGGTACATACCAATCCTTTTCTTGCTCGTCAAATCTTTGGTAACTATTCTTTCTAGACCATGCAGTCATATCTCTTACAAGTAAATGAGTACCTCCCTTAAATGCTGGGGGTATCTTATAAGGTTCCTTCTCTTCTCCGATCTCACCGTCTTCTGTCTTGTCGCCTGACGGGTCCCAAGGTTCTTTAAGCTTCTTAGGTATAGGGATGATATCGTCACGAGTAAACGCCATACCTGCTGCAGAGGTAACGCCTAGATGCCCGCTGTCTGCGATGTTAAGATGAAAAAGTCCTTGATGCTTTGCTTTCCTTGAATACTTCTCATCACCCTCTTCAGGGTTGGCAACAAACATCTGTAGCAATCCTAGGTGTCCGAAGAACATCTGGAAACGACGTTTTAGGGTAGCCTCTGCCTCTTTGGGTTTGATGTTTAAATCTTTATAGTCATTGCTAATATCGTCCGACTCTTCGAAAACCTCTTCACCGATGTCGTCCTTGCCAGAAACTTCATGCTGCCTAGAAGATCCGCATATCTCTACAGATATATTACCACCATCATTATAGATGTGTTGCTCTCCGAAAGAAGAGAAATGCTGGTACTGGCCGCTTCTGAGTCTTAATAGGTCGTCGAGGGTATGCACTTCAATCGCACATTGCTGCGACCCTCGCATAGTGGCAGTCATTCCCATAATACCTAGGAAGACTCCGTGATCGTTTATCTTACCCCAGTCCCCTGGGTTTACATCAAAAGGTCTTCCATTGTTAGCGAATATCTTTTGTTTGAAATCTCTATTTTTCAACATCTCTTGGTAGTACTGACTACTCCACATAGCTGTGCCAGACTCGGGGTCTGCTGAGAACTGTCTAGGTGTTATTTCTTGTTTACCCTTAGCATGGGTAGGTAGGGCACACAGTATAACACCATTCTGTGCTCCAGGGGCGTCAGTCCATAATATTACCGGAGTTCCTGACGACAGTGTTGCTAAGTCCTTCACACCTACAATATTGGAAACCATACTAGCTGCAGACTTACATGTGATAGTCTCGCCTTTGTCGGTTTCTACAGAATAAGAGAATTGACCTTGTAGTGCTCTGGTGATGATTCCTTGCTTGAACTCACCACGACATCCTTTAGGACCGCCTTTAGTACCGGTAGAATTTTTAAAATTGTCATTGTAAAGCTTACTGGGCATATAGCTGATCCTTTAAAAAAGAAACCGGTAACCACTCATGAGCGGTTACCGGTCGTTAATAACTTAAGTTCGGTAACTTATGCCACTTCTAGGTGAGCGAAACGCCAACCTATATTTTCCATGACACGCGCGTCTGCAACGTTAGCAGAGAACCCGATAGTAGTAATAACACAGCCATCCATGGATATGTTAACACCTTCCAGCTCGTTGTTATCACAAGAACCGCCTCGGACGTTCAAGTTAAACATTGCGCCACCTTCACAAATATCAAAGGCTTCCTGTGGGAATAAACCTTGACGACCTGTGGAAGCTGGTGCTGGTCCGATTACTCGGGAGATAGTGCCAGAACCTTGCGGTCGACCCTTCACCCAGTAAAGCGCGTTAGAACCTAATTCAAATACTTCTTGTACTTGCTGGCCGTAGTTAACGGCCCAGTTTTGTACAAGGTAACCACCGGCGTTGGCCGCTAAGCCCGCGCCGCCTGTGGCGAAGTCCAATCTAGTATTCTCCGAAGAGAACACCTGCTTAGCTTTCGCCCCTCTGTTATAACCAAATATATCAGCCATTGTTAATACCTCTCCTTATACTACTAAGTGTAGTTCGATTACGTTAAGCGGCGCTGGTAAGTTCAGGTTCACATTGGCGATAATCGTATCAGCGAGCGTTGGGTGCTGCTGAATGAGAACTATCTCACTGTTTTCCTTAATGACCTGCGGGCTAAGAAGACCTACACCTGTAAATGAACTCAAGAAGTTGATACCAGACAGAATCTCTGTGCGGAGGTGGTCAACAAGTGCTGGAGTTACGTTATACTTACCAATGTAAGGGGACAGTTTGTTAGCGAAGTAGTAACTGATGGAGTCAAAGTTTTTAACCATTGACAATTCAGTCTTAGCAAGAACACCGCTACGTTGGTTGGTAGAGATCTGGTGACGGATAAATACCGGACCACCTGGTAGCTCTTGAGCTACGATCAATGTACCACCCTCGGCCATAGTGTTAAGGTCATCTTCACTAAAGATGCTGTAGATAGCTGGAACGTCATCGAACCCTGCTACTTCAGTGTTTGTTAACCCTTGCTGAGGAACTACTGAGCTTGCTAACCCGGCTACACCCGCTGCTGCGAAGTATCCTGGTTCTGCAACGCCTTCGTTAAACAGTACGTCTGGGTAAACTGCATACATTCTTCTGTCGGCGTAAGCTGCGGAAGTTTCTGCAAGTTTAGAAGCCTGCTCACTTGTGCTTAGAGGATGGTAAATTTCCATCTTCACTGCAGTTGTGATCGCGGCTGGCTGGGCGGCATCGAGGTAAAGAACCTGATTACTTTCCAATTCTGCTACGACAGCTGACGTGTGAGTCTCGTTACCCCAAGCATCGATATCGAAGTTGAAACGAATTTCATCGCCAACTGCAACAGTACCTAGTAGGTTTGCGAACTCTGTGAACTCAACTCTTGTGTATTGAGTACCGACAGCTCGTGTATCGTCAGTGATAGTAGCGTTCCACACTCCATTAGTAGGATGGTTACCACCCCAAAGGATTGCGTTTTCGAAGCTGGTCTCAGCTGCGAGGAATGCTATTCTCCATCTCTTACGATTTTCTGTGGACATCTCGTCAACATGCGCATCAACCAATCCGTGGATTGTATCGTCGAACGTAAGAGGTACGAGACTGTAAAGCTTATCAGAAAGAGTAGCTTTACTTAGGACCTTAGAGTATCCAGCAACATCATCAGATTCAACTCCCATGAAATACACGGTAGCATCTGCACTGTTCTGTAGTGCTTTGTAAACACCTAGAGCTAGTGGGTTGTCTGGAACAATTGGACCGAGTGAACTGACCACATCGTCAATGTTAGATATAGAGAAGATTGAGCTAGTATACTCTCTGAGTAATGCTCTGTACTCTACATAAAGTGAACCTTGCCATAATTCAAGGTAAGGCATAGAACTGTCACTTGGGTCTACCCATCTGCTATCCTGGAGTGTTATTCCAGAGTTAGATGTCAAGCTTGCTGCAATACCTTGCCAGTTAAAGAAACCAGCGGCTACGTTAGGATCACGCTGCTCACTTGGGATAGTGACTGAGTTGCTAAACAAGAACAGGTCGATAGCGAAAAGGTCAGGTATTGGTACCGGAACTCCTGCTGAGTCGATTGCAGCTGCGACGTTATCAGAAACAGGCTCACTAAGAACAAGAGTCTTAAGAGGTCCGTTTGCTTTTGCAGTAGCTTCAATAGTCCAGACGTCGCCTAAGCTTAGTCCGCCGTTAATGTCGATTCCACCGTTAGAGTTGGTGTTAGAAGGGAATTCAACAGTTACGCCGTTAAGTCCGACGTTAATGATGTCACCATCTGCAACTACAACGTTAGTCTGCTGATCGATACCTGCAGAGTCTGTAATCTTAAGCTTAGGTCTTGAGAGTCTCAAGTCTAGAACGAAAGTCTCACCTACAGCGAAGGCTGGGTTAACAGCGCCACCATCAGTAAGAGTGATTGCAAGTCCTTTGATACCGACGTCTACAGATGTAGCGAAGGCTGGGAAGGAAATACCGTTCTGGTTATCACCAGCGTTAGACTCAAGAGCGAACTCAGTCGAAACAAGGTTACCACCTGCTTTAGTAACAACTAGACGATACTCGTCATCAAGATCACCACCAGTCCACTGAGAGATGTCGACTACTGCTGCGATAACCGTAGAGGCTGTCGGAGTTGATAGTGCGGTATCTACTGTAGAGTAGTTAGTTGGTGTTCCTGCAGAAGTGAGGTCGTTAGCTAGGTTGTTAGACGTAACTGTGATCTCAGTACCAGAGACAGTCTCGATTGCCTGAGCATCAAGAGAACTTCCTTGGATAGCTGCTAGTAAGTTAGTTAGTGTGTCTGCGGCAGTTCCACCGATAACTACAGCAACGTTAGTACCAGAAACAGTAGCATTGTTATCGAACTCGAAGACAACACTGTTAAACCCATCATTTAATGTGAGGGTTTCTGTATCAGCAGGCTGACCTGCAGAAGTAATAACTGTATTAGCGTAGACAGCGTTATGGCCTCTACCGAAGTAGTTAACACCTGGCTGAGCAACAACTGTTCTATCGAAAAGTCCGCCACGAACAACTTCTAGTCTGTAAGTAGTATCTTGCTGACCAGAGTAAGAACCCTCGACAATAAGATTGTTAACAGCGTTAACTGGGGTAAGGACTCCAGATACTTCATAACTGTCACCAGCTTTGAATTCTCTGTCAGGTCCACCGCCTGATCCAGAAGTATCACCTGTAGCGTCAAAGGCGAGAACCATGTTGCTACCGATATAGATACTACCATCAGGGTAGTTAGCATCTGCAACTATTGGAACACCTGTACGGTTGTACGTTCCTGAAGCATTAGAGACGTTAGCAGTGACATTACCACTAGTGGCAACTCCGCCTGCTACGATCGTAACTGTGATGTCTAGATCGCTTACACCTTGTGATTGATCTCCGAAAGCGTCATCGTAAGTAGCAGTCTGATCGAGAAGATAGATTGCTGCGTTACCGCCTACAAGAAGTCCAGTGTTCTGATTATCACCACCACCAGCTAGGACGGAAGAATCACCAGCACTTAAATCTGTGCTTAGTTGGTTCTCTGCGTTGTCGTCGGCAGGTGTTTGGTCAGAAACTGTAGCGTTAAGGATGTCTGGCTCGAAACCAACAACTGTGCTGAAGACTTCTTCAGGGACACCTGTGCTGACTGGAGTTACGACGTGACGTATTCTGTCACCGACTTCGACGTCTTTGAAAAGACCAGCTGAACGGTTGAACCCATTCTCAGTCTTAAAGATAATTGAGTTAGCGAATACTGTGTAGAACGCATAATCATCTAAGATGTTAGTAGTGGCAGCAACAAGGTCTGCAGCGTCTTGGTCTTCTACAGTAGTAACTGCATCGAGTCCGTCGCCAGAGATATCACTTACTTCCCAATCTTCGAGAATGTCTGTAACTGCAACAACAGCAGCTCTAGCCGCAGCGACTGAGTCACCACCGCCGCCAATGTCGAAGCTGACAGAGAGTTCATTGCTTGTTCCTGGGTTATATGTAACCGAGAGTGCTGCATCTGCTACCGTTACTCTAAGAGCGTCGGCTGCTTCTGCATCTGCAATGTGTGAAGGTATTCTGCTCTTCAACTGTGTAAGTGTGAAGCTTGATGAAGCACCTGCCACGACAATCTGTCTTGGAGCGTTAACTGCCAATCCAGTAAGGTCAAAGTCTAAAGCGACTCCGTCCGGGCCTTCTACAACCTTGTTAGCTAACGTAGCATCTGCAGGAACTGCAATAGATCCTTTAAGTCCGTCAGTCGTAATATAATTTAATTCACCGGCTGCTGAGCCGATAATGAAACTTTCTGCAGGATAGACGTAATAGCTCTCCGGAAGATTTGCGCCACCATTGTGAACACCACTGACTGTGACGTCAATGTTACCCGCAGAGGTAGTAGCACCTATTCTTGGAGCAGCTCTAAGCTTATTCCGTACACTAGCACTTGTAAGAACCAACGGGTTAACCGCTGACTCAGCAAAGCTGATATACTTTAAAAGCGCATCGTCTGCGTAAAGTTTGGTGAAAGATTGGTCAACGACAGACAATGCCGGCTGATTAGGCCACAAGTAATCTGTGTCGTTATCTTTATCATAATCCCCTAAGCTAACTAAAGCTTTCTCAGAGGATTCTGCGTATCTAAAGAGTTGATAGTGCGGTCCGAATACGAACGCGTTCAGGTTCTGAACGACAGCTTCCGGAGCGGCTTGAAACTCTTGAAATACTTTAACTTGTGGCTTTACATAAGTCACTGTACTGTCTCCTTAGTTTATTGTACCATTTTGAATCTTTGGTCTAAACCAGATTTCATCTTAATAGACATTTGTTTAAGTTTAGGTGATTCCTGCTTATTACCAAAGAATTCCTGGAACCTGAACTGCGATCTAACACCGGCTTCCCACTCACGTGGTTGGTCTTTACGCTGCCTTGGTTTAAATATATCAGTCACATCAAATTTTTCAAAACATAAGTCCCTCTTAATCATCTCCGCAAAAGAGTCAACCATATCTAACGTAGACGCCTGATATGAAAGAACTTGCGATTTTGATTTTCCAATGTGATTGAATGTTACAGTCCCGTTAACTACACGAGCCTGATATTGTATACCTTCCTCTAGATTATAGCCGGCATTATCACCTAAGCCTTGCACACCTTGAGTTGAGTATTTTAAATCCCCTAAGGCAACGATCACCATAGGGTATGGGTTGTTTTCTGAGTCTTCCCAGGTGCTATCCACGTCTATATATGGAGAGCCTTTCGTTTTACCGGAAGGGTCCCATGGTTTAGTGTGGTGTAACAGGTTATCCTCAAAACTGTACATGGCGCGGAGTATCTCCAGGAATCCTCCCTCAAGAACTACTGGGTCGCGGCGCATCTGAAAGTAGGTAGCAATAGTTTCCAACGGCTTAACCTGCGTAGGGTCTTTAAGCCGTGATTCTGCCTGCTGATCTTCCAGGTTAAGTCTTTCTACTGATTTGCTCATTATATACCTACGCTATATCTTATATCCGAAGTCTCCAGCTCATTGGCTGTTATTTCTTGGATTACGGCAATCCTTCTTAATTCAGTTAAGTTACTGATTATGTTAGCAATATAACGTAGGTTATTAGTCGTGTCCACTATCATATCGTCACGAAGTAATAAAGGACTGCCAACTAATCTTATCTTATGTCCTCTATCGTCTTCTACGAAAGCGCCATCTTTGGCATGCTTCTTATGTATAGTTCTTACGCTAAAAGTTCCGAATGCAGGGAAAGGCCCGTACCAACCATCGAGGAATCCAGTTCCACCACAGACCTCACAGGTAGGGTCCATAACCTTCTTAGTGATAGGGTCTAAGCATTCTGTACACTCTTCACCCTTATGCATCTTCTTGAAAATGTTTATCTCAACGCCAGCAAGCCCTCTCATCTGTAGGACTTCTTTACGCATGATTTCTTTAGAGTAGGCATACGCCTTTAACTCTTGACCACCAAAGGCTGTCTGTACATCAGAGTAGCATACGTCGTTGTCTTCCCCGAAGGTTGCTTTAACCCTGAAGAATAAATTGTTATTTTTATTTTTACGGTTACGGCATTCTTCTGCCCAAGTGTAACCCTCTACAGCGGGGGAGTGATCTTCCCAATCGCTTAGGCCTGTTGGAGAGTACTGTACGTTAAACACCAAAGGCTGAGGAACCTCAGCCTGCTTTTTAAGTAACCATCCGAAAGTAAAACCACCATAGTAATTCGGAAATATGTCAAATTGTTGAAAGATATCGCAGGTGACTTCTGGCATTAAGTCCACCCCCATCCGCCTTCGATGTTAAGTTCGATCTTCTTATCATGAATGAACTGACCATACTCTGCGGATAGTTTAGCAGCGGCAGCATCATATGCCGGAGCTTTATCTTGATCGTTAATAGCACCACCTGGTACGTTATAGTTTAGGTGGTTCCTACGGTAGCGATGCCCTGCTATTGTTAGCAGGTTAGCTACAGTGCCTCTTAGTAGGTTCCAGCGCCATGGGAATGTGGCAACGCTATACCGAGCGACGAAAGGAGGTGTCTCATTCCATCGGTCCACAGCAAAGGTCTGCGCTGTACGGATCTCTTCAGGGCTGAACTCTAAGTCAAGTAACAACGTGTTCGCTTCCGGATCTGTATCACGTAACCAGATTCTTATATCCATTTCGGATATGAACCCAGGATTTCCTTGCGGTGTGTCAGCCATTACTAATACCCCTTATAGATTATAAATGTCTTTAGCGTTGTCGTGTCTACGCTTCATTAAGTCTTTCAGGTAATTAGCTATATATGCGTCTCTAGAACCTTCAGACATACTTTGCGTCTGCTCTAACATCCGTTCTAGATCTACCTGACTGTCTGACTTTTGTACGTCTTCAATAGTATCCTTTAGAGCTAGTCCGCCTAACGCACCTGCTCCGCCTAGGCCTAACGTACCTAAGGTTTTAAGACTGCCGCCTAAACCTGCTTTTTTAAGCAGGGATTGTGCGACAGAGGGTGCCACCCCTCTCTCTTCGGCTCTGTGCATGAATCCTTGTAACCAATGTTCATCCATAATAGTACCTTACATTCCTGCGCCAGAGTAGATGTCCTTCATACCGTAGAAGTTTCTACCGCCGCCGCCTTTGTCCTTACCAAAGCCATAAGTGTCTCTAGCTGCGTTAAAGTCACGTTGAGCTTTTTGTTTAAGCATCATCTGCATTTGGCGCATCTTGGATGATTCGCTACCACCGCCTTCCATGATACTTTGCATAGCAAGTTCGTCTTCACCTTTACTAAGGTTCTCAATACCTTCTTGAGCTTTACCAAGGCCATACATGCCTGCACCGCCTAGTCCTAGTGTACCCATAGTTTTGAGGCCGCTTCCTGTACCACTGAAGAATCCTTTAGACTGTTCTGCGCCTGCTGCTGCTGTTTCGCCGGCAGTATCTTTAGGTGTAGTGGACTTCTGGCTATTAGTACTCTTACTACCTGCCCCTCTTGAAGCGGCTGCGGTGTCTTTGGCCTTATTGAGACTTTCAGAGTTAACTTTCATCTTCTTACCTGCGCCTGCTGCGGCACCTGCTCCGGCTGTTGCCTTTGCCTTAGCTGCTGTAGTACCTATCGGCTTAATAGCGCCCATACCTGCTGCTGCGGCTCCTGCGCCTGTTGCTGGAACTCTAGGTGCCTTGCCGCCTAATGGCTTGACAGGTCCTAGCTTGGGAGAGTTAACTTTAGGAGCTTTAGCTTTGCCTTTACCAAATAAACCCTTAAGAGCTTTACCTAGTCCGCCAAATCTTTGAGCTTCTTTATCGAAACCGTCGCGATATGCTTCGCTTTCTTTATACATATGAAAATGTGTGGCATTCGCCAATAATTCTTTTGTCTGGTCTGGGTTGAGCCCGTAGTTCGCGCTTTCTTTTACAAAGCCTTCCATCCAGTTCTGATTTTCTACGTCGATCATTTGCTTTATCCTATAAGTAAGGAGTTATAAAAAAAAGGGGCGTCGGTTACAATCACCAGACGCCCCTAAGAACTAGCTGCCTATAGGGCTGCTGGACTTGTTAACTTCTTTAGTCAACAAAGTCAGCACGACAGACAGCAGCTACGTTACCGATGGCGAATCCACCAAGCCAGTAAGCGAAGCATTCAATGAAGTAAGCTTCTTTCTTCATGTACATAGTCCAATCAGTAAGATAGAAAAACTTACCAAGGAACTCTGGAGCTGCGAAGAAATAAACCACACCATCAGGAACGATACCGCCCTTAATAGTGTAAATGGTCTTCATACCCATGATCTTTTCAAGAGTAAGTCCGTTCTCGAACAATTCTTGAGATAGATCACCACCGGCGTCTTCACGACGATACTTCAGGAAGTCCTGAGCAGTAACATCGTTCATAAGCATTAGGTAGTTACGTAGACGGAACTTATCTTCGAAACCTGGGAAGAGTGAACCAGAAGGCATCATCTTCTTAGCTTCGGCGATATCAGATCTGTCAAGACCAGCAGAGAATCTGCGGTACTGAACTTTACCTGTAAGAGTCTGAACCGCAACACCGTCACCAGCGTAAGGGTTAGCAACAGTATAAGTGTCAGCATCTGGGTCATAGACTGTAGCAGTCGTTGCGCCAGTAGCAGTGTTCAACCACATAAGGTCGATTACGATACCGTCACAGGTTTCGATCCACTTACCGTCAATCTCAGCGAGACCGTCTTTGATAGCGTTGTCAGTAAGGACTTTACGAAGGTCCATTCTGTAGGTACGCAATTCGTCGATGTCCTTAGTAAACTTAGGAGTAACGATACGTGCCATAGGAATCAAGTAACGACGACCCTGGATATACTCACCTTCAGGAATAGACTGAAGTGGTACCCATTTAGCTCCTGGAGAATCTGGCTCGATTTCCCAAATAACTGAAGGCATGTCATTATCAAGAGAGACATTAAGAATGTCATCTGTAGCTTTTTCCGGAGGAAGGATCTTATAAGTAAAAGAATCTTCACGGACCTGAATGCGTGTAAAACCAGTCGCGGCACTTTGTGCCTTCTTGATTGAGGTATCGCTACCTTCGTTAAACGCTTCCATAATTTTGTTGTTCATTACTGAAACTGGAATGTTATCGCTCATGATTATACTCCGTCGATGTCAGGTGAGTAGATAGTGGCAAAACCTAATACCATACCGAATCCACCTTTAGTGCTAGTTCCGCTGACCGTCTTATCGTTGATAAAACGACGGTACTCAGCTTTAGTAACTACGCCACACGCAGTCTCTCCATCAGCATGAGCCTGAACTTTACCGTCAAGTCCACCAACAAGTAGTGCGCCTAAAGCAGGAGTTCCGTTATACTGATCCGTTTCAACTTCCATAGGCATTGTGCAAGAAAGTGCAGTCAATGCGCCTGCCATCTCAACATCTGTTTGATCTTGGTCTTGGAGTGCAAAATAGATGATTGGTCCAGGAGTACCAGCGGCACCCTTAGACGCTGCATCATCTGCAGTCTTAAGCCAAGTGTTATCAGATGTATCAACTCGAAGGGAATTACCTCTAACAAGGTTAGTGACAGCGTCATTAACCTTGAGGGTTTTATCCAATTGCACTAAAGAAGGATAAGCCCCTTTTAGTACGTTAAAATGACCTTTAGCCATGTTAATTACCTCAATTTAATATGTTAATCTACCAATCCAGAACGGGAGTTACCCAGCTCTGGAAATAATTCTGCTACAAATGGACATGTGTCCGTAGAGGCCGAAGCCTCCTTTACCGCAGAGGGTCCTCCCAACGAAGAAGTACCTAAAAGTTTAGCTAACTTTTCAAGTGTCTTCAAGGCCTCTACCGGAGAGGAGGCTAGCTTGTCGACAAAGTCGTTAACTTTAGTTGCTTCAATAACGCCGCGATCTGCTAAGATGGCAGCGGTGCGTTGGGCCTGGAGATCAAAAGCTTTCTTTTCTGTTAGCTTTTCGCTAGCTTGCTTAGAAAGTGCAGCGTTGAGATTACTAATCTCTTTCTGACTCTCTTCGACATAAGCAGCGCTCTTTTCGAGGATCTCTTCTAAATTTTTATCATTGCTCATGGTAAGCTCCTTACTTGCTGTTGGCTCTAACCGTAGCTAGCGCGTTTAGAAAGCTCTTCTCAACACTAGCGGATGCAGCGACTTCCATACCTGCAGGAGCTTCTTCAAGTCCCTCAAGTCCTTCTAGTTCGCCTAAACCTTCTGGAGCAGCTCCCTCGATAGCGCCTACAGCTTCACCCGCTTCTTCAGCGCCTTCAGAGGCTCCGATCTGCGACATAATAGCTGCAACTTCTTCTTCCGAGAGTTCTCCACTCTGAACCATCATGGCTAATGCCGCTTCAAGTTCCTCAGGAGCGATATCGTCACCTGCTTCTTCACCTTCGCCAGCCATGCCAGCTAAAGCTTCGTCAGCGCCGATACCAGAGTCCATAGCTGCTGGGTCCATACCCATCAATTCAGCTTGTGCTCTTTTAACAGCTTCGGCAGCAACAGTAGCGCCGAGAGCTTTATAATCGATAGAGCCGTCTGGAGAAGTAGCTTGTGCCAACTTAATCGCGTCATTACGACCTGCTTCATAAGCTTGCTCAAATCTAGCATCTTCAGCTTGTTTAACAGCTTCATTAATCAACTGGTCAGCATGTTCCTGTCCGGCATCATATGCAGCTTGTTTTTCAGAGTCTTCAGCTTGCTTGTTTAGAAACTCCATAGTGTCTCTAGCAGCCTGAGCTCCAGCTTCTTTTTGTAAAATTGTTTCTGTGAAATTTACACCTTCTTCAGTAGAAAGGATTGTACAAGCGATCTTAGCGAGTACATCTCTGCTAAGTTCGATTTCACCACCAACAGTAGCTTCCTTGGACTCTTCCTGCGAAGCTTCCTTGGAGTCATCAGAATCGTCTTCTTTTTCACAGTCGCAGTCTTCCTTATCACACTTGGAACACTTCTCGTCTGTCAAAACGTCAACGGCTGATCTCGCAGCAGTCTTCTCGCTGTTGAAGTTACCGATAAGGTCAATAAGGTCTTGAGCATGTGCATTAACACCAGCTGAAGCTTCTTTAGCGTTTGAGTCGCTACTGACCATAGGTTTCTTGGCTACATCCTGAACAGCTTGTGTAGCATCTGTAGCATGGCCTGACTCAAGCTTTTCAGCTTCAGTAGCACCAGCGTTGCTATTTGCAGTGTTCGGGGGTAATTCCTGTTGGACTTCTTTGTCTGGCGCAGATGCACCATCGTCTACAGGCTTATCATGGGCAGATCCAGGGATGCTGTTGGGGTTATCCAAAGCTTCTTCCTTGGCCTGTTTACCAAAACTCGCTTCTTTGATGCTAAGAAATTGCTTAGTGTCTGCGAGTATTTCATTCATTGTTTTTGAAGTGGACATTTATCCTAGTCTCCTGATTCTTGCTTAAACATGCTTTGAACAGCCAATATGGCTAATTGGCGGTCCACACTTTCAGATGGGTGGAAATACCGCATCGCGTTAATACTCGCCAGTTTATAACTAGCATACTTCTCCGACACAACTTTTGCAACCTGAGAAATAGTACTTGATGGTACACTTTTACAACTAAGTTGTGGATTCAAACCTGAAGCGGTTGCATCAACAGCACGTTTAAATACGTAGTCATCTGAGAAAGACGACGCACTTTTAACCATTGCCACCTTAGCGTCCAGTGTACTTGCTTGCGGTATTACATACTTCGATGGTGTTATAAAGTCATAGTAACTGTCACTACAAACCTCATACGCCTTACCTTCTTTTAACAATCTAGTAAAGAGTCCATCACAGGCCTTCTTAACCTCACCCAAATGCGGACGCAATTGGCCTAGGTCTATACCCATAGCGTACTTGCAATAAGATTCCGGATCAAGTATAACCTTGTTCCTCGCCAAATTGGAAAGTACATCTTCGGGCTCGTACCTACGCAGGTCACTTATATAAGCATCAGGTACTGATGTTGCATAAGCGGCTTTACGTAGCTCCCACATTTGAGTTTCCCAAGGGTCTTGAGGTCCTCTCTGTGCAATGCTGCGGTACTTATCTTCAAAGCTTGCCATCTTCTTCAAGATATCAAGCTTATCAAAAGGTGCGCCGTCTTCCATAATAAGTTCTGGCGGAGTCCACAAACCTGCGTCCTCTGCTAGTTTAACACTATCAACACCTGCGGCGCTGGCTGTCTTATTAAGGTTCCAAGCAATTCTGTCTGCTGGACGATAGACGAAACTAATATCAAAAAATTTAGGGTGGTCATTATATGTACCAATGACCTGACCGTCTTCTGCAGTCTTACCTAGACTCATAGCTATATGAGAACACTGGCGAGGGTCTTTGCTAGAAGATCTTAGCTGGTCACATACGGAGCAGCGGTCTTCCTTTACTCTACATGCCATAGACACTGGTACTTCACCACTAGATGCCAGCTTGTTCAGGTGCGTCTCGGCCTTGTCTTTATGTGCATGTATGAATAGTTCTATACGACCCATATCTTCATTGTAGGCAGACTTAACGATGTCCCCTAGCTTCTTCTCGGGGTCTTTGTTCTGGTGATGCTCATATACATGACCATGCTTAACAAAGGTAGGGTGAGATTCGATACAGGCTTTCTTAGTGAAGGCATCACCATTTCTATTGAAACCATAACGCTCGGACTCACCAAGTGCTATGACGTGTATGCCTACATGATCTTTATCTGGCTGGATGTCTTTTGCTACTTTAGAAAAGACAGAAGCTTGTTTTGTTAGGGTAGAGGTATCTTCTACGATACGGATACTGAACTCAGAGTTACTGTCTATCATACTGTCGTTATAGATCAGTTTGGTCATCCCGCTCATTATAACTCTCCCTGTACATATTTATCTGCCATAGCACCGGCAGCTAAGCCTGCTGGTAACGCCATCCAAGCAGCTCTGTTAGGCATGAACCTAGAAGCTCCTGTACCTTGTGTGGCTTGCTCTAGTATACCTCTAGTACCTAACTGAGGATCTAGTACCGCACCGAAGTCTCCGGAAAGAATTCTTTTGGCAAGGTTTTTAAAACCTCTTGCTTCAGGATCTAAAGCACTGCCTGTTCCTGCAGCATCTCTAATTTTACCTAAAAGTTTTTTAGCATCAATGTCTTTACCTAGTCCGAGGTTTGCTTTTGTAGGGACTTTACGATTTTTGGCTTCATTAGCCCATTGCTCGAATCCTTCTACAGTTCCTTTATCAGAGAAAGGTAGTCCGCCATGCTTACCTGCTATCCAGGCACCAAGAGCACCTCCGATAGAAGTACCAGGATTACCTAGTACAGGGTTGCCTACTGTGCTTAGGGATCTGTCAATGAGTCCAGGACTATTTGCAACTTCAGATGGAAGTCTAGAATCACCGAATAGTGAATTGTATCCCATTGTAAGTCCAGCAGCTCCGCCACCACCTAGTAGTGCTGCGACTGCTGAGTCTCCTAGCCCACCACCTAATAAGCCAGAACCAAGTCCACCTGCGGCAGCTCCAGCTAAAGAATTTAGTACGGTAGATTTTTGAGCATCTGATAAGCCGCCCCAGAATTCGGATACCTTGTCAGGGGCATTCTTTAGGGAGTCCATAATACTAGAGCCTGCGCCTTGTAGGGCTTCTACTATCTGTGCTTCTTTATCCATTATTAATATGTCTCCACGGTTTCGCCAGTAAATGTGTCGTCTAAAGCTCTCAGGGCAGTTACTGCGGCCTTAAGCTTAGTTGTAACCTCTGCTGTCCATAAGTCAGCCCTAGCTTCTGCATCCGCGCTGTCTCTTTCATCAAACCCTTGTGCAAAGGGTGAATCGGACTTAATCAACTCTAGATTGTCCGGCAGAGTAAATGTTGGCTCTGTTGGCGGAACGAATGATGTATCAACTAGCGAAACGTCTCCATCTAAAGTACTTGCAATAAAGTTAGCATCGGTTAGTACATGTGTCAAAGTCAAAATGCTACCAGCTATATCAGTAGCTACGTTTAACGTACTGCCCTGTACTGCTGTATCAAAAGCTGCAAGAGTTGTAGCTGCGTCAGTATCATTGTCGACAGGTAACGCATTAAGGTTGATCAAAGGTTCTGTAGATCGTTTAATCTCAAAGATAACAGTGTTAGTACCATCGTTGATGTTAACCGTCGTATTGAGAGGAGCTACATGTGCCGTGTCTGATACTGTGATATCGACTGCATTGCTTGTCGCCATAGTGACGTCAGCCCATGCATCGGTGTGAGTAATTGTAATTGTTCCTGCGTTTATAACAGTACTTACTGTAAGAGCGCTTGCCCCAATAGCTGTTTCTAGGTTTGCTAAAGTAGTGGGGGCGTCTACAGAGTTATCGACAAGGACATCGCCTACGGTGAGGGAGGTGCCGAACTCAAATATGACCGAGTTGGTTCCGTCGCCGATTGTAACAGTATCATCTTCCGAGGGGTTAGCTACGAATAGTACATCACCAAAGCCAGCTACAAACCCTGTAGACGCCGGATTGGCTATAAAGCTAAGATCAAGTAAAGCCGCAACTGCTGCTGCCGCTTCATAGTAACCGCCTGTGTTTATCTCAGGCTCTCCATAGTTGGCCATGAGTTCATTCTCAAGCTCACTATAGTCTTCTGCATGAATCTTAACTTTGTAGACACCGTTCTCTATTTCTTTAAAGGTGCGGATCTTCATCTTGCTGTCTCCTGTACCGACGCGCCCTGCTTCAGTCTCTTACGCATTTCATTTTCAAGGTCAGACCAAGACTTAGCATCGTAAGGACTTACTGCCACAGACTGTACAGACTGTCGTAAGATAGACCTCGCAACTTCTCTATTAAGAGAAACGTCTGGGGCTATTTGTATAAGTGTTTGGTAGGCTCTAGAAACAGAGTCAGGATTCTCACCCTTAAGTACTGGATCTGTCACCATAAGTTCTTCAAGTATAAGTTGGCGCTGTAGATTCTTCATCTTGTTAGCAGTGCCTTTAGCTTCTCGTGCTTTCGGATTAGCTAGTGCACCTGCTACGTCAACCTTTGGCATGGGAACCATACTGGTTGCTTTGTCAGCTACAGTAGCTAGGCCTTTCTGGGCTAACCCTAATCCGGCAGTAGCTGCTTCTGCGGTGTCGCCTGTGACGTTACCTAGTGTGCTACTTGAGGCTGAGGCTTCTTGTGCAGACTTCAGCCCAGATGCGAAGTCTTCAGTAAAAATATCGTTAATCTCATCGAAGGCGTCTGTGTCTTCGGTTTCGAGGTGCATAGCTCTCTTAAATCCTTTTTCATAAGATTTAGACTCGGTATTGTAGTGCTGCTCTAGAGAAGCGAACTTACTCCATTGAGTTCTACAGTCATGTGCATCCTTAAGTAGTCCATTAAGACTTGGGTGCTCAACGTCGAAGATAGAAATGCGTACTGCCTTATCACGGGCGTTCGCTCTCTTAGTATCAGCAGGTAGGTAAGCCATAAGCTCTTCTGCTATGTGATCTCCGGCATCCTTATACATAACGTGTAGGGCTACTTCCGCTTGTGGGAATAGAGACTCTTCAAGGTAATCTGGTTTAAGGTGCTGTGCGATCTTTTGGAGAGTTCTATCATAAACTTCCCCAGTCATAATTTTTTGGTCCTCACAGAAACCTGCAGTCTTCTTAAGCTCGCCTATTCTATGTAGGGCATAGTGGCTTACGCTTTCAAGGCTGTCGTCGCTGAACTCCGCAGCAGCCTTATCGAGAATAGAATAGTCTCCGGCCACCTTCTGATGTTCTGGTGCTTCTGTATAGAAAGAATAGTCATGGTGTTCTACTGGAGCCGCTGACTTAAGTATTTCATCTGCATCGAATAACGCAGGAAGTACATCGTCTGGCTTGGCTGTAGAAAAGTTTTGGCTCCTATCGTCGGCTGTCTTAAGGAAACTTATAGTCTTCGCAGTGTTATACGTCTCCATAAGTCTTAGCGTCTGATCCTTATTGAAATCATAGTCGGAAGCTGCTTTCACAACAGAAGCGTTGTCATCAAGACCACCATTGAAGTGGCTGACTGCGCTATCTAGGGCTTCCATTAATCGGTCTTTAAACATTTATCTTACTCCTATCGTAATAAATAAGTTACGTCAGGTATGGCGTTATGCCACCCATTCCTCTAACATTTAATTTAGCTTGTCCGTAGCCCCGTTGTGGTAGTTGAGGTCCTTGTGGTCCTGCGGCTCCAGGTTGTTGTTGTGGTTGTCCGTCGCCACCCCAGAGGCCCATAGCATTACCTGCCATGTTTATGCCTTGGTAAGCAAGTGGTCCGTACATTGCCGTGTTTAGGGCTGTCTTGCCTTTATTCTTACCTACCCACTTAAGGGCGTCCTTACCTTTACTAGCGCCGCTTCCAAGAAACTTCTTACCTGCGTTCCAGAGCCCTTTGCCTATTGTCAAAAACGGATTTGCTTGTTTATAGAGTTCATCCGACTGTTCCTGAGTAAGGCCTGCGCTAGCACACTTATCCATAAAACCCTGTTTGTGATACTCTACGTACTTCTCGTCTGTCATTTGAAGAAGCTCCCTTTACCGCCGGCACCTGCGCCAAGTTTAAACTTGTTTAAGAACCCACTGTAGCGTGCGTCATTTTTAGGTGCTGTAGGTGCTGAACCCAGCCCCATACCACCGGCGCCTGCTGCACCTGACATTCCTACACCGCGAGGTCCTTGTTGAATCTGACCTTGTGCTGCTGGACCTTGTCCTGCGGCACCTGCCATAGCTTGTTGTTGTCCTGGCTGTTGTTGTCCTGGTGCTCCGCCCCACCAACCCATACCCTTACCAAGAGAATTCACCGCATCGCCTACGAAATAAGTGTTCAGAGCTCTACCGCCCCACTTCTTCGCCTGCTGCATCTTAGAAAGCTTATCAGCAGCATTAGTAGCTCCTTGACCACCTTTACCGCCTCTCCACCAATTCTTCATCTTACTCAGGCCTCTACCTACAAGATTCTTCGCACCGCTAGCGATGTTCTTCATACCTGATAAGGCTCTAGGGGCAAGGCCTCTAGCTGATGATAAAACTCTAGGTGCAAGTCCTCTAGCTGCTGCCAGACCACGACCAGCGCCTAATGCTGCTCCACCATAACCTAAAGTAGCCACGGTTCCCATGGTTTTTAGAGTATCCCCTAATATACCTTGGTAACCTTTGTTACCGTAGTCTGCTAGGGCGTTAGTAAGTTTGTTACCGCCACCGTCAAACACGCCTGTTTGGTGTATTTTATCACCGAGGTAGTCATGAACCTTATTAAAGCCTTTATCGATAGCATCACCTGCGTCGGCTGCTGCATTATAAACAGTATTACCTACTGCCTTAGCTTTACGCTTAAACCAGTCCCAGGCTCCTGCCTCTTTACACATAACTGCATAGGCGGTGTCGAGGTACTCGTTAAAGTCAATAGACTCAGCTGCCGTTTTTTCAAAAGGCATAGTTACAGAGGCAAGCTTATCATAAAAGCCTGACACATAATTGAGCTCTGCTCTAGTTGGTATACGACAGGAGTCTTCAAAGACCCCTCGCATGAAAGCTACTTTAACGAGTACTGCATCCATTAGATAGCTCCTCCGTCTACGAACTCCGTACCTTCGGCGTCAATAGTCTTTTGCTTAAGCTTCAATGATAGATCGCCAAGTGACTTAAAGACACCTCGTAGCTGATCTTCCATTGCGGTAAGGTCTTGATCGCCATAGCGTTCTGCGAAGTCGACGTTCTTCCAGTAGAATAAGAATAAGATTCTACCGATACGGTCTAGACACTTAAGAAGGTCCGGGACGTAACTGTCGACTGCAAAGCTTACATCATAAGTCTGCGCTAGACCGCCGACGACACTATGGTCAAATACTTGTTGCTGGCCAGCTGCTGCTGCCTGCTGTGATAATTCAGTAGGGCTAGGTCCGCCTTGTCCTTGTGCAGACTGCTGCTGTCTTTCACCTTCACCGCCCATGTAGATACTGTCGCCAGGTCCTACGTATGGTGGTGTATATGGTTCTGTTGAGCCTTCTACTCTGTCAATCTGTGCTGGATGGATAGGTACTCCAGTGTGTGCGTCGTAACCGACATACTGTGGAGGTACTTCCGGCATAGAAACCTGCTGAGCAAACTTAACTAGTCTATTAGTAGCTCCGGCCTGTTTGACCTCGTCCATGATAGCTAGCGTTTCACCTGCATCGATACCAAGGTCTCTAGCAATCGCTAATGACGCTTCTTTAGCATCTAGGTTGTCTTGGACTACAGAACCGTCAATACTGATGTTGTAACCAACGCCTTCACCCATAGACTCAATGACAACGTCATGATAAGCCATCTTAAGTAAATTTTCTTTAACTTCTGAATAAGTTCCTGGTGAGAATACCTTACCTTCCATAGAGCTGTGTCTCTTCTCTGTAAGCTTAACAGCTTTCCAGGTTTCAGTAGGCACAATCATATTTCTAGAGGATACTCTTAAACCACCAATACGATCTACAGGTATAATAGAACTTTCCCCGTAAGAAGGTAGGCAGCTAGGGTTAGCTTCTGCAATGTGCGCTCTTGGGTAGTCAGTACCCTCGTAGTCGTCACCGAAGTCTAAGTTGTTAATCCAGTTAACTCTGATACGGACATCATCGCCGTCTTCTGAGGTAATTGATCTAGTCTTGAAAGGTATAGACGTTTGTCCATTTTCCTTAACAAGTACATAAGTAGCATCAAGCTCCATGTCTCCAACCTCAACAGCTCCTTTATAAAGAGGGGCATTAGTCTTGTCGGACTCATTAAGGGCGTCTCTTACGAAAACAACTCTTTCATGTGCTGTGAAGAATCTCTTAGTATCTTTACTGATAACTAAGACTTGTCCTGGGCTAGTTGCGCCAAAAGGTGTAGTTGCTACATAACAAGGGGTACAGATACCACTTGAAAGAACTACGTCACATTCACCAGAGTAATCTGGATTCTGTAGCGAGCTAGCATAGTCAACAGTATAAACGTCTGACTTATTAGCCTTTTCACGGTTATCTGTAAGAGTGAATCCGTCTTCAACGATACGAGTACGGTCATCATCATCCATGTCCTTACTGTAATCGTCGACAAGTTCTCTTGTAACGATTTTAACAGACTTAGCTTCTTTAGGGGCTAGTGCCTCACTGAAGTCATTAATCAATAGTTCGCTAGGCTCATAGAACACAGCTGCTGCTTTGATGAAGTTGATGTCCTGTAAAGACTGCGCAACTGCTGCTGCCATCTTAGGTCCGCCTTTATGCTCGATAAAGTCGGTAAGGAAACTGGCTTCTTTAATGTTAGGCTCACCTTTCATAGTAAGTACAGCATTTGCATACGCTGACTTAAAGGCGTCATCATTCTCAAGTGAGTCAGCGACAGTCTTCTGTATCTGATTCCAAGTAGCCGCTAGGTCGTGGCCTACTTGATGAGCTGAAAGTTTTGTTGATCCGCCGACTGGGGGATCTGAAATGGCTGTAAAATCTGGTGTATCGAAATCCTGGGAGACTCCTGGTTGGGCGGCATCGCCTAACTGTATAGTCTGCTTATTAAGAATGTGGTTGATCCAGTTCTCTCTTAAAGGGTAGAACATGTCGGCTTCTTTATCATAAAGAAGATCCATACCTTTAATCTGATTACTTAGGAAGAACGTTGGGACATAGAAGTATCTACCACCTACGTCGAAACCGAAAAGGCCTACAGCTCGGGACCCATCTGGTTCTGCCTCAACTACTTCAAACCCAATTAGGTGTGTAATGAGGCTAGGTGCTCTATCCTTCAAGAAGGCATAAGCCATTTTTCCGAAATCTTGCTCGACCTGCTGTTGGTTAGGTCCTTCGACTGCGAGCTTTGTCAGCACACTTTCATCGACAAGTAAGTCATTGAAATTCATTTATATTGTCTCCTGTTTATCCGGCTCGCCGCCTATTAAAATGTAACTCTATCTTTTTTACTTTCACCAAGTTCTTTGCCAAAAACAACTGCAGGTACTGGGTGGGTGCCGTGTATGTCGCTGGTTGCACCTGTCTGTGCATCCTGCAACAAGTTACTCTGCAAGTATGAACCTTGCAACTTGGCTAACCAATCTTTACCATAATGTGGTACAGCTCTTAACCGTATCATACTCGCAGTAAAACCTGGCTGGTTATCATGTACTTGTATGTTATCTATACCAAACTCTTCTAACTCTTTAGCGACCTTATTGGTGACTCTTGAACCGATCGTGTGGTGCAAGTAAGGTTGCTCTAAATATTTACCAACAAGCTTTGAGGGCTTATCAGCTACGGCGTCTTTTCTAGGGGCATAGCTTGTTGCAAGGTTATTGTAACTAACTACATCTCCAGGTAAGTAATCTCCTAACCCACTAGGGTCTTCAACTTCTACATGATTAATAGCAGCTCGTGCTACTAACTCTGTATTTCGCCTGTTTGCTTTTAACTTACTGTCGTTAAAGGCTTTAGTCAATCGCTCTGCATAGTAACGTCGACCTTCGCCGATACCTTTATGCCTAACGACTTCTGCTGGGTTAATGATACCTGTTGAAAGCTGATCACCAGCCTCTAGGTCGTCACCCTCTTTCACGTTGACTGTTTGCTCTGGTTCTATGTAATGTATCGTGTCACCGATGTATACATTAGTACCACCCTGAGGTGCTGTCTCTACTTTAGATACGGCACCGTCAACGTCTGCAAGAGTTGCTTTGTGTCTGAATGTCTTAGGGATCTGTCCTATCTGATTAATGATAGGGAACCCTGCATAAACTTTTTCACCATCGCCAGAAGCTTGACCTCCGGCATGTTTGGTATTGAGTGATCCCTGTGCAATTCTTTCTGCTAATGCAGATGATGCTTGGATACCTACAGCTTGTCGTAGTTCGGGTAGCTTGCCATTCTCACGAAGACCTACACACTTCTTACATACACCACCTTTTGCTTGACAGGTAATTGGAGAGCGTACTACGATCTTCTTATATTTAGATCCATCTAGCTTATTGAGCATACGAGAATCAACAGCAGCGTCGGCTTTATAACCACTTACATCTTTAGCAAGCAAAGCTCCTACCGAGTCTGTATCGCCAACTCCAACAGGTATTCCATTAGGAGTACCGCAGTCTTCTTCAGTAACAATAAGGTCAGCTGATGCAGTGTTAAGTTGCTTACCAAAGTCTCCTGCATCGCGAGTAGCAAACTTTGTAGCAATGACACCCTTACGAGTACCGAACGTTGCTGCATAGTATTCTGCAGGGCTTAAGCCTTCTGCATAGCTTCTTCTTACGAATAATGGAACGACGTTATCCTTGGCATCAGTATAGATACCAGGACTTGCTGTCATAGCAGTAAGCTGTCCTGGGTTACCTCTTGCTTTAGATAAGATCTGTAATGCTAGTGGATTGTCTTGGGCAACTGCGGCAGCCATTGTGCCGTCGACTAGTTTCTTCTGAGCTGCTGAGTAGACTGTAGATAAGGCTGTCTGCTTTTCTTCGTCTGTCAGGTCTTTAGATTTACGTATAACGTCTTCTTGCTTATCAACAAAGGCAAAGACTTCTTTACGCAGCTTCGGATCGGGAGTTAATAGGTCTTCTATGGAGATAGTAGTACCTTCTGTATAAGAAGCCTTGGCGCCCATCTGCATAAGCTTATGGGAAAGGCTTTTATAAAGGTCAGGGTCTTCGTTACCAATCTGGGCAAGAAGATCTGTAAGGTTATCCCCAGTAAGCGATCTCTCATGATCCTTATACTTCTCAGGAAGTAGGTCATTAACTAGTAGCTGTCCAACGGTAGTGCTCATGTCAGTATCGGTGCCTTCATATATTTAACACCCAATTGCTGGAGCGTTTCGTTCCAATCCTTATCGTTCTTAGTAGAGAACGACCAAAAGTTTTTATTTATAACCTTACCGAAAACAGCACAAAGGTCCCCACTGTCATCATAGAACTCGATGGCAGTTGCGTGATCAGTGTCCAAGAGTATTGGACAACCGATAGGACCTTTTACTATTACTCGTTTAGCCATTATTCCTCGTCTTTATTACCTAACAAGCTAGCTAGTAGTCCGCCTACGCCAGCACCAGCGGCGGTACCGGTACGCGCATCAGCTACTCGCCGGGTCTCGTCAAACAGATCTGATTCAAGCCTTCCCTTCTGGGTTTTCATCGCATTGTACATGTCTTCGTACCTTTCGAGGTCCTTCTCGATGGCTGGACCATTGAGGGCGCTATTGCGGGTAATGTTGTCTGCTTGGCTGCGCGCATTGCGCATGTTCATATCTGTTAGGCTGATTTTATGTCCCAGTCCGGTTTTCTTCCCACCTAGTACTGCGTCGATATACCTACCTACACTTTCTGGAACGCTTCTTCCAAATAGCTTCCCCACAAGGTCCTGTCCAAGGTCCTTAAGCCCTGCTTCTTTCTTTAGATGTGCATCTATTACCAACACTGGGTCGACCCCGTGTGCTGCGCACTTATCTACGAATCCTTGTTGGAATGCCTGTTCTTGTGTCATTATAATACTCCTGTGATTGAGTTTAATAGTTCATTGTTACTTGATACCGAATCCGCAATACTAGTAAGTAACTGCTCATCGCCCTGATACTGTCCTGATAGGACTTGAGCTACTGCCTCTTTAAGTAGTGGCTGTAACAATGTTGGAAGTTCTTGCTTAAGAAGCCCTGGTAGGTCTCTCTTAAGAACATCCGACATGATTGCTTTAAATTCTTCTTTAGATGCCATTGCTATACTATCTGGTGGTAGTAGCGGCTCGGGTGGTGCAGGTGCTGGCTCGGGTGGCATTGGTGCTCCGCCGCCCATTGAAGGATCGCCGCCCATTGGTGCGCCACCCATTGAAGGATCTCCGCCCATTGAAGGATCGCCACCACCAAGCATACCGTTCTCTTGTAGAACTTGCATAACCATTTCAGTAGGTATTGGTTGCCCTGTCTCTGGATCAACTGCCATACCTGTCTGAGGATCTACTTGAATACCCATCTGCTGTAGTATTGGTATAATCTCTTGAGGTACTGGCTCACCCATAGGTGCTCCGCCGCCCATTGAAGGATCGCCTTGTGGTGGTCCGCCTGCTGCTGGGTCCATTGGTGGTCCGCCCTGAGGAGGTCCGCCTTGTGGTGGTGCCCCGCCCTGGCCTTGATCTTCAGGCATACCGCCCGGCATAGCAACAAAAGCTTCTTTGTTTAGTTGAGAAGCTCTGATAGCTTTTAAGGTATTGTCATCTAAGTAGTTCATTTTGTCCTCTTTATTAATTCTTCCCAAGTAATCGGGCTGGGTGCAGAGATATACTTAGACTCTGGGTATATAGCTCTAACCTTTTCAACTAGTTCTGTTCCTTGTTTAACAAAGTCCGTGGACAATGCCTTCTCAAAAGCTCTTCCAAAAGAATTCTTCCGACATCCGGAACAACCTCCAGGCTGACTCTGAGCTACGTGATACTCATTAAATTTTTTAACTAACTCACCATTAGTAGGTAGTATCATCCTAAGATGGGCTTCCTGCTCTAACAATTTCGTTCCGGTAATATAGTGGGAGTTGCCGTGTAGTTCAAACCGTTTAGTACGTTGTGGTTTAGGTGTTTCAGGAGTTTCTACCTTGCCCTTACTGTTAACCGTCTGTGCTTCCCACCAATCATGCCCGGCAGTACCGTTCTGCTCTGCGATTTCTCTTTCTCCACACATTTCGGTGGCGAACTTAGCCTTTTGGTTTATAAAGCAACCACACCAGTTACAGATTCGCTCCTTACTATTAAATGCCCCACACTTGTTACTCTCACAGATCGCTATCCGTTTATTACGAGTATCATTAGTCACCTTAACCGCATCTCCGCTAGCTGCGGCTTTACCTATGCGCCCTGCTGCGCCTGCTAAGTGTTTAGCTCTATTTAGTAACGATGGTGCTTGTTTAGGTGGTTGCTGTGACATTACCTCTTCCTTTCTAGCTGTTCTTGGTTAAATTCTCGTAGATGCTTTTGTTTAAACTGCTCCGGGTCTTTGTCTAGGTCAAGCTTAAACTTATTTAGAATAAGTTCTTTATTGTCAACAGGCTTAAGAATATGAGGCAGAGGAAGAGGTTTCCAACTCTTAGATGGGTTAGGTAATACAGACGACTCTACAGTACTAGTAGTTGTAAGTCTGGCATGTACTAATGCGTTCACTTGTGATTGTACCTTGTTAGCTGTTATCTTGTCATCATAGCTTTTAATAACCCGCCACATAGCAGACATCTCTTTAAACTTCTCATCAATAGCCTCTTCTCGCTTCTCTAGCTCCAAGATACGTTCGTGCAAGTTCTTATCAGATAGTTTGCTATACTCATCCTCTAATACGTTAATTGTATTAAAGATCCAGATGCAAAGGAACCCTAAGATAGGAAGTACTACCTTCTCGGCTATTATTAACCAAGAGCTCTTCTCCTTTTCGACTACAGGCTTTGCTGGCATTATGCACCCTCTATTTCAATTGGGTCGTTGGCATCAATCAATCCTTCCTTGTAGGCCTTCTTAGCTTCTTCTACAGAACTAAAGACTACAGGCTTCTTATTCTTAGCCTTACGAGTAAGTTGGTAAAGTCCCATAGCCATCTCTTTACTGATAGCATGTTGAGGGGACTTAAGGTCATTAACTGCAAACAGGTTCTTAGATGGTGTCATCTTTTCCCAGGCTTGCTTAACAGCTTTGTCTGAGACTGGAACGTGGAAGTTAACAGCATCGCCATCAAAGTCCATATTGAACCCTGCAACAATAAGAGGGCTTACCTGTATGGTGTCGCTCTCAACTAGCTTACCCTTGAATGCAAGAAGGTTGAACTTGTGCCATGTAGGCGCTCTATCCATAATCACTGGGCGCTTATCCATCTCTGCAATCAAGGCATCCTTAGCTACTTTATCTTGGTCTTCTACCATCTCAGTAGCTTTGGCTTGTGGTACACCATCACGTACAAGTGCGCGAATGATGAAAGGTCTATAAATAGTCCATGCCTTATTCTCTGGGATACCGACTGTGTCCATATCATAGTTAGGGTTAGGGCTGGCAACAGCTCTACCTACAAAGTTAACAGTCTTGGAAAGAACCTTACTCTGGAGCATACCTGTCTTAGGGTTGCTACCAATAACTTGTCTGATCGCGCCCTTCCAATTCTTGGAGGTACCATCTGGAGTAATAGGCTGACCTAAACCAAATGCTGCAGTTACAGATTTATAAAGAGCGATCTTCTCATCTGCTAGCTCATCTTCTGGTAGGTCTTCTCTTAAGTCTTTAATACTATTGTTTGTTTCGATAACGTCGCGGTACAAACCATTAAGGTCAGAAGCCTTGAGCATATCGCCTACTTGTGAGATAGGCCTGAACGCTGGTGGGATTACTGGTACCTTATCTAGTATCCAATCAGTAGGGCTAATACTTTGCTTACGAGCTGCATGTAAGTAACGAAGTGCTTTCACTGCATTATCTCTACGCGCACCACGAGCAGTCTTAATCTCATGGGTATACTTTTCAATATCTTTATCAACGTCTATTGCGCCAAGTGCCTTACGTATAGCCTTGCCACCAGTCTCGCCTTCAAGCTCTTGCTTACCGGCTAGTATGTCGTGGAAGTCTTTTACCTTAAGACCAAGTACACGTCTGATAGGTTCTTCCATTACTGGGTTAGGGATAGGCTCTGCTAGAGTTATGTGTCCCCACTTATTACCCCCGGCACCGCCAGTAACTGCCATATCAAATAAACCACCAGGAGCACTGTCCTGATTCTTGATGTCGACAGTACGGCTATTCTTGATCTCTCCGCCAGATATCTTATCGATGTCTGAATTAGTCATCGGCATGATAGAAAGGATGTCACCCTTCTTGTCGACGTTAATACCGCCGGCCTTCAAGGTGTTCATAAACTTGTCATATATAAATGGTGTCTCTGGCTCTGGAAGTGGTCTACCTGACCTTAGAGTGTTCCAATAGTCTTCGTTCTTAACACCTCGGATAAGGGTAGCATCCTTGATAACCTCATGGGCACCGTGAGCTAATGCAGCGTTAAGGTTCATACCACTAAACTTCTTAGCTCCAGTCTTTCCGCCTTTAGAAGGTTGACCAGCATCTGTGTAGCCACCAACCATATCGCGGCCAGATACTTTCTTTTCTGCTAAGTGGTGGAATGCACTCATATACATATAGCCTTCACCAAGGTTCTTTATCTCTCTACCTTTTACTGGGTCGTAGACAGTGTTCCTTGCAGATAGTCCATTCTTATCTAACTCTGCTTTAGCAAACGCGCTCCATCCCTCTTCTGGTGCTTCGGATGGTAACTTATAAGCCTTCCCTGTTTTTTTAGCTATCTTAGCCAGCTGCATCTCTGCTAACTGGTTCGGCGCAACACGGGACTGGACTACCATAGGGTTAAGTAGCATTTCATAAGGTTCGTCTGTTAACTGATCCTTAGGCATCTCGTCATCAGGAATAATTTTCCCTATAACACCTTTAGATGCGGCAAGATTTGCCAGTTTGTCACCCATCTGAGCTGGGGACGATGTTTTAACGTTAACCTTTACGCCTTTGTTAGTAATACCAACATCAGTAACAACTCCAGGGAACCTTGATTCCCAAACTACCGAGTCATCCTTGAAGGCGTTTCTTAAAGTTTTATGTAGACGACCAAGCTTCTCATCTTCTTTACCTAGAACCTTAGGTCCAAGAGCTAAAATAATGGGGTCGCCTTTCTTGAGTATAGTTCCCGTCTTCACCACACCGTTATCAGTAATAGTCTTATACTGGTCGGCGGTGAACTTCTTACTGAAGGCTGATAGAAACTTATTCTTGTTAACTACGTCCTCACCTCTAGACGTCTTATCAAAGCCTACCAACCGTTCAGTCTCAAGCATTTATGCGGCAGCCTCCGAGATAACGTATGCATCCTCAAAAGAGAATCCTTCATACGGTACGACTGCAGTCTTGAGGTTAGTACCCATGTTGAACGCACCAGTTTCTTTATCTGTGAAGTTCGAGTGGGCAATCATGTCGCCAGGCTTTACCACATCGCCGGACTTAACCTTTGGGCTGAATGATATCGCGGTAAGCCTGTTGAAAGGGAAATCTTTTACAGTCTCGTAGAAATGCTTCTTGCCTTCTTCGTCTGTAACTGTAACTCCACCGTCGGTAACCTTAGTAACAATGCCGCCAACCTTGGAGTTTATACCGGCAGTCTTTCTACCGTAGTGTTCAGAGAAACTTGCGTCCTCTCCTGGAACCTGTGTCTGGACGAGTGGGACTTCCCCATTCTTAAGTGGAAGGTACTGACTCCAATACTTAGAGGCGTAGAACGCACGTCCTGGCTGAAATGATGTTGGTAATGGTGTGAGGTTGAATCCACCGAAGTACATATGTGCTTGTGACGGCACTGTATAATCGACGTCCTCCCAGTCAGTCTTTGTAAGCTTACCATTCTTAATAACGTTAGCGTACTTCTGCTTCTTAGGGTCTTGTCCGGGGAATGCAACAGTAGCTCCAGCCATATCCTCTGGCTTCAGGTATTGCTTCTTACCTTTATTGTCTAAGAACTCTGCATAGATCTGTCCGTCATTACCTTTGAATGATTTGTAGGATGCTCGAACATCGATACCTACCTTATCAGACTCAGGCCCAGCGACAGGATCAATGAAACCAACCTGACCAGTATTAACGTCACGTGCTTCATCAGTAATAGTTTGGGCAGAACTTATACCACCCTCACCAAGCTTAATGATACGGTTGTGTTGATCCATGATTTGGAAAGGGTTCGTCTCTTCAGTAGGAGAGGCTAGGCCTGATCCTAACAGTAGTGAGCTCATGTAGCTGTTCAGGGCTCCTCGTCTAACTCTTCCAAGGTTCTTATCCCTTCTGACGTTAAAGAGCATCTGCCTAGCTGTATTACCGGCATCTTTATCGATACGTTCTTTAACGAAGTCTTCTACACTTAAAATATTGGAGAACTCTGGCGCGTCACGATCGTCGGTGTCTTCTTCTCTACGGTTGACGTTAAGCAACTTATTAGTCGTCCGCAGCAGTAGTTCGGGTGTGACGGTCTTAGTTCCTACTAAGCCAGTAGTTCTTTCGACCACGCGCTCATCTAGCTCAGACTTAGTCAGCTGCTCTCTGATGTAGTCGGCCTTCTGATCTTGTGTGGCTTCTTTGTCTGCCTTACTACCGGCAAACCTTTCATAAAGTTTATTTACTGCTTGTGGGTCTTGCTTCTTAACATTCGCATTATAAACATCATCACCCCAAGACTTCTGCATCTGCTCATCGGAGACGCCTTGCATCTTAAGGAAAGGGTATGCTGGTATGTTGGCCTGACCTACGTTAACACGGAAGATACCTGAAGAAGGTTCCATCCATATACGGAATCCTCTACCGGTGCCGGGCTTAACATTAAACTGGGTTTCATGTTCCCCGTTCTGTTTGGTCCGTGTGTAAACTCCAGGTTTGAGTCGGGATTGGTTAACGACGGTATACTCATTGCCATTATTAACGATGGTTCCTCGTTGGGTATAGTAAGGAACGTCCATGACAACTTCTTCTTTCTCATCGAGCTGCTCTCCTGTCTCTTCGTCGAATAACTTCCAAGTACCTTTAACTGGGGTCTTCAATGATTTGTTGCTAATCAACGCTTTCTTCTGTTGGGCCCAGGTATACTCCTTAGGTCCAGAATATTTAACGTTGTGTAACTCAAGACGGTGCTTACCATCTGAGTATGGGAACTTATCTGTAAGGGAGCTAATAACGTTGCCATAGATAAGCTCTCTTGTCTTATCTACATCATCGAATGCTCGTAGGTGCTCTGGTAGTGCGCCTGCAACCTGTGATTCCTTAAGGAGAAGGTCGAAGCCGGCAACTAGAGCGTGTTTATTAATATCATCTTGCGAAAGACTGTTGTGCATAGTTTCCTCTTAGTGTTTACCGGCTTCTTTAAAGCTTTACTTGTTTACAGTGCCAACACTGTAGCCGTCTTTGATCTTCTTAGCCAAAGACTTTGGAGTTTCTTCAGTGTCTTTAGCGCTAGTGGTAACGGCTGGTTTACCTTTTTTACGATTTTTATCTGCTTTGTTCTCTGCATCACTTAGAAAAGGACCTTCCGCAGCTTGCTTGAGTGCTTCGCCATCAATGCCGTACTCAGCACATCTATCGTGAAAGCCTTGTTGAAATGCTTCGTTATGCATTAGTCGCCTCTCATAGCGTTAAGAGTTTCACCTGCCCCAACAACACTACCAGCTCCTGCTCCACCAAGAATCCCCATAAGCTCAGCTTTAGTGAACGGGTTCATCTTTATAGCGTTACGTCGTCCAGACTCAAGTACTGGTCCAACTTCGCGCCACTGCTGCAACTGCTTGGGTATAAGGTCTCGACTACCGACTCCCATCTTTGCAGAGCCTTTACCTAGAAGTTTTCCTAGCTTACTACCTAATAGTCCGCCACCAACAAAACCTGCAGTACCACCGAGCATAGACTTAAGTCCTTCCCAAATCTTACTGTCACCCTCGTCTGCTGTCGCAGCGCCATGAACAGCACCACCGACCCCAGGAAACAAGCCTGCTAGATAGGCGCCAAGTCGACCACCTTCGTCAACAGCTTCCGGGGCTACTTCGGCTTGGGCACACTTCTCAAGGAATCCCTTAGCATAGGCTAGAGCTACTTCCTGCTCTTGAGTCATGCTAGTATTACTCATTAGATCTTCCCTTGGGCTTTAAGTGTTTCGATAACCTTTTGTATCTTCTCTTGGTTAGCAAGAACAAAGGCTGCAGCTTCTGGGTCTGCGGCACCTACATCAATACCGGAACCACTTTGAGCTTCTTCATCTTCATCGCCCTCTGCTTGCTGAGCTTCGATGTCATCCTTCTCGGCAATGTTACTACCAATGGCAGATGCAGAGATACTTCCTAGCATGTCTAGGATACCAGCAACCTTCTCGGCCTTAGGCCCAAACATCTCTTCAACCTTATCGTACATCTTGCTGTCAGTGTATTGCTTAACACCAGGAAGTCCGGCAGACCATTTAAAGTATTTAAGAAGCGGGTGTTGATCCATTGAAGCTCTAGTAACTAGCTTACGTAGATCAGGGTTACCCTGTAACGTTGCTAGTAGTTTTTCATAATCTTCACCAGCCATCTTGTATAGGTCAGATGCAGACATATCCAAACGATCGAGCTCTGCGGATACAGATGCTGTCTTTAGGATGTTATGTTTACTTTCACAGACATCGAGCATAACTCCAAGAGCTGACTGGAATACATCAGTAGCTTCGGCAGAGGCTGCTTTATCATAGCCTTCATCCTCGTCTTCTTCTCCTTCTGCAGCTCTTACACCTTGGCCAGGAGCTGAACGGAAGATAATCTTTTGGATCTTACCTACTTCATCAGCTTCCGGTTGTCTTGTCTGTTCATCCAGTACCTTCTTAGTAAGGTACGCTGTCCCACCACCACCGAGGATTAAAGCTAGTGCGCCTAGACCTGCTGGGTAGTCCCATAGGTTAAAGTCACTTGCTGCTTGTTTCTCGGAATCAGAGGAGGCTGCTTTACCAAGTAGGTCAAGATATTCCTGCTTAGCTTTGCCAAGCTCCTCTTCTTTCTTCTTCATCTGTCTCATTTCATATATCTTATCTACAAGCTTGTAGCCAGCCACTCCACCTGCGCCAGCGGCCAGGAGGGAGGCAGTCAGAGTGGGCCAAGCTGCTTGCTTCTGTATCTTAATCCCATACTTACCGTTAGGATCTCTAACTTGTCCGTTAGAACTCTTAAGGTGTTTAACCTGATAGCTCTGCTTCTTAGCTTTAGCAGTAGAAGTAACCATAGTAGTTTCTTTTACTCCGGCTTCTTCTTCTGGGGCCTTTCCAGTAGTAGGCGCCGTCTGTACTGGCTGGTCAACACCAGCCTCAGACCTGTCGCTTGCCCGCTTGTTAGGTAAGGTGAGTACAATCGTTTTGTCATCTGTCTCGGGTTCGTTTTCATCTTTCATACGCTTAAGCATGTTAACGAGGCTGAGTAACCCAGCACTACCAGCACCAGCAGCTAGGCCGCCTAGGCCGTATCTAAGTACGGTATCTTTATCAATAAAATCTTCGTTTGCTTCCTTATTCATATCAGTCTCCTGAGCTCATCATGTGATCTTTCTTCTGCATATCATATACAATCCATTCTAAATGCAGTACCCACCGTGGGTTTGTGACGCAGTTTATAAACTGCCTCTCGTTAACTGTTATAAGTATCTTACTCTCGGAAGCTAGACCATAAAGCTCTTTATAGATTTCTCTATATCTTTTGACATGCCCTGGGTTGCTCATGTCAAAGGTCTCTACCATAATGTCTTGTACCTTTACTACTTTGGAGTATCGAACAGCTTCTGCAGCTTCTTCCATTTCCTTAGGAGTAGGCTCTCCATCCTTCTGCATAGAGGGTAGCCCAGGAACACTAGACCCGAAGTCAAGCATACTTTCAAAGTTCTGCTGACTGCCTTTATCTTCTCCAGCAAACGGGTTGCTAAACATATTTTCGACCATACCATTCATAATTATACGTACTTATATGGATTGTTTAAAGTTGATTTAGACCCTAGCTCGTCTGCTAGTGTTCTTTCGATACTACCGGAAGCATTATTGTAATAGTCAATCTGTGCATCCATATCTTTTTCTTTCTGTCGGACTTGCTTAACCTTGTTATGCATTATGTGGGCCATAATACCTAACGGGATTCCTGTGACAAGTGAACCAACAACGACACCTTTAGTTCCAAGGTCTGCTACGCTACCTAGGATACTTGAGATGCTTGCGTTCTTAGCAACAGAGGCTGTCTTGGTGATCATACCGACATTAATTGCCTGTGATCTTTCCTCTCTACTTAATACTTGTGTATATACTGGTTTCATTTTATACTCCTATCCTGAAAAGGATTGCATTTTCCATGAGTTGTCTGGACCCATGGCTTTATTGTATCCTTGGTAAAAATCGTGAACCATTTTACCAACACCATAACCTGCTGCAGTAGATACTACTTTGCCCGGCATGGACATATCCATAAACTTACCTACCTGATAACCAAGGAACCCACCGCCTAGCTTAGGAAGCACTCCGCTAAGAGGTGTTTGTAGTGATGGGTTACCTAAATCCATTTGGACATGTTGAGAGGCATACTGACGCTCAGCTTGGGACAGTGCATTGTCTACCATAATACCGTGGTGTAAATTTGCTAAGCTGTTATTCGTTGCGAAGTCCCAACTCATTATATTAGCCCCATCTGTCTAGCATACTGTCTGCTTGGGTTGTTAGCGTTATCCCACTCTTTTACTTTAGAGAATAGCCCGTCAGTTCTGCTGACTGGCCTAGGCACGCTAGGTACCTGATTTCTAGACTGAGCTAGTTGTGATTCAAGTTTGTTTATGCTAGGAGTAGTTACAGCTCTTATTGCTGCGTCGGTACCCATCATTGGTATCATGGAGCCAAACATGCCCGCCATACCTATAGGTGGCGGAGTCTTTCCCCAAATACCTCTATCCATAAATCTTAAAGGCTTTATCTCTGATACGTACTTGCCTTTAGCAGCAAGAGTCTTACCTAGTGCGGTAGCTCTTTCCGGTCCTAATACTTTAGTAAGTCCTTGGAGTACTTTTGTACCTGGGTAACGAAGGGCTTTTCTAAATTTGCTACTGTGTCCAAGAACGCCGGTAGACTTTCCAGGCATCATTGCTCTGAACGCTGGAGACTTCTTACCTTTGGCCAAACGTTGCATGGCTAGGCCTATCTGACCTACACCAGCTCCTGCTCCGCCAAGGAAGGGTAGCGAACCTAACGCACCAAGTCCGGCAAGTCCTGCCTGTCTCATAGCATCAGTACCTTCACCTTTTAAGGCTGATCCCGCGGCACCTGCAAGATTAGATCCAGCATATATAGCTCCTGGTAGTGCCCACCCGATGTTCATCAAGGCAGATAAAGGTAGGGCTTCCTTCTCCATAAGCTCGTGTGCTTTCTTAGAGAAGCCATCAAGGTACAGTTCACCTTCCGGAGTAAGTTCCGGACCGCCTGCAACCTTCAGCAATTCTGTTCTAAGTTCTTCTTGTGTCATGAGTACCTTCCTAAAAGTATTAATATATAGCGATAGGCTATACTTTCCAGTTCCTTTTCTTATGCCTTGCCTTCTGTAAAGTTAATCATCTGAGTTTGTGAGGTTGGTATATTACCGTATTGATTACTGAACATAGATCGGGCGACGTTCTTTAGCGCTGCGCTAGTAAACTGCCCCCTCTGTATATCTTTCCTTTGCTGCGGTGACCATACTGACTTACCCGGCTCCATCTCAAATGCGCCTTGTGGTTGGTAGGAGTGTTGGTACCCTGGAGTACCTGGCTTACCAAACTCTAACTGTGCAGACTTATTGAGTAACTCTTCTGGGTCTACTCCATACTCGTGACACTTTGCTACGAATCCGTGTGCAAAAGAGGCCGCCTTAGTATCAGTGGTCGGTGCTGCATTAACGCCGTATGCCGATGCCTGTGGGTTGACGCCATAAGAAAGGCTACCATTGTCCGCCACTCCGGAAGATGCGGGCGTACCAGCTTCTGACTCCGGGGTGTCTGTATTAGATTGGTTAAGGTCTGCCGCAACTTCAGAGAGCTGTTCTTTAGCTTTAGGGGCGTCAGGCAGTTGTCCTTTAGATTTTGCCGCTGCTGAGTTACGTACTCCTGTCTGAGCAATGTTCTGGAAACTGTTCTTAAGGTTCGGGGACACAACACCCGCTCCGCCAGCGTTCATACTAGGTACGCTGTTATTCATAGGCGCTACTATCCCACCAGTAGGTGCAGTAGCAGACCCTGGTAGGGTATTGTTGGTAGCAGGGCCGGTAGGTAATACCTGTGCTTGTTTCATGTTATCCATGGCTCCATAGTAAGTGTTTATCTTGCGGTTAGCGTCGTTACGGCTAACAAGCCAAGCTACTAGCTTAGTAAGGCTATCTGGCAGTGGCTTCTTTAAATGTTCCATCTCTATATCTTTTAAGTACGGGTTTACGTACTGTGCTGTTTTGGGGAGGTACTTCTCAACTACTTGAGGAACTCCCTCGTCTGTCAAGGCTTGCATATCAGTAGCAAAGCTATCACAGGTAAATTTGGCATTGAACGCGAAGTCATACAGAGTGCAGTAACCGGCCTCAGCATGTGAGCAGCTAGAACACTTAGTTGCTGGGTCTGTTGCTTGCTTATAGTTAGGAGCAGAGCCTTCACCGGCTTTCTTCTTAAGGCCTATGCAGTGAGCGCACAAGGTCTCTTTAGTTGTATCTGCTTCCTTTATAGGTTCGTCGCATCGGTCACATCTTCCTGGGAGATCGGCGGCTTTCTTCTCGGCCTTAGCAGGCATTAACTTATCAATACGCATAGCTAATAGCTTCATGCCGTTAATCGTCGGCTGGCCATTGCTGTCAGTGCCTATCTCTTTAACTACAGTCTTCTTGTTCTTAAATCTTCCGGTAAGGACTGTATCGCCTACTTCGATATCTACATCTATTGAGGCAGCCTTGACAGCTGTCAAGTTTATCTTAGTATGCGTCTTTCCTTTATTAGAGAAATCTATTGTGTCACAGTCGAATTCACCGTTAAGTTTCCAGTCGAGGTCTTTATACTTCTTGAGGTATTCCTTCCCCTTACCCTTCTTAAGGTAGGCAACGGTAGCGTGTGGCTTATAGTCTTTAAAAGTGATTGTTGTTTCCAACTTGTCGATAAGATGCTTACGCACCTCGGTTAGATGGTCCACCCTTTCTACCTTACGGATCAGAACATCGAAGTCGTCGTTCTCAAAGATATCCAGTCCACCCATTCTTACCGTCATTACAGTACACTCATTATCTGCAAGGGCCTTCTTAACCTTAGCTGCAGAGCCTGTGTGTAATCCGTATAGTACCGTGACGTGAGGTTCATCCTCTCTACCGTACTCATGAAGATCCTCGTCTGGGATCTCTATGGCCTTCATGTCGGCGTTCCAGTTCTTAAGGCAGTTAGAGTCTGCATCCTCGAAATACAGCATAGCGCAACCATAGGAGTCACCCTTGGCTGCTTCTTTAATAATAGTTAGTAACTGTGGCGTCTTCATACGTACCCTTGTATGTTTTTAGTTTGCTTCCGCGCATAGTTCGTTAACTTATCAATAACGCTATTTTGTGACGGCTTAGCTGGTAGTCTTAGACTTCCATAGCCTAGGTCATCCATACCTTCTGTTACGTCTAGCATACGATCCACTACTGGGAGGTCTACTGACTTACCTGTTATCGAATCAGAGTCGCTGAAAGGTTTGCTTGGTCTGAACTCTACCTTGCGCTGATATTTCTTACCTAGTCGCGGGTCTATCGTGTTAAGTATCTTGTAAACTGTCCTGTCGCCTGTCCTAGGTACTGTGCCTCTAGGTATCAATGGCTGTTTCATCCTTGCTAGAAGAGAGGCTAGGCCTGCTACCTTCTCGGCTGACTGCTTATTAAGTAGGTCATCAAATCCTGGCAGCTCTGGCTGTATAGCCTTAGATGGCTTACCAGATAGGAACTCTTGTTGGATCTTAGAAAGTGCAGCTGTGTCGCCGCCGTCATCTATATGCCCTAAGTACTTTCTTAGGAACGCTGCTACTGGTTCTGGTAATGGCTTCTGTCTGAGTAGATGGTCGAAGGGAGTATAGGCCGACTCTTTTTCTAACACGCTAGCTAGTCTATCACGGAAGCCAGCAACATAAGAGGCTTGTATCATTTCATTATTCATTTAAAAAAGCCTCTAACTGTTTGTTAGGTAAGTCGTTGAGTATGTTTAGTATCGTCCTGCATACATACGTTTTATATGTCTCCGCCGTCTCTGCATTAGAGAAGAACTCGTTTGTAGGGTACTTAACCTTTACGCTAATACGGCCTTGTGGTCGAAAAGATAGATCTATATAAAAACCAACTTTCGACGCATTAGTAAGTATGTGCTCAAAGTCTACCGACGTCTTTATCGGGTTCCAACCCCACTTAGGGTAGTCGCGTTTGTTTGCCACGACAGCTAACATTTCCAAGTCTTGATCACTTAAGCGGTGGGGTGTAGATCTAGAGGTGGTCATTATCGTATTCTAACCTCTTTTGCAGTGCAGGCCTCTCCACTTTCGCTTAGTAGCTTTGCAAGGTCGTCTTCTGTTAACCAGAATCTTCCTTTATCGCCCCATCCTGTTCCCCATGAGTTAACACAGCGGAAAGCTTTCCTCTTATGGGAGTAGCCGACACAAAGGTAAGCATGACCACCAGCGATACCGCCGGCTGCCTTAACAAATCCTTTATCATCAGGAGTAGACATCTCTGAGTACCATAGGGTGCCCAGCACTACTGGGGATGTGGATAGTATCCAAGTCTTAACGTCCTGTACAGTGTTTGCCCATAGGTAAGTATCAATGAAGCCGAGTCTTTGTAGGACTTTAGCTCCTGCTCTTACTGAGGTGCCGTCATATGCTTCACCGGGCCATCTGTCTCTTTCCTGACATAGCTCATAGATAAAGTCTTCCTTGAGCTGACGTCCTTGGCAGAACGGTGATGATTGTAAAAGTTGTTTCCAAGCAAAGGCTACGCATTGTGGCTCATACCCTTGATTAAGGATAGGTGTTGCTCGGTAGTACTTACTTTGCTTTGTAGGGGCAGCGGACATCAATGCTGATGCGAATGGAAATGAGGCATCGCGCTCATCTGGTATGTGTATACGTCCTAAGGTCTTTAGCATGTTTTCTCCTGGCCAGAGTTAAAAAGTATCTTTATTAATTTATATCATGTAACCACATGTTATGCAATCTGATAGCTAAAGAAAAAGGGCTCCCAGGCATGCAATAAAAAAGCCCTTAGAGGGCTAAGGGCTTTACTATCTAAGGCTGTTCATCCTCCTTTGGGGGAGGAAACCCTTCTTTTAGATGTTCAGGGTTAAAGCGATACTTCTTACAGTGTATGCATTGCAAGAGTTTCTCTGTAATCTTAAGAAACTCTTGCTGCTGGCAGTGGGCACAGGTTAAATCAGTTACAGTGTATTCTCCCATTGCGGTGCCTACTCTTCGTCCCATCCTTTCAGCTTCCTAAATGCAAATCGGAAGGCCTGATAGGCTGGGGCTGTAGTATCTTTAATATTAGTAATGGCAGTAGCTAACTTCTGCCAATCAGAATTGTTATAAGAAAGGACCCCGTCGGCTATGATACTGTCCATAGAGAATACTGACATCGTGGTTGCGTCGTACTTACCGCCAGTATCACTAGCTTGGGCTACCATGCCCCCACCAGCGTCACCCATCTGCTGCTTCTGTTGTTCCATGACCATTGACTGGCCTTGGCTAGATGCTTCTTGACGGATGTTACTCATCTCTTGCAGTACTAGTGCATGTAGCGTTGGGTTACTATGCTTAATATCAATAAGGGCAGATCGTCTCTGGGTCTCCGGAGTCTGGAACAATAGCTGTTGGGCTGTTTGCTTAGCTTGCTCATGGATATCACCAGGAGTAGCGCCGGCTTCTCCACCAGGAGCGCCTCCACCACCAGTTCCGCCTTCCATACCTTGTTGGGCTTGGGCTTCTTCCATAGCAGACTGCTGCAGCTTCTGAATAGACTGCTGCTCTTGTACGATTCTTTCCTGTTCCGCCATGTAGTCGATACCAAATGGTCTGTAGGCTGTGCCTTTAGAAACATCCATACCTGCAGATGCTTGAAGGTTAAGTGCCTTACGTTCCATATCGTCTGCAAGAGTAACAGGTTGAAGCTTACCAGTGATCTCACCCCACATGAAGTGTTTAGAGATACGTTCAAGCATCCAAGCGATTAGGTCGTTATAACCATCAACAAGTGATCCCCACGTCTTCTCGAACAATCTTAGGGCAACTGGTGCCGCTTGGATTCCTAGAGAGCCTCTGTAGAGTTCTGCAGGGTAACCCATCGCGTTAAGTAGCTCGTCGAGAGCCTGCATGATCTGGTCCTTAGGTGTGAGGGACTTACCTTCACCACCTAGCATCTGGTATCCGACCTTGAAAGGTGCAATGGTTATACCAGTAGGATCTGCGCGGTGCATCTTCTTAACCTCTTGTAGCTTCGTGACGAAACCACTAAGAGATGTCTTGGTCAGAGGATCTTGCGCCGGAGAAGGCCCAGCATCTGGGTAAAGAACACGAAAAGGAACAATGAAGTCGTGAGCTATAGCCTCGTCGAATCGACGCAAGACCTGAATGTAGTAAATCAACTTAAAGTTTGGTAGTATCTGAGGTATTCCCCATCCTACTATCGGAAGCCCTGCTAGGGTGTTTTCTTTAAAGTGATAGATGGCTCCGTCGTTAAACTCAAACAGCGGGCCGGCTTCTGAACCACTCTGTGCAGTGTTCTTAGCAATAGTCTTAAGGACATGCCATGGTGTGTCGTCAATGTAAAAGTGCTTGCCTTCCTCGACGTTCTTGATGAATGACTGAGGGATAGCCCAGAAGTATGTGGTTCTACCACTAACTGGGTGGACTCTAAGGCGCATCTGCTTAGGGTTCCATCTGATGATCTTAACTCGGTCTTTATCAGCGCTTCTTCTATCTTCATGGTTCCAAGCACCAGTGTATGCACACTTATGGCATGTTGCATTAAAGGTAGCCTTACTAGCATTATATTTATAAGGAAGCTTGCCTGACTTGATCTCTATATTACACTCAGGGCACTTGAACCAGCGATCGAAGGGGAAATAGATACTTACGAAAGCATTACCATAGGTCATGTACTCATCACCGATCTGGCCCAGCTCTGTAGTTATATGTAGCTTATCATTAAGGAACTTGTTGAAGTCTTCACGTTCTTGATCAGACTCCCCTTCTAATATTAGGTCGGTAAGGAAATATCTTACAACTCTTCGAGAGGCTGCTCTCCATGTTCCAAAGGACATGTAAACATACTCTGCCCACTCAAGGACGTTGTTAATGTCAGTAGGGATAAATTCTGAAGCTACATCATAGAAAGGGTTAGGGAATTTACCAGCCCCATTGGACTGCTGCCTATCGTTATAAGGGTCGTTGCTGTTAGCGGGCATCGTGTGCCTCCATTATGAACTTCTTAGATATAGTGTCTGACACGTTACGCACCTACTTGTTTAACTTTTTATCCTTACTAAAGTCAAATGACTTGTTAGTCTCAGAATTAGACAACTTATCAAACTTAGCAGGTTTCTCAGATGATGCTTGCTTACTTCCTTCAGGCATCGGGATAATGTTTTGCTTTTCCATAATATTCTCTTTCATTTAGATATTGGCAAGCCATACAGCTTGCCAATATTTTTTATTTGTCGTCTATAATAATTAGGGAGACTATAATAACACCAAGTTCTTGTACCTCTACACAAGTACCTGGGAAGAATACCTTCTCCTTCCTGTCTTTATTATCTTCTCTCCAAATAATAGTTAACTCAGAGCCACGGTTGGGAATGTATGTGGTGCTGTCCTCACTAAGAGGTAACAGTAACGTTATACAATCCGCAGACGTCTTAAGGTCTACAGCCGGCAACATAAACATACCATCATTAGTCTTGATAGTGATACGCCTGCTTTGAGCTAAGAAGTTATCAGCCTTAGAAGGTACTCGTACCTCTTTAACGACCTCTACCTCTTTAATGACTTCCTTAATGACTGTCCTCGTCTGTGGTGTGTGTCCTCCAAAAAGGTTCTCCTCAACAGCTTCATCACTCTCTCCGCGCCAATCAATGTCGTCGGGTACTCCATCTTCAGGAGGTTGTCCTGAGAATGGGTCATATGCTCCGTCTTTACTCAAACCTATATTACTCCTTGCTCGTTCTTTACGAGTTTTGCGGCTGCCTGCCATCTTCTTGCCGGACTTATTAGCTATGTGCCCTGGTATGTTAGGGTCCATGCTCTTATCACTCGGCATATTAGCTTGGCTCAAAACAGCCGAGGCCTCGGACGCACTAGTCACTTTAGCTTTCGAGAAACCTCGTATACCATCGTGTAGTGCAGACCGTTCCTCATTGCGATTCTTTGCAGGGCCTTTCTTCTGCTTACCGTTAGCTTGTGCCGACGGTATTGTATTCTTAGCAAGGAAGCCGTCTATAGCCTCGTTCTCCATTGTCACCACTCTACTTAGACTCGTCGTCTTTAATCAGCTTGTCGCGTAGTCTAGTGGTTGAAGTAGTTGCCGCTGGCTTCTTAAGTCCACGGCTAGCAATCTCTGCAAGAAGTTCTTTCTTGTTGAGGCCTTTGTAGTCTTCCACTTTAGCTTTAGCAGGAGCTTTAGCAGGTGCCTTAGCTTTAGCCGGAGCTGGCTTTGACTTCTTGGCATTCTTCTTGATTGGATCTTCCACAAGTTCTGCAGCAGTCTTTTCAGGAGCTGGCTTAGCGCCTGCTTCATCAAGGTGCTTAGACTTAGGCTGGTCTTCAACCTTAGGAGCTTCGCCTTCGACAACAGGACATTCAACTTCAGCAGAAGCTTCTTCAGCTTTAGGCTCTTCAGCTACAGGAGCGTCAGGAACTTCTTCAGGTGCTACCGGAGCTTCTTCAGCTACAGGAGCGTCAGGAACTTCTTCAGGTGCTACCGGAGCTTCTTCAACTACAGGAGCAGGTGCTGCTACAGGTGCAGGTGCTGCTTTATCCTTTATAGAACAAGAAGGTCTGCTGCAATTTAAAAGTTGTGTTATCTCTTCAGGTAGGTTACCTCGGAGGGCTGCTCTCTCGTCTTTAGTTACATAGATTGTAATGATCTTACTTACCATGTGACGTTGGACTAACTTCAGGTGGAGCCTGTCGTTAGGACACTCTGGTGATACTTCACCGGCTCTTAGATTTCTTCCTGCACGACCTTTACCTGCGTACCGTAGAAATACTGGGTATGACTTCTCGTTTCGTATTTTCATACAATGTTCCTTTTCGTTTTTGTTAAACTTTTCCGAACTGACGGACAAGAATTTCTTTTGCTTGCTTCTCTGGGATCTGCATAGAGGTAACCATATGATCCAAAGCAGAGTTGAATAAAGCCTCTCTTGCTACCTTCTCGGCGGCTTCCTTCTCAGAGGTCTCAATGCTTTCCGTCTTCGCAGGGATTTCCTTGTCGACTTCTTCATCTTTCTTCTCTTCAGGGGTCTTACCCTTATTCTCCTTAGCGGAGGCCATAGCCTTCTTAAGGACTGTAATCTTAACTGCCTTAGCGATAGGCTTCTTCTTATCATCAGAAGAGTCTTCGGCTGCATCGGCTAGTGCGTCGCATGGGGACTCGACTTCTTTCTCCATGGCGGCTTGTTTTAAACTGGGGATAGAAAGGTTAGCGGCCTGAGCGGCTAACTCATTGGTAAGTAGGTCTTGGTGATACTCTTGAGGTACACCTAGCTCGGTCATCTTGGCTGAAGCTGACTTGAGGAACTCAGTCATCTGAGCTTCATCGGCTGGTACTATATTTTGTGGCATAACATTGTCTCCTAGGAGTTTCTATAAAAACTAATTGCAATTAGAATGTACTTATACACCATAAAACATGATAGGTCAAAGGTTTATTCGTAACCATATTCTCTGTCAATTGCCTGGGACGCAATGTCTTGCCCGGACTTATCTTGTGGTACAGTGCTGATGACATCATGTCCTGTTGCTTGGTACAAAATGAGTGATGCAAAGATAGTAGCATGGAGGAAATCATCTGGTCTATCAGGTATTCTATCGAACTTTCTTCTACCTTGGCCAGAGCTGGTCTCAGTACGTTCTTCGGTGACTGCTAGGAAGTGTTTAGTGTAATGCCCTGAGTATTCCGGGTTAAGGAACTTTATCTTATCCTTCTTGATGTTATCGAATAGCACATCGAAAGCTGTGTTACGGTCAACCTTCCATAAAGGTATCCCCATCTTCTCTGCATAGTTAAGGAACTGACCCTGTGCTACATAGAAGAGTTGCACTACCGGTAGCTTATACTCAAGAGAAAGGATTTGGTTATTGTGAAAGCCGGCACCGTAGTCACAGGCGACGAAGTTACAGTTATAATCAGTAGACAGCTTCACTATGCGCTGAAAGATCTCTACGATGTCAAGGCCACCCCAAACCTCACCGTGTATGCACTCAATGTTACCGTTGTTAGTTATACCACATACTGAGACAGCGGTGAAAGATGTAATGTTAGCGATACCCCAGTCAACACCGATACAGATTTTCTGGTACTTCTCGCAACCCTTACCTTTATAGTCGTCGGGTGCACCTAGTGTACTAACGCGATCAATATCTGACTGGGAAATAAGTCTAGTACCTTGGTCTGTACTGATACCAAGGATTTCCATGTATAGTACACTTTCGGGTAGTTCGGCTACCTTGTTAAGTATCGACAACCAACGCTTTTTGTCCTCGGTCATAGCAGGTAGTACAATTTGAGGGATATGGTACCCGACAAACTTATCTACCCTATCAGGGAAGGCATGTATCCATTGTCCTTTACGTGGGTTTAGTAGCTTACCACACTTGTGACAGGACGGCCCTTGTACTTGTATCATGTCTAGTACATTACCATCCTTGGTAGGAAAGTTATATGTATTACATCCAGTACATTGTATCACCCATTCGCCTTGTGAGGAACCCTCCCAAAGGTACTGAATCGGGTTGTCCATTGTCTTGGCTGTACCAGTGTATCGTTGGATACCCCACTCAGAGTTAGATAGACATTCTGCGATTACGTTAACGTTGTCAAAGATCTGATCCTGTACTTCGTCAAAGTCGATACGGTCAGCAGTGATACCACGAACACGGTCAGGATCTGTACTAGCATACGATAGCTGTATAGACGCGCCGTTGGAAAAGGATTTGTTGGTAATGTTATTGGTAATGTCAATGCCGCCCTTACCATGCTTGGAGGCGAACTTCTTTGACTGCATGAGCTTTGCAGTACGGCAGGTATTGATTGCTTCTTGTAATACGGACCGACTGTATCTTAGGGTCTGATCCTGTAGCGGTGCTATGAAGAGCTGCTGGAACTGGTCGATGCTTATCGCGTCGAATACCTCACTACGAGATAGGTTGGTACTCTTAGAAACCTGACGACCGCAGAAGTAAATGGTCTTGGGGACAAACTGTGAGGCATAGAGTGCCTTCATCTGTGGGTATTTGTCTAAGGAGAATTCTTTGCCCTTAATCTTGAATAGGTGTGGCAGCAACGTAGTACGGTCAAAGTTTTCTAGAACCTTTTTGTCATTGTCGTTTGCTACTATTACTTCATCTTTGGCCATTGTTTGCTTCTTATATTAGTACGTTAGGGATAGTGTCCCTAACGTACTGTTTTTAGTTCGTTGTACCAGACGGTACTTAATTATTCAGGTGATCTAATTGTTTATTCGTTCGGTACAAGGCCCGATTCTCGTCAAGCTTTGCTTTGTACCTTTCTTTCCACATCTTCAACATTTCGTTATCGCTTCCACGGGCGCCGTTACAGACTTTGCAAACGTTTTGTAGGTCTTCGTGGCTGTAGCATCCGGGACAGAATCCCCAAAATAATCTCCAGCTTCCCACTATACGTTTTAGTATGTACTTAGTACGTGTCATGCCTTCTCCTACGTTGGTTAACATGTAGTCGTACATTAACACGGAAGGGTCAGATCGTCAAATCGACTACATCCTTACCTAAGATACGGTGCGCATCGACGAAGGTAGTGTGCGTAGTGTCCGTAATACTTTTGAAAGGACATCCTATTGTATATATAGTCGCACAGCTCAATAACGTGAACCACTCAGCAGCAGCTCTTGCGGCTCCTTCTCCTTTACGTATGTTAGGGCACTCGTCCCATAGGCCTTTGTCGCCAATAACCTGCAGGGGCAGTGGGTTGGCGTTCTTCTGTGCCTGTGAGTCTGTCGCCATAAAGGCGTTCTTTGGTATACTGACGGGTTTCGTAACTAACGACCTAGGGTGTAGCAGCCTTACCGTATACCCATCTGTACCCTCTGGCAACTTTACCATGAGCTTACTTACTTCCGCCGACGGTTTTAGGCTAGAGATAAACCTCTGCACACGGGTTACCTGTGCCTTGTCCCCTGCTCGGTTAAATGACCAGGCATAATTAGGTGTTGAGGGCACCGGGCTTTCGTAGGTGATGTCTAACCCTGCTGGCTGGAATAGGTCCTCCCATACGGCGTCAAGGCCGCCATTTAGAGGCCAGATATACTGTACGTCCGTGCCTATGTAGTTAAAGATATTATTAAGTCTGTTACCCAACCCGCCTGTTAGGTATACGTAAGGCTTGTCTAACACGTAAGGCCTCGCTCGACTACGTTATGAATGTCGTACATCACACTAGCAGGTGCTCTTAGAAGGTGGTCTGTAATTTGGTCTTTAAGTTTTTCATATGGCGGAGGTACGTCGCCATGCGTACCAGTGCCTTGTATAGAGGGTGATTGCTTCCAGTCCGGGGAAGGCCATCCCGAAAACCTTCTATCAAATACTGGAGTTATACCGTTATCTCGCAGAAGTTGCCCAACTTCTTTATCTTCCGGGCCTGTGCTCAGTTTGGATTGAGCTACTATCGACGCAGCCTGCCTGTTTAGAAAGTACCCAGCGCCACCACTTAGATATGCACCGCATCGTGCTCCTAGGTATGCGGATCCTTTTATATCAAACTTAGAAAAGTTGCGGGCGTGTATATAAGTATCATCGTCACACTTAAACATGTAGTCATGGCCGGGGCAATGCTCTGTGAAGTACTTAGCTGCCATTCTAGTCTTGGCAGGTAGGTCCCTATATTCGTCCCGACACTTGACGTAAAGTATGTTGCCTATAACTTGGAACTCGTCTGGCTGGCCAGGGCAGCCTAACACAAATAAAACGTCTATACCGCGAGCTCTTAACAGCGGAGCCCAGGTATCTTCGCAGGCCCTAACTCGGGTACTTTCATACTTTTCGCAAGACTCTGCAAAGACTATTATACTACTCATTAACGTATCCTTCTGCTACTCGGTTTTATAGCGTAACACTACCATAGCCTACTAGATAATCAACGGTATGGCTTTGAAAGATAAACTACTCTATGTATATATTAAAGGCACGAACAATAAAACGGAACACGAATTTATTATGCTACTACTTGAAGATGTACGGACCCCTTTTAGCCACCCGGATAGTTATGATCCCAACTGGCGATGGGCCGCAGCCGGAGCAATCGCTGACCGGGATGACATCGTTGATATCCTTACCAGACTTGATGATGAATACCTTATGTATGCAGTTGCTTATCGCAGAATACTAAGCAACGATCACCTAAAAGATTTATTCCAACAATTGATAGCCCTCGGAGTCTTAGCTGAAGACCCAAGGGCTTTTGTTTGCGAGGCTCATCGTATCTATCACGACAGCCTTAACAGTTCCTCGGCCACTAGTGCTTATGCTGAATCCCTTTTACTTTGCTACGATATCGAGCTAGACGACATCGCGGAGCAGCTACCTATCTCAGAGGGTGGTATCGAAACCTACGAGAAGATCTTCTATAACTGTAGAACTCCTGATGGTAGTGCAGTCAAAGCTTCTCTAAGAAGGCACTTCGCTTTAGAGGGTGCTCTTTCTTTACCTCCGGGTGTTGATGACGCCAAGTATTGGAAGTACACCGGTGCTATTCATGGATGTAAGCTTCTTTACAATGAATGGGGTTGGTGTATGGAGCATGAGGGTGTTCCTGTTGTTGCGGTTGCTAAGTCATTGCAACAGTTGACCTTGAATAATGCTCGTAAGCTTTCTGCTGCTGGAGAGACTCCAAGGGTTGCTGCTGTAGCCATGCTTGAGGTATCTCACCGTATGCTTGAAGACCATGCTGAAGGCGAGTTAGATAAAGACCAGCGTGAAGTTATTAACTTGATTAGTGGTGTAGCCCCAACAATGGCTGAAGTTGAAGACGACGATCTTTTTGCCATGGATGATAAGGTTAAGGACAGACTTGCTGAACTTAAGAAAACACAAGCGTCTCAGAAGAATCAAGAAGGCCCACAAGGTAATACTGCCCGCCTAATAGCTCAACTAGAAGATCAAACCTAATGGAAACTATGACAAACTACCCTGCGGATGTCGATAAGGTATCCTTCTTTAAAGATCGCAAGACCAATCTACCCCCTGAATGGTGGTTACAACAAATGCTTGACCACCTAAGATCTTCTCGTAAGGTTGAAGACTATGCCGCAAGCATGGATGGGGCGCTTATTACCGTCTATAACTACATCCAACCCGAAAAATAGCGACTTTTATAATATGTTGCATACTAACAACTTAAATGACCCTGCGCATAAGGGGCTGACCAATGTTTTTGGAGATATAAAATGATTACTGT